GTATCTGATGGAAAGATGCTTGCAGCAATTGAGGATATGAATGATACTTATAAGATTGAAGACTCTAAAACATTTAAGGTTGATGTTGTAGGTGGTGAGAATACAAGGCGTCCATTAGTATTTACACCAAACATTCAGCTAACGAATCCTAAAGGCCGTGGATATGATGTGGGTAAATCAGTTACTGATATTACTGTTACCACGGATAAAGGTCCTATTTTCCTTTCATTAAAACTTGGTGGCACCACTACGTTCTTTAACGTTGGTGTAAAAACAGTTTTGACTCGCAAAGAAATCGAAAATGGAAGTATTACAAATAAAGATGGTAAGAAACTTCTAAAACTATTTGGTATTGATGAAACTAAGTTCTGTGAAGTCTTTAATGGTACACATAAAGGTTCAGTGGATCGTAGACCAAAGTTTGATAAAGCTGGTATGAATCGTTTATTGCAATCTGGTATTGGATTCAATTATCATATTATACATAAACTTACTGGTAAAATTCTATCTAAAAAGATGGATGAAAAAGCTATGAAACGTGCTGCTACTGTAAATGCACCAGTTATCTATTACGGTGGTAAAGGCGGTAAGGGTAAACGCATTGATATTGAAATGCAATCGCCAACATATACATTTAAACTTAATTTAAGAGATACGCAAGGCAAGGATGGTTATCCAACTCGTCTTATGTGTGATTTCAAATATAGGTAAACCATGCCAATACAAAGACATTTTGCAAATTCTGATTTAGCCGAAATGGTTGACATTTCTAATGGAATGGTAATTAATACCGATTTCATTCATAAGTTTGGTCGTAATCCAAATATAGGTGGTGCACCTGAAACTATTTGGATGAACGGTGGAATTTATACATATTTGGATGCTCCTTCTACTGTTTATGTTACAAGTAATAGTGCTGATGATGCTGCTGCTGGAACTGGAGCAAGAACCGTTACAGTCCAAGGATTAGATAATAATTATGAACAAGTAGAGGAAACGCTAACAGTAGGTGGACCTGTTTCAACAATAGAATTTTTAAGAATATTTAGAGCTTTTGTTGAAACGGCAGGATCTATTAAAACAAATGTTGGTAATGTGAAAATTACAACAGGAGCTGGTGGAACTGGAACAGTATTAGCAGATATTGGCATTATAGGAACTGGAACAACTTTTGGATTGGGCCAAACACAACTTGCTTTATATACAATTCCAGCACATTGTACTGGATATTTAACACGATGGAATAATGGAGTTGGAGCTTATAACTCTTCAGCAACCATAACACTTCTTACAAGACAAATTGAAGAAGTGACTAAAGCATTTAGAACAAGAGATATTATGGATGTTCCTGGTGGTTGGCATGTTCGAGATTACGAAATCCCAATTAGGTTACCACCAAAAACAGATGTAGAAATAAGAGCAATTGCCTCGACTGGTTCAAATGTTTCTTCATCTTTTGATATAGTATTAGTCACAGGACCAGGACAATGAATTTCTCAGAGTTTATAACAGAACAAAAGAATACACATATGACTCACATAGAGGATAAAGTTATCTATGGTGGAGTCAAAGGAACACGTGATGCAATTCTTGCTTTACGAATGTTGAGAGACACATTAGGTGGTGTGAAAGATGGAAACGTTACTGTTAAATGGGATGGTGCTCCTGCTATATTTGCTGGTACTGATCCTCGTGACGGAAAGTTTTTTGTCGCCAAAAAAGGTATCTTTAACAAAAACCCTAAAGTCTACAAAACTCCTGCTGATGTTGACGCTGATACTTCTGGTGATCTTAATGTTAAACTAAAAGCAGCATTAAAAGAATTGCCTGCATTGGGTATTAAAGGAATTATTCAAGGTGATTTCCTTTTTGGACCAGGTGATGTAAAGACACAAAAAATTAAAGGAAAGAAATATGTTACATTTCATCCTAATACTATCGTCTATGCGTTGCCAGCTGAGTCGGATGGAGCTCGCGATGTTAAGAAATCAAAAATTGGAATCGTCTGGCATACAGCCTATACAGGTAACTCCTTCGAGTCTCTCAAAGCTTCGTATGGAGTTGATGCCTCTAAGTTGCGACCAAGCCGAAATGTGTGGAGCCAAGACGCAACGCTTAGGGATATGACTCGCTATACTATGTCTAAAAAAGACACGGAGGAAGTCAATGGTTATTTGTCTCAAGCTGGAAAAATTTTCAATCAAATCAGTGGTACAACTCTTCGCGAATTGGAAGCTAATCCAAAACTTGCTCAAATGGTGGAAACCTTCAACAACACCTACGTCAGAAGAGGCGAGGTCGTGGGAAATACAACACAGCATACAAATAACCTTATCAGATGGATCAACCAAAAATTTGACCGTGAGCGAATGGCACGTAAATCGGCACGGGGACAATCAGCCGTTGACCAAAGAAGAGAAGAAATCTTAAAGTTTTTTAGTCCTGCAAATAAAAAATCACTCATAAAAATGTTTGATTTGCAAAAAGTTATAGTTCTAGCAAAACTAAAAATTATAAATATACTTAATAAACTTAATAATGCTAAAACCTTTTTGAAAACAAAAAAAGGTTATCGAATTACAGGCCAAGAAGGTTATGTAGCTATCGATAAACTTGGTGGTGATGCGGTTAAAATTGTTGACAGAATGGAATTTTCATTTGCCAACTTTAGCCCGAATATATTAAAAGGATGGGATAAACCTGGGAGATAACAAATGCCAATAGGCTTTAAAGATTATTTGTCTGTAGATTATAAACCTGGCGCTACAGATCAAGAAAAATATAACGCTAAAAAGCGTAAAAGGTCAGATGTCGAAGAAGCATCAATGAAAGGCATGTGCTGCAAAAATTGTGGCGATAAGTTTGGTAAACCAACAAATGAAGATTGCCAATATGATGCATATGATCCCAATGGTAAAAATTGGGTAAAAGAATATTCTGAGAAAACTGAATGTCCAGAATGCAATGGTAAAGGTTGTGATCATTGTGATGGTAAAGGTTTTCATGAAGCATTGAATGTTCAACAAAGACTACGCCGTTCAAGAGCAATGAAAAAAATGAAAGCCCGTATCGCAATGGGTAGACGTAGAGCTCAGAAAAAAATGGCTAGCAAAGATAAATTAGTAAAAAGATCAAGACGTGCAGCTCGGACGGCCATTCTTAAAAAGCTTACAAAGGATGTACCAAAGGGTGAATTAAATTATGCACGTAGACAAGAGATTGAAAAGCGTTTAGATAAGATGGGACCTCGTATAGACAGATTAGCTAAAAAAATGTTCCCATCCATTCGCAAAAAGGAAGTGATGAGGAAAAAAGGTTGAGCTTTAGTTCATTTAAAACATTTTTAGTAGAAGAGGAAAAAACGGCATACTTTACGTTTGGCCGTATGAATCCTCCTACAATTGGTCATGAAAAATTATTAAATAGTTTATATATGAAAGCTGGAAAAAACCCATATCGTGTTTTTTTATCTCAATCAGTTGACCCAAAAAAGAATCCATTACAATATCAAATGAAAGTAAAAAGTGCTAGGAAAATGTTTCCTAAGTATGCGCGTTCTATTATGTTAAATAAAAAAATAAAGAATGTATTTGATGTAGCAGTACAACTATATAATGAAGGATTTAAAAATGTTGTAATGGTAGTAGGATCAGATAGAGTTCGTGAGTTTGAATTATTATTAAATAAATACAATGGTAAAAAAGGTAGACACGGATTTTATAATTTCCAAAAAGTAAATGTAATGTCTGCAGGAGCAAGAGATCCTGATGCTGAAGGTGTTGAAGGTATGTCAGCATCTAAAATGAGAGCTGCAGCATCATCAAATGACTTTACTGCATTTTCCCAAGGCCTACCAAAAAGCGTAGCTAATGCTGAAGCAAAAAGAATATTTAATGCTGTTCGTAAAGGCATGGGGTTAAAGGAAGAAAATGAATTTAAAAGACATGTTCAACTTAAGCCCGTATCAGAAATTAGAGAAAACTATGTTAATGGCATGCTCTACAATATCGGAGATACAGTTATCAACAAAGATACCGGAGAAATCTCAGAAATCAAAAGACTTGGAGCCAACTATGTTATCATTGAAGGTAGTGGAAATACATACCGTAAATGGTTAACAGACATTGAACATCTAAAAGAAGAAATTCCTGTAGCTCCATTTTCTGTGGCAAAAGAAGGTCTTTCTGAAGGTACTGACAAATGGTATAAAGATCAACCAGAATGGGGAACACCAGAATCAACTAAAAAGGCTGAAAAAATAACTCCAGGCCAAAGTGAAGGTGCTGCATATCATAAAGGTTTATCAAAATCTACTATGGCAAAAAGAAAAGCTCATTTTAAAAAAGGAGCAAAGATGGATGATGATAACCCCGCAGCATATAAGCCAGCGCCTGGAGATGCTACTGCTAAGACAAAAACTTCAAAGCATACAATCAGATTCAGACAGATGTATGGTGAAAAAAATTCTCAAGTTGACATTGCTAAGGCGAGAATTGATAGAGAGAAAGAATCAGATGCTAAAAGGCATGACCGAATGATGGATCGAGCAAGAATGCGAGATGTTAAGAAAACCAATAGGGAAAACTAATGTTAAAATTTAAAGCATATATTCATGAAGATGCCACTGCAGGTTTGAAGAAAAAAGCAGAGAAATCTGGTATGCCAGTTGGTATTCTTCGAAAAGTTTATAACCGTGGTGTTGCGGCATGGCGGACGGGCCATCGTCCCGGAACTACCCCCCAGCAGTGGGGCATGGCCCGAGTTAATTCATTTGTAACAAAATCGTCTGGCACATGGGGCAAGGCGGATAAAGATTTAGCAGCGAGAGTAAAATGAAATCATTCAACGATTTAAGAGAAGGATATGTTTCCCATGCTCAGCGTAAAGCGGTATGGGCATCTAAAAAGGATGGCGGTAAAGGACATCCTGATAATAAAAAGGAAGATTCTTCTCATTCAGACGCAGTCAAAGCATTCCTTGCGAAAGGTGGTAAAATTAAAAAGCTTCCACCCGGTAAAGCTCAAGGATGGCATGGAAAGTCTGATCCCGGAAATCGCGTGAAGGGCATGCTAGATAAGCCAGATTCTTCTAAGATGAAAAATAGAGGTAAGCATTTAGATACTTCTACACCAACTCATAAAGAAGGTAAAGAAGAAGATATAAAAGCAACAATTGATAGACACCAAAAAGCTCATGATCATCATCAGCAAATGAGTAAAGAAGCAGATAATCGTAGCGATACAGTAAAGCATATGAATGCACAAATGGCTCATGCTAAATCATTAAAACGGGCTAAAGAAAGATTAGCTAAGATCCAAAATGAAGGAAAAGCATACGGTCCAACTGGAGTAAGCTATTACGTACCATCAGGTCATAAGGATGAAGTAGATCCAAAAACTGGAAAGAAATATCCTGAAAGGCAAAAACCTGGATATAAATCGCCTAAAGAAGCTTATAATGAACCACAAGGTCAAGCAAAACGGATGATGTCTCCATTACAAAAAATAAGACAGGATAAAGAAAAAGCTGATCGTGATCATGATGGTAAACTAAAAAGAGGTCGTTCATCTTTAAGTAGGCTTAGAGATATACAGAATAAATCAAATGCAATGGCGGCTAAGCCTCGTAAAGAAGAAGTAGAACAGCTTGATGAATTATCTCCGCGTACTAAAGCTTCTTATTATAAAAAAGCAAAAGATCAAAATAAATCAACTCAAAAAGCATATGATAAAAGTGTAAAAAGTAGTCCTGATAAATTTTTTGGTCAAGATGATCCTAAGGATCAAGCTCGTGCTAAAACTATGGATAAACGCCAAAGGGGTATGGCAATGGTAAAAGGCCGTAAATATGGCCAAAAATATGAAGCTACGATTAAAGAACTTGACGAAGGTAACATGATGTCGGCTGCTAAAGAGTTGGAAGCTTATGCACGTAAGTCTGGAGGAATTGATAAAAACGATTTTATGAAAGCTGTCATGATGATGAAAAGAAATCAAAGAAAACAGCTTAATAAGTTTGTTGATGAGTTGGATACAGAACCGCGTGAAAAGATTTTATCAGTTATGCATAAACACATTAAAGAAGAAAATGAACTAAATGAAGAAATGACATTTAGAGTTGAAATTGATGGATTACCTGCAATGTTTATGTATGCTGCTGGTCCAGGTGCTTTAAAACAAGAACTTCGTAAAATTGTTAAACAACCTTCAATGGTTAAATCTGTAAAAAGAGTTACAGATGCTACTGTTAAAAAAACATTTCGCTTAAAAGCACAAGGGCGAGATGATGATAGTGATGGCGAAATAGATAGTAGGCAAGAACAAACAAATGAAGCTCGTGGTGAAGATGCAAAGGGACATAAAAGAGCAACTGAAAAGGGTGCTGGGTTAACACAAAAAGGTGTAGATGCTTATAGAAGAGCAAACCCAGGATCTAAATTGCAGACTGCTGTAACAGGTAAAGTTAAACCTGGAAGTAAAGATGCTAAAAGAAGAAAATCTTTTTGTGCGCGAATGAGTGGAATGCCTGGACCAATGAAAGATGAAAAAGGTAGACCAACTAGGAAAGCAATGTCTTTAAGAAGATGGAAATGTTAAAAAATGAAACTGGAGCAACAAATGGCACAAACAACAGAAGCTCGGTTAGAGAGAATCGAGGATAAGCTTGATCAGTTAACTGATGCGATGGTGTCATTAGCTCGAGCAGAAGAGAAGATCGGCAATTTGCAAGACGACCATAATAAACAATACGAGCGGATAAACCGCTTATCACAAAAACTAGATGAGATAGAAAGGGTGGTTTTAGAAAACCATCGTACAGTATGTTTCATTCAGAAATTATTCTGGGTGGTTGTAATAGCAGCCGCCGGTGCAATAGCCACTAATATTTACATGTAGGAGAAGAAAATGGCAAATGTTAAAGAAATTTCAAAAGGATTGGCCGGCCGCTATATTAAAAAAGCAAATATTAGCACAGCCGATGCTGCGGATAAAGTAGCACGTTCAGCTAATGAATACGATCCCAATGAAAGAAAAAGAAGACAAAAGCAAGGTATTAAAACGTTTATAAAACGTAAACACGGAATTGATAAAGCTGTAGATAAACTTACTGGTAAAGCAAAAGTACCAGCAAAAGAATCGTTTATAATTCCTGAAACAATTAAGGCAAATGAACGTACAGCTTTTCATGGTGCGGCAGCAGCAGCACATAAAGCAGGTAAAACTTCTTTTACCTTTAATGGTAAAAAACATCCGGTAACTATGAAAAAAGATACCGCAAATGCAATTAAAACAGAGAGTGTAAAGATGTCTATTAGAGAAAAATTGATGTCTATCTGGGAAGGGGATAAACATACTAAAGGAGCAATGCCTTCCGAACCGCACGGCACATATGATTCACCGGGTGGTAAAAAAATGAAAAAAGATATGAAAGCGGATGGTAATCCTGAAACCGGCATTAATGGTAAAGATGTAGAACAGCTTGGACATGATGATGCATCTAAAGCTGGACGCGCTGGACCAAACGCGACAAAAAGACCAAATGATGGCAAGATTGGTGATAAACAAATCATCAATCGAGTTGCAGCAGCTTATAAGGAGATGAAGAATGGCAATTAGTCCTCCTAATTATCAAAAAGATGCCATTCCAACGCCTCAAGGTTGGAGACATCCACGAACAAATGAACTACTTATTGCACGTAAAATTAGTCAAGGTGAAATTGATGAATACTTAGGTGTTACACCTGAGCCACTTGAAGAATATGAATTTGATGTAGTTGTAGACGATGCTCCAGAAGTAGTAACATTGTCTGATAATGCGCATGAAGAAGATCCGAATTGGCATGATGGTTGCCATGAAGCAGATCCAACTTTATATGAAAATATGTCTAAGACAGAATTAGAAGAAATTGGAAGAGAGCATGGAATTGAGCTTGATCGCAGAGAAAGAAAATCAACATTGATTGAAAAATTGAGAGCAGTAACCGGCGTATAATAGCCATAAATAATATTATGCTAGTTTTTGATCAATTAACAGAAGATAATCTTTTTCTATACGCGGCTAAACATTATCGGAATCCTGCGTTTTCTGATATAGATGAGTTTTATGAAGATTTAAAAAGATACAAGTATATTAAAAGACTTGTAAATCGGTATTTAGATACAGGGCAATTATCTGAAAGACTTATATTAAATCATATTATCGTAATTTTTAACTCATTTGGAATAGAGGCAGGTTTAGAAATATTAAAATTAAAACTAAACGAAAAGCACTGGCCGGTTATTAAACCGTTTTTAATATTTTTAAAATATATAAAGAATAATGAATTATTGGGTATAGAACAAGATAAAATTGTAATAGAAGCATTAAGGAAAATCTAATGGGAATAGTGAAATCAGCTGCAGACTTAACATATGCATTTAGATTTGTAAGAATGCTAGTTATGAAATGGGAAAATTGGGATGCATATAAAGAAGGTATCATTGATCAAGATGGTAAACGCATTAAAAACGTTAGACTTGACACTCCCGAAAAAATTGCTAGCTATACTCCTTTCATTCGCTTGTGCGCTAACATTAAAAGGCTCTTATCAAAAATCCCAGGAGGAGGCACCAAACTTGGATCTTTTGCGGCCGCGCTCTATCTCCTTAAAGAAAAACATGGAATTGCAGAAAAAAAGTTAGAATCTATTTTAATAGAACACCAAATTGATATTACAGATTTTTTAAAAGAAAACACAGAATGGTTTGTACTAGAAGATAAACAATTATCTCCAGGTGTTTATAGAATTAATAATCATAAAATTTTAAATTCTACATTTGAAGAAATGGTAAATCCTTATGATCAAATAAGGGTTAAAGAAGATTGTTATCCAGTTGGATCGTTATTTGGAATTGACATATATGAAGCAATACATGTAAATACTAATCAGCCCGTGTATGTGTGCCCTACGGAAATATTCAAATGAGTTAAAATTTTTTTATTATGAAAATATATGAAGAAATTGCAAAAGTAAATTCAAATAAAATTAAAAAACGCATATTTGTATTAAATCATTTTTATGGTATGCCAGGATTAGAAGATGGATTAACGCGAAAATCTAGATATGTAAATTTGCTTAAATTACTTGGTAATTTTGATGAAATTAGCTTTAAAAAAATGCAATCAATAAGCAATAGTTTAATTTTATATAATCAAGATTGGGATAAAGAATTTTTAGAAATATTACATATTGCTAAAACACATGGTTGGGATACGCAATATATTGATGAAAAATATGGTAATTGTACTTTACCACAAATATTAGAAGATTTTAAAATTAATTGTAATCCAGATGAAACACATATTATTTTAGGTGGAACAAATCTTTCTGGGTGTGTAATGTTTAATTCAAATCTTTCTTTATTTAGTTGGATTAAATTAAACTATAATGTTACTGTAGAATTATCATTATGTAGTGAATATCAACACGCTGATGTCACACAAGCATTAAAAAACAATTTTGCTTTTAGCGAATTATATAATTTTATAAAAGCAAATAATTTTTGGAATAAAGTTGATGTCGGACACGATATAAATAAATGGAGATAAGAAGGATACTAAAATGAAACAGGGGCTTTGGGCTAACATTTGGGCTAAACGTCGTAGAGGCGAACGTATGAGAAAAAAAGGTGAAAAGGGTGCACCTACACCAAAAGCTATTCGTCAAGCTCAAGGCAAAGAATCTGTTGAAGAAGATGCACCCACTATGAATACTGGAGCTATTCCAGATCCTAAAGCTACAGCAATGGGACCTCGATATAAAACACAAACGGTGACTGATCGTCGTCGTAAAAAAGACATGGTCTTATTAAAAAGATTTAGGAGATATATGGAAGATGAACACAGGTAAAACACGATATGAAATTACACATAATATTGCGGGGTTAATATTTTTAATTGTAGGTACCGCCTGGTGGTTGATACCAATGATATTAGTACATATGGGAACACACCACGAAATGCCAGATGGAACACTTATGTCAGGTCATATGCATCATGGAGAAATGCCAGAAATAAATCATAATGATCATGGTCCAACATTTTTAGGTCTTACTGAAATGACATGGATGTGGTATGTTATGGCAGTGGTTCATTTCCTTATTCATGATTGTATGAAATTATGTACAGGTTGTAAAAAGAAATTAAATGATTAGAATTTATATTGCATTAGGTATTTTGTTATTTATGGGCTCTGCTGCATACGGAGCTTACTATTATTATACTGATACTCAAGAGAGATTAGCAGTATTACATGAAAATAACGCGAAGCTTGAGACTGCAGCAAAAGCAAAAGATGCAATGATTGATGCATTAGAGGCAACTCAAGAAGAATTAGAAGCAATTAATAGTCAATTAGCTTTAGACTTACAATCAGCAACTGATTATACTGATGAGCTAAGAAAGAAATTGCAAGAACACGATCTCACAAGGTTAAGTTTAAAAAAACCTGGAATGATTGAAAAGAGAGTAAATGATGGTACAAAAGATATTATTAGTGAGCTTGAGTCTATTACTTCTCAGTAGTTGTACAAAAGTTCCCGAACCGACAATTGTTACGGTTCCAGAAATTATAGAAAAAGATATTCCAATTGTCGAAAGACCAAAAGGATTAAGCTTAACTTCACCATATTTTCATGTAGTAACAAGTGAAAACTTGGATGAATTTATTGAAAAGTTTAAAAAGTCAAATGGCAGTGAATTAGTATTTTATGCTATATCTGTTCGTGACTATGAAAACTTATCATTAAACTTAGCAGAGTTAAGAAGATATATTGAACAACAACAGGCTATTATAGTCTATTATGAAACAGCAATTGATGGAGATGATGATGTCATTCAAAACAGCACAGATAATTAAAGAAGGCCTTGTAAAACATTACGAAGGTGTTATTGCATTAGCAGAAGCTAATGTGAAAATTTATATGGAACAAAGTGTAGGTATTGGTGAGCATGCCGATATTTTAGAAGCGGTTGACGGTGAGCTAGAAAAGATTGCTTCTGCTCAAGATAAAATTGATATGTTAGAAAAATATTTTGCATAAACGTCATATATTAGGGTTTACAAAAACCGAAAACTAATATATAATACTACAATCAAAGAAATTACATATTTAAAGAGGTATTACGATGGCAACACCAAACGTTGACACTAGGAGATTTTTGTCCGAAACGAAGTTTTATGATAGTTATTCACGATTTATAGATGATGAAGAAAGATATGAAACTTGGAATGAAGCAGTCGATAGAGTTATCGAAATGCATTCCAATTATTATGAAAGTCAACACAATAATTTGGTGCCATATTTAGAAGAAGCTAGACAAGCATATAAAGAACAACGAGTACTAGCTGCTCAACGATCATTGCAATTTGGTGGAGAACAATTATTAAAACACCAAATGAGAATGTATAATTGTACATCTTCATATGCTGATCGACCTGCATTTTTTGGTGAAGTATTTTATATTCTTTTATGTGGTGCTGGAGCAGGGTTTTCTGTTCAAAAACACCATATCAAAAAACTTCCTAAAGTTCAATCCCGGTATAAACAAGCAAAAGGTTATATTGTAGATGATTCAATCGAAGGTTGGGCTAATGCAGTTGATATTCTTTTAAGCTCATATTTTGTTGGAGGTGGTAAACACCCAGATTATGAAGGTCGTAGAGTTTTCTTTGATTTAAGCCAAATTAGACCAAAAGGTGCTAAAATTTCTGGTGGTTTTAAAGCACCAGGACCAGAAGGTTTACGTAGAGCTTTAGATAAAATTGAACATTTAATTCAAAGTTTAGTAATGGATGTAAAAGAACCAATTAATTTGCGTCCTATTGATGTATATGATATTGTTATGCATACAGCTGATGCTGTATTATCTGGTGGTGTTCGCCGTTCAGCCACTATTTGTTTGTTCTCACCAGATGATGAAGAAATGATGAATGCAAAAACTGGTAATTGGTTTATGGAAAATCCACAACGTGGAAGATCTAATAATTCAGCAGTAATTGTAAGAGATAAAACCACACCTGAACAATTTGGAAAAATTATGGAGTCTGTAAAACAATTCGGTGAACCCGGTTTTGTTTTTGTTGAATCAACTGAACATACAACCAATCCTTGTGTTGAAATTGGTATGTTCCCACAAATTAAAGGTAAATCTGGTTGGCAAGGTTGTAATCTTACTGAAATCAATGGTGGTTTATGTAATACTGAAGAAGATTTTTATAAAGCATGTAGAGCTGCTGCTATTCTTGGTACATTACAAGCCGGATATACGGATTTTAAATTTTTAGACAAATCATCTAAAGAAATTTTTGATCGTGAAGCTTTATTAGGTGTATCTATTACCGGGTGGATGAATAATCCAGAAATTCTCTTTAATTCTCAAATTTTAGAAAAAGGAGCCGAAATTGTCAAAAAAATCAATAAAGAAGTTGCAAAAATTATCGGAATCAATCCAGCGGCTAGAACAACATGTGTCAAACCAAGCGGCAATGCTTCGGTCCTTTTACAAACGGCTAGTGGTATTCATGCTGAGCATTCTAGCATGTATATTAGGAACGTTCAAATGAATAAAGAGTCTGAAATTACTCAGGCTATTCAAAAATCAAATCCATATATGGTTGAAGAAAGTGTATGGTCTGCAGGTGGAACTGATGTCGTAGTGTCGTTTCCTATTATTCCACATAAAGGATCATATTTCAAAGATCAACTTCTTGGTGTAGAGCATTTAAAATTAGTTCAAAAAGCTCAAAAGCACTGGGTTATTGCTGGAACTGAAGAAAAATTATGTGCAGATAAAGGTATACGGCATAATGTATCAAATACTATTATTGTAGATGATTGGGATGAAGTAGAGAAATTTGTATTTGAAAATAGATATTCATTTGCAGGTATTTCATTCTTACCTATGTCTGGTGATAAAGACTTTAATCAAGCGCCTAATACTGCAGTGATTACAGCAAAAGAAATGGTAAAGAAATATAATACTGCAGCCATTTTTGCTTCAGGCATGGTAGTTGATGCTCTTAAAGTATTTCCTAATTTATGGGATGCTTGTGCCACAGCTCAAGGTATGGGTCTTGATATATCTTTAGAATCTTCTGAAAATTCATCAAGAGCAGATTGGGTTAGAAGATTTGAAAATTTCTCTCAAAACTATTGTGATGGCGATATAAAAAAGGCAGAACATTGTTTAAAAGATTCATATCTTTTACATAAATGGAATAAAATTCAAACAAATCTTCAAGAAATAAATTGGGAATCTGATTTAATTGAAAAGAAATATACTGATGTTGATACTCTTGGAGCCGCAGCTTGTGCTGGCGGAGCATGTGAGATTGACTTTTAATGGAAGATTATATTATTGAATGTGAGGAATGCGAAGAAACCTCATACGCTGCATCATATAAAAAACCAAATTTCTGTCCGATATGCGGTCGTCGGGCAGAAGTAGAAAAAAGATCGATAGACGTAGATTCATGGGATTATGAAGATGGAGATTAATTCAATTAATATAATAAATCAAACTATGCTTGAAGGGGCTAGTCGTAATATGCCTATGAATATTCCTAACGAACAACAGTCACTAAAAGGTGTCAGTAAAAACATGCCTTTTAATTATGATCCAACACGAGAGACCTATTATAATTATAATTCTAAAGGTGAAAGAGTAATGATTCGTCAAGTAGGTCATATGGTTGATATTACGGTACTATAAATAAATGTATGTGGTATTATGAACAAAAAGAATTCACCGAAACTCCAACTGACTTTGCCGGGTTTGTCTACCTCATTACGGACACATTTAACGGACGCAAGTACGTCGGAAAGAAATTATTCACTCGATCTAAAATCCTACCTAAAAATTCGAAACGAGCACGCAGATCCAGACAAACCGTCGACTCTGACTGGAGAACGTATTGTGGATCTTCTAAACAAGTCCAAGAACTCGTCGAAGAACACGGATTAGATCGGTTTAAAAGAGAAATACTTCGTCTATGTAAAACTAAAGGCGAGATGTCATATTACGAAGCAAAAGAACAATTTGATCGTGACGTATTATTTAGTGATGAATATTACAATGAATTCATAGGTTGTAAAATTCATGCAAAACATGTACGTAACTCCGTGCCGACAAGTTTGTAGATTAAATAAGAACGATATATGTGTTGGATGCGGTAGGACAAAAAAAGAAATAACGGAATGGCCAAAGTACCATTATTATCAACGTATGAAAATTATGGAAAGGTTAGGCTATGGTAACAGACGAGGTAGATCTTACCGTATACGTAATGATGTTAAAAGCTCATGAGTCTCAGCGGGCAAGCTTTAATCAAAGAATGGAATTTTGGAATAAATATCCAGAATTAAAAAATGCTTGTAAATTATTTTGGACTGTAAAAGGACATTTACCTGCAGAAGATACAATTTTAGCTTCTGCAAATGGTTATTTCAAAAGACTTTGGCATGATGAAGAGGCATATATTCATGAAGAAGGGTGGGAAGAAGCTTTTTTTCAATTTATTGAAAAAAACTATGTACATTCCGATTAAACTGTGGTAGAATATATTATATAATGAAGGAGAAAAATATGTACACAATCACCACAGATTTACCTTATACAACATCTAAATCTGATATCGAACTATTCGCTAAAACCCACGGTTGCACCATTTCAAATTTTACATTTAATGGACCAGCCGGTGGAAACCATTTAGTTACATTCCAATCTAATAATTATGACCATATTCAGGAATTAACTGAACAACTCTCATTACCACTTGAAAGAATTACGGAAATTTAATTATGATTATTATGGATTTTAATGGAATTGCCTTTGGCTCTATAATGGCTAATGGTAAAAATGAAGAACCAATGATTCGTCATATGGTATTCAATACTATTCGAATGTATAAGACTAAATTTGAAAAAGAATACGGCGATGTTGTAATTGCTTGTGATGGAGCTAACAATTGGCGTAGAGGTGCATACCCTCAATATAAAGCCAACCGTAGAAAAAATCGTGAAGCATCAACTCACGATTGGGATGAATCATTCCGCATCTTAAACGATTTACGCACAGACCTTATGGAAAACTTTCCATATAAAGTTATTCATATTGAAGGTTGTGAAGCCGATGACATCATCGGTTGCTTAGTAGAAAGATCTCAAGATTTTGGCAATATGGAAGACATTATGATTGTCTCTGCCGATAAAGATTTTGTTCAGCTACAAACATACGGCAATGTCCGTCAATTTTCTCCTCTTACCAAAAAGTTTGTAGCTGAACAAAACCCACATTTATATCGTCAAACCCACATCTTTAAAGGTGATGCTGGAGACGGTATACCCAATGTATTGAGTGGTGACAATACATTTGTAGAGGGTTTACGTCAAACACCTATGTCTAAGAAAAAAATGACTATGTTAATTGATAACCCTCATTCGCTAGGTGATGAGGTTTATCGCAATATTCAACGTAATGAAAAATTAATTGATTTGCGAAATACTCCTAATCATCTAAAACAAGAAATTATAAATAACTATGAAAGCCAAGATCCTTGGGAAAACAAAGGTAAAGTGTTCCCATATATGGTGAGTAAACAAATGAATATGTTGATTGAAAGTGTTGAGGAATTTTTATGACATTATTAGTATATGAAGTTTTGGAAAAAGCTGGTAAAGCTAGAAAAAAGTCAGAAAAGATTGAAATTCTACAAAAGAATGCATCTTGGGCTTTAAAGGATATTTTACGCGGAACATTTGATGAAAGAATAAAGTGGAATCTTCCAACAGGTTCCCCGCCATATAGACCAAATGATGGCCACAATGCACCCGCCAATCTTCTCAGAGAAAATACAAAATTTAAATATTTCGTAAAAGGTGGTTTAGGCGATAAAATGCTTAAACCTAAGCGCGAAAATATTTTTATTGGTTTGATAGAAGGCATCCATCCAGAAGATGCCAAATTGGTTATTGCTATGATTAACAAACAAAAGCCTTATGGTCTTACTAAAAAAATCGTTGATGAGGCATTTCCAGATTTAAAATTAGGAGGATCATGAGCCAACAGGAGAAAAAAATACATGCAACAAGCTCTGCTCGAAAGACTAAAACAAGACGATTTAGAATTAGAAGTTTATGCTAAAAAGCTCGAAAAAAAAGGTAATTTTGATAGAATGAGGCTTATTTTAGAAAAACAACTTTATCTTAAAGATCGTATAGCAGAGGTATCTTTTTCCACGTAACTAAAAAAAGGAGTTTACAATTCCGGCTAACTGTGGTATAATATATCATGTTAGCCGGAGTTTTATATTATGAATATTTTTATCTTACATGACAATCCAATCAAAGCTGCTCAACTTCAATGTGATAAGCATGTCGTAAAAATGATTGTTGAATCTGCTCAAATGTTATCCACTGCTCATCGTATGCTCGATGGCTATATGGAAAAACGTCCATCTAAATCTGGTAAGCGTATGGTTAACTATTGGGTTCATCCAAATAAAAATCTAGAAAATACGTTATACAAAGCTGTACATCATGGTCACCCATGTACCAAATGGACTATGGAATCTTTACAAAATTATATCTGGCACTATGAACATTTCTATGCTTTATGTGTCGAATATACCTACCGTTATGGTAAAACCCATAGCACAGAAACTTTACTCGGTGAAGTGCTATCTATCCCTCCAAAGAATATAGATAATAAAGGTTTAACTAAATTTGCTCTTGCAATGAAAAATGAACCACAATGTATTCATGAGGCTGATCCAGTACGATCTTATCATGAATACTATCATACTAAACAAGACCGCATGCCAATGATTTGGACCAAGCGGCCAACTCCGGAGTGGTGGAATGCCAACGTATACTGTTAAAAAAGCTGATTCAGATAGTGATCATACATGGGAAGTCTTTTGCTCACATAAAGAATTAGTAGATATGTGTGATGAATATGGGTTACAACAAGTATTATCTGCACCAAAAATTGTAAGTGGGGTTGGTAGTGTACTTAGTAAAACCGATAATGGTTGGAAAGATCATTTAAAAAATATTAAGCAAAATTCTGGAAAAGGCAATACTATTAAAGTATGACTAAAAAAAATAATTCAATGGTTGTAAGGGCGGATGATCTATATACATATGAGCCCTTAACTCCTAATCAAAAGAAAGCCTTTGATGCTTGGGATGAAGGAGATAATTTAGTTTTATCAGGATCAGCCGGAACTGGTAAAACGTTTATGGCAATGTATTTAGGAATGGAGAGTGTTCTTGATAGACAAGAATCACAAAACAAATTAATAATAATTAGATCTATGGTTCCTACTAGGGAAATTGGTTTCTTACCTGGATCTAAAGAAGAAAAAGAAGCCGCATATATTTCTCCATATCGATTAATTTGCGATGAGCTTTTTAATGAGAAGAATGCTTATGGTAAATTAACCAGCTATAAACAATTGGAGTTTCATTCAACTTCTCATATAAGGGGCATCACAATTGATGATGCTGTGGTGATTATAGATGAAATGCAAAATCTTACATTTCATGAACTCGATTCTGTCATCACACGAATCGGAAGGAACTGTAGAGTCATATTTTCTGGAGACTATCTTCAAACCGATTTTAAACGAGATGATGATAGAAGCGGGTTGTTTAAATTCATGGCCATTGTTGAGCGTTTAAAAGATTTTACAATGGTAGATTTCAATTGGGAAGATATTGTCAGATCTGATTTTGTAAGAGATTATATTATGACAAAAGAAATGCTTGGAATATCAAACGATGGTTGAAGTTAGAGCAAAAGCAGAATTTCCTGGATTTAAAATGGAAATTAAAACTCATGAATTTTATTTGCGTGAAGATTTAATTGATGATATTAGAAATTATGTTATAGGTGTTAATTGGGATGAATGGGATAGCTATAATTTATTTGATAATCCAGAAAATTGTATTAAAAAATTAGCTGAAGTTTTACATAATGAAGTTTCTCAATTTAATCATTACGCAGAAAAAAGATACGATCTTTGGATTAATGGTTGGATAAATATTTTACATAAAAATGATAGTATAAAACCTCATTGGCATAGTGCTGAAAAACAATCTTACTATTCATGTAATATTTGCCTTGATAATTATGAAAGCAAAACTATTTTTTATCCTCCCTGGGGAGATCGTAATGGCCATATTATAGAACAAAAAAATACAAAAGGCGCAGGAATGTTTTTCCCTCCATGGCTATGGCATGAAGTTCCACCGATTAGTGATCCAATTAGATATACCATAGGATTAGACATCCATACTGATAAGTGTATGGAAAATCATGATAAAAATGCTCCAATAGCTAGAAGTAGAAGGCTACATGAAGTATATTCATAATTGGCAAGAAATTATAGATTTAAATGAAACTAATTTACCATTAACAATTGGTGGCTATCCAAGAAGTGGTACAACTTTTTCTTATAGATCTTTATATAATTTTTTTAAAGATAAGATGTTTCTGGAACAATATTTTAATACGGAATACCAATATAGACAAAGTACTAAAGAATTGTTTATTGATATTGCTGCTACAAAAGCTAAAAAAAGTGGTTTAACTGGTATAGAATCAATGAAACATAATAAGCCAATTAGTTCTTTGAAAAAATATAGATATTATCATTATTTAGAAAATTATGAAAACTGGGATAAAGCATTTATTAAATCAATAACATTTGATTTGCATGATTTATTAGTAGAAGATCCAAAAGCTTATTATAATTTTTTGAAAAGTCATTGGTGGTTATATACAATTAGAAAAGATTGGTTTAACATGATCTTAAGTAATTTATATGGAGAGCATTTTAAGAAATTTCATTATTATGATGATGAACCATTAAAAACAGATCCGTTTGAACAAAACATAGACGATTTAAAATTTTATAAAAAACAATTTACAAATTTAATGCATATCATGAAAAATTCTAAAGGTTACTTAATGTATACAGAAGATATTTCTCATCTAAATATTGAGCATCCATTAGTTCGTTTACCAAGGTATGATGAAAATAAATCTGAATTATTTAAATCTGTATTTTTAAATTATGATGAATTATATGATTCAGCTTATAAAATGGCAAAAGAAGTAGAAAGTGAAACTAATGAATTTTTTAAATTTACTAAAAAAGAAGTGATAGTTAATGGAATTTATACATGAAAAAGTTGATCTTGGATATGATGACTTGGACGCTGAAACATTACCTAGTGGTAGAGTCTATCACACTCCTGACGGTGATTACCCTAGCGTCACTACGGTTCTCTCTATCTTAAGTGAAGAAGCCATTGCTAAATGGCGTAAACGAGTTGGAGAAGAAGAGGCAAACCGTGTTGGAGGTAGGGCTGCAGCTCGTGGTACTCAGGTTCATGCAATAATAGAAAGGTATCTTAAAAATGAAGACACAACAGATTATCTCCCACATATTAGACAAAGCCTTGAAAACGTCAGGCCAATTCTTGATAGATCTATCGGAAAAATCTTTCACCTCGAAGCTCCTCTTTATAGTCGGCATCTTGGTCTTGCTGGTCGCGTTGATTGTGTAGCTGAATTTGATGGTGTTCCATCAATCGTTGATTTTAAGACTAGTAAACGAGTAAAGAAAAAAGAAAGCATTTCAAACTATTTTTGCCAAATGGCTGCTTATGCTATTATGTGGGAAGAAAGAACTGGAATGCCAATTGTCAATACCATAATTGTTATGGACGTTGACGATAATGAACCTCTTGTATTTAAAGAACACCGTGATAATTGGACAAATATGCTAACAGATACAATTAAAGAGTATAGAAGACGTAAATTATTTCACTAAAAGTGAAAAAAGTCCTTTACATTTCCTCAAAACTGTGGTAGAATTAAACATGATTAAAAAAGAGGAAAAAATATGAATACAATTTATTTAGATATGGACGGGGTAATTGCTGATTTTTTCGGTGGCCTTGAAAAATTCTATGGTGTAGACCATTGGAAAATGCTTAAAGATGAATCAATCTTAGGATTAAAAGGTACTGATTTTTTCAATATTTTAGAACCATTTGAAACATCAGGATCATTAATAGATTATGTAAGAAATATTCCTGGATGGAATTATGGCATTTGCTCTTCTCCTTTAAGAGATGATCATTATAATTCAGGATACTGGAAAAGAGTATGGTTAACTGATAGATCATGGTTACCTCAAATTGATAAATTAATCTTTACAACGAGAAAACATAGATATGCTGTAAATAGATTAGACGGCAGTCCTAATATTCTCATTGATGATAAGCCTACAAACATTAAGGCTTGGAATGAAGCTGGTGGTATTGGTATTCGCTACCAAGCTAATGAAGATGATTTAGAAGAATACTTATATGTTAAATTGGAGGAAGCTTTTGAGTCTGTTCGAAATTTTAAATATTCGATATAACTATGAAGAGGCAGTGAAGAAGTTTTCATTGCCTTCTTATGATTCTGATATAAATAGTGTTGAATGGTTTTTAGAATTTGGTCATAAATCGAACTCACTTCGTAATGGTTATGGCGATGCTGTGAAGTACGCACAACTAATTAAGGAGTATGCCGATGGCACCTGCAAAGAAGTTAAGCCCAGACTCTAGATGGGCCCATTTAGATAGAGATGGTGATGGTGTAATTACCGATGAAGAAATTGCTATGGAAGAGCGCATGATTGAATTAGAAGATCTACGATCCGATATGGAAAATGAAGATAAAAAACAAGATGCTCAAAGAAACATGGCATGGTTTGCTTTATTTGGAATGTTATTATATCCATTTTCAGTAGTATTAGCAATATGGCTAGGATTAGAACAAGCTGGTAAAATTCTTGGAGATATGGCAGCAGTATATTTTGTTTCTGTTGCAGCCATTGTTGCAGCATTCTATGGAAAAGAAGCCATTGCACAGAAAAACAAACCGGCACCTAAGAAACCTATAGATAATAGGTAAACAATAAAAGGTTTTGTTATGAAACGTTTGATATATCAAGTGTACGTTGGATCTCGTTCTAAATTATATGATCACTGCACCGCTTCAGTTGCAGATTATTGTAATTATTACAGTATAGATCATAAGATCCAACGTACTCCAATTCTCCGAATAAAACCAGATGTTTTCTCAACTAATCGTAGTAAAGAGTCATATGAAAAACATGGTGGTTATCTCCCAATATTTGAAAAAGAAAATGCATTCCATTATTTTGATGAGTATGACCAAATAGCTATTATTGATTCTGATATTTGGTTTAGACCAGGATGCCCAGATGTATTTGATTACCTTGATAGCCAATCTGATTGTGGATTTGTTATGGAAAGACAAATGCCAATTACAGATGCATATAAAGCAAAGATAGCCAATTATTCAAGAATGCAATATGGTATGCCATCGATCAATAAATTATTTGATTGGAATGCAAGTGGTGCCGATTTCTATAATATGGGAATGATGGTTATGAATAAGAGTTTTGCTAAATACTTAAACGGTGAGACTCCTAGACAATTTTTAGCTCGTCCCAAATTTAAACCTTTCATTGATGGTATGGGAGCGTGGAAATGGTCTACTGATCAAACTCTTTTGAATGTATGGATTAAAGAAGAAGGTATAAAAGTCAAAAATTTAGACTGGAAATGGAATGGACTTTTTACAGGTATACATATGAATAGAATTAAAGAAGCACATTTTGTTCATTTCTTTTTGAAAGATAAATTGCCAAATAGAGGTGAAGATGTTAAAAAATTAATGGAGTATGTCCAATGATGAGAGGTATTAATACCAACTCTTTAGAAACCGTAAAAAGAATACCTTCGAACAGCATTGGGGTTGAACTTGGTGTATGGATAGGTGATAGTTCAGAAAAGTTTTTAATGAAAACTAAAAAACTAACACTTGTAGATTCTTGGAGTGTTGAACCATACAAAGAAAGTAATGAAACTTGGGAAAGATATATCAATCGATATAAACAAATGGTTGGCGGAGAAACTGAAGAAGATTTTAAAAATTATTATGATAATATTTACGATACAGTAGTTGAAAGATTTTCAACTCGAGTAAATGTTAATATTTTAAGAATGTCCACTGATTCTTTTTTTGCACAATTAGAAGAACCAGTGGATTGGTTTTATGTAGATGCATCTCATGAAGAAATGGGTGTTTATAAAGATTTAGTTAATTCATATAATCACTTAAAAAAACATAACGGTGGATATATTTTTGGTGATGATTATGGTAATAAGCCAGGCGTGGTAAAAGGAGTTGATAAGTTTGTAAAAGACTATAAATTATCAATTAAGAAATTTGCGGTAAATCAATATGAGATAAAGATATGAAGATTCATAAATACGAAAATTATGAAGATTATGTTGAAGCTCAAACAGAAGCAAACGTTAGAAAATTACAAGTTGTTTGGGTAAGGCCAGAAACTATACAGTCAATTCATAAATTACAACCATTTGCATCTAAAATTTTATGTCATGGTACTAGGAATGCTAGAGAACAAACATTGTTTAAGCAATTATATCCTACTGCTGAAATTTTAGGAACTGAAATATCTCATACTGCCACTAAATTTCCAATGACAATTCAACATGATTTTCATGAGCATCTTGATGGTAAATGGGACATAGTATATACTAATTCATTTGATCATAGTTATGATCCAGAAAAAGCACTTACAACTTGGAAATCTCAAATTGCTCCAGGAGGATCTCTTTATTTAGAGCATGCATTTGGTGAAGAAGTAAATAGAGCAAGAAGGTCTGATCCTCTTCAAATAGATGCAGATGAATTATTACAATTAATTGATAAATTAGGAATGAAAACCTCTGATAATTTTATAACAGTAAAACAAGTAAGTAGAGTTTACAGGATTACATTATGAAATCTTATGTGATATATGTAAAAGGACATAAAGCATCGGAAAAGCAAGCTGAAAAAGCTAGAGCTAGTTGTTATCAATCAGGATTTGATGTTACAATGATTGAAGGCATAACACCTTCAACGCTTGGCCAATATCCTGATTGGCCAGATGCATTAAATGGCAGGGTAACACATTTTAAACGAGAAAATATGTCTACTTATACTCATAAAAAATCTTGCTTTGCTAATCATTATAGATTATGGAAAGAATGTGTCGACATTAATGAACCAATTGCATTTTTAGAACATGATGTTGGTAATATTAGAAAATGGTTGCCTGACACTAAATTAAATGAAGTTCTTATATTAAATGCTGAATCTGCTTTTAAACAGCCAGTATTTGATCATGTAAGAAATAAACCTTGGCTTAAATTTGGTGTCAATGAATATAATGAAACCCCTCTTAGATATAAATTTAATAATCAATGGCATGGTGGATTAATGATTCCTGGAACTGGCGCATATGTAGTAACACCAAAAGGTGCTGCAAAATTATTAGAAGCTTTAGAAGATTATGGATGGGAACAAAGTGACTTTTTTATTAATTCATTAAATGTAGATATAGATTATATCGTACCTGAATATTTTACATTTAAATCAACAAATCTGAATACATCGCATGGATATTGAAGCTCATATTATAACACTTTCTAATAATGAAATTTCTCAAAAGGGATCTAAAGCATGTATTGAATCTTCAAAAGCAGTAGGTAATGATTTTGAAGTGAATATGTTTGAAGCTACTCACATGGATAATGTGGGTGTATATATGATTGAACATGATCTTGAATGGAATTATCCGTGGGAAGGATCTGTAATAGACTTTGCAACTGGCTTAACTAAATCAGCTTATCGTACAACACATCCAAGTGCACGAGTTGCTTGTTCCATAAGCCACTATAGGTTATGGAAGGCGTGTGCACACGGTGCAGCTGCTTATTTGGTGTTAGAACATGATGCTATTTTTACCGCTAAACTTGATACAAATATTATCGAAAATGACCGTTTTGAGATCATTGGTATCAATAATCCACTGTACGCGACTAGGAAATCAAGGGATTATGCTTATGCTATAAACAGCGCCAAAAACCATGACATCTTACCAGTCCCTACGGTTGATAAACACGATGTTCCTCAAGGGTTGGCTGGAAACTCGGCATATATAATTAAACCAAGTGGAGCACAACAGATGCTTAACCTTGTAAAACAATATGGACTTTGGCCAAATGATGCATTAATGTGTAAACAACTAGTAAAAGGATTGGGTGTAACTCGTAAATACTATACAAGAGTTCAAGGGTTACCATCAACTACTACATGAAACCAAACACTAAATTTGAATTATCAATTAGGGATATTGAAATCATAGAAGTTGCTTTAAGAGCAAAAGCTGGCCGTAGAGGTATTGCTATTGCTACTGGTTCATCCTCAAAAGAATTTAAAAAAGAAATGCATGAAATCCAAGATTTACTTGGTAGAATTCATAATCAAAAGCATTGGTTTCGTCCCAAAGATAAAACATATGTAGGTGGATAATGTTAAAAAATTATGTAATCACAATAAAAGATAATGATAAATCAGTTGCAGCTGCAGAAAGATGTATTCAATCTGGATACCAAAATGGTATGAACATTAAAATGTTTTCTGCTATTACGCCAAAAGATAAACCTAGTGTTCTTATGGCGGAAGAAGGAATTCCTACAAAAAATTTCGATGAAAAATATTCACGTACCGAAAATTGTATGGCAGCATTCATGTCTCATTATTATTTATGGAAAGAGTGTCAAGAATCTAATGTGCCTATAACTATATTTGAACATGATGCAGTGATCGTAAATAGTATACCAACTGATATGCGATTTAAAACTGCTGTAAATCTTGGAGCTCCATCTTATGGAAAATTTATTACTCCATCTTTTTTAGGCGTAGGTAAACTTACATCTAAACATTATTTTCCTGGTGCACATGCGTATAGAATAAGTCCAAGCGGCGCTACTGAATTAATAAATGTAGCAAAAAAAGATGCGGGCCCAACAGATGTATTTCTTCATATTTTAAGATTTCCAGATTTGGAAGAAAGATATCCTTGGCCAGTAGAGTGTAAAGATTCATTTACAACAATTCAAAATGAAACGGGATGCTTAGCTAAACATAATTACAATGCACAATACGAAATTATCTAAATTATTCATTACTGGTTGTGATTCTAAAACTAGATGGCAACTCCCTTGGTTTCAAGAAAACTTTAAAAAGCATAATCCAGATGCTACATTATATGTTTATGATTTTGATACAGATTTTCCTGAAGAAGCTGGTTGGTTTAAAAAACCGTCTGCAATGATTAACGCTTCTAAAAAAGCTGATAATATATGTTGGCTTGATACTGATTGTCAAGTATTACAAAATCTTGATGAAATTTGGAATCATATAGAACCCAATAAAATAACGATGGCCCAAGATATGCCATGGACTACAAGATCAGGTGAAACTTGGCATAACTCTGGTGTAGTTTTATTTAATGATATACCAAGAATATTATGGATATGGAAATCTTTAATAAAAAATCAAGCCGTTCAAGGTGATCAAGAAACTTTACATATGTATTTAAAAGATGGCTTAAATAGAATGATACATATTAATGATTTACCAAGAAGATTTAATGTTTTAAGGATTGATCATTTAGATAATACAGTTCCAAAAAATCCAGCAATTTTTCATTGGACAGGTTATAAAGGAAATTTAAAAATAAAGGAAATGATAAATGGCTAGAGTAGTACAAGTTATAGGAAATGGTGATTGGGCTCATTTATATCAAAGAGAACCCCGTAAAGGTTTAAAACTTACATGTAATTTACCTCCATTTCCAGTTCCTGGAAATTATGCTACATGCATTGTAGATTTTAAATTTATGAAAGCTTTAACAGAAGGAATTATTGATGTACCTGGAGATTGGATATTAGGATTTAGGCCAAAAATTTGGATGGATAAACATCCAAAATTTTATGTAGATAGAGCTAAGCAAGTTAAAGAGTTCTATACAGAATTACCAAAATATGCTATTCCTCCTGGTGGAAAAATAGGTCTTGGATATACTAATTTTAGTTGTGGTCATATGGCAGTTCATTATGCAGCAAATAAATTAAAAGCAGATGAAATCCATATGTGGGGATTTGATTCTATATTTGATTTTAATTTAAATAGTTGTTCTGATTTTTACTTATCTTCTGTTAGAGATCCTCAACAAAATAATAAATTATCAAGTAATTGGAGACCTCTATATTCTAATATGTTTAAAGATTTTAGTAATACCAAGTTTGTTATTCATCATATACATAATAAATTTAAAATACCTCACGTTCCAGATAACGTAGAAGCTTGTGTTCACGAACAAAAAGTGAAAAAAATGTAAAAAAATGCATTTTAATGAAAAAAACGGTGTACATTTCCTCAAAACTGTGGTAGAATATATCTATAATCAAAAAAGAGGAGAATGATTATGATTAATTATGTAACTGGAAACGAATATACCGGTCAAAACTATAACACCTTAGCTGCTTTGGGTTATAGCGATGACGATGCATTCGTAACATTTAAGCAGGCTATTAAAATTGATGGTCTTTCTGGTAAAGCTTTAAAGGGTATCAAAAAAGCTGCTAGCTTGGTACGCTATTCTAAGCATAATACTGAAATTGATGAAACTGGCAAAGAGGTTACTAAGCCTATTTATTTTTCAGTTTTTGACATTAAAGACGTCCTCGCACGGAGGGAATCATAATGGGTAAAGTAAAGTCACTTATAATGGACGGTGAAGAATTCGCTCAAGAACATTATAATATACCCGAAGCTGATTTTAAGCAAAAAGTAAAAGAAAAATATGGCAATGTTCTAACGATCGAAGCCAGATCAGCTATTGATCATTGGTTTGAAATTCAAATGGAATTGAAAGGTTTTTTTCGTGATGAATGTCCTTACTAATTTTCTTGGTTATCTTTTACTTCTCATCTTTTCCTTAAGCTGGATAGATTTCCTTTGGATTTTTGGGGTAGTAAATAGTCAAGATTACACTATGTGGAAACTTATTCAATTTATGAGTCATTGATGATTTTTGTTACAGGTGGAAATAAAAAATTGAAAGAGGCGGCTTATGAGGCTGCCTCTTTTTCGTGGAAACAATTATTTCCTAGAATAAATAACTGTAGTATAGAAATTCAATTAATGAATTTAGATGGTAAAACAGGTGATTGCTTACAGTGCGATGATAGAGAATTTGAAATACGAGTTGATAAAAATCAAAATTTTGATGATTTTATGACATGTATTATACATGAAATGGTTCATGTTAAACAGCATATTCGCAATGAATTTAACAGCTATGATTTTAAAACATATGATGAGTATATTAATCATCCAGCTGAAAAAGAAGCATATGCTTTACAGGAGGAGTTATATAAAAAATGGAAGATTTCATAGATACGTCTCAAAAAGATGGTTGGAAAAACCATGAAGAAGTTCCTGAAGAAAAATATAGGAAAGCCATGGTTGGCTTAACTAGCGAAATTACTTTATTAAAAGAAGAAATTGCCATGCTTGAGTCAAGTCGGTATCAATTAATGAAAAGAATTAAAGAGCTTACAGATGCAGCTAACAGTAACTGATTCAGCAAAAGAATATTTAAAAAAAGTAGGTAAACCAAATGTATCTCTTTCAGTAAAAGGAGGAGGATGTTCAGGTTTTCAATATGAGTGGGGAACAACTGATAAGAAACCCACTGTCGCCAATCTATGGTTAGATCCATTAGCAGAAATGTTTGTATTTGGATGTACTGTAGATTATGTAGAGGAACTTGGTGGTTCGTATTTAAAAGTATTAAATCCTAATGCGACTGCTTCTTGTGGATGTGGAGAAAGTTTTGCAATATAAAATTTATTCAAAAGCTGGTTGTATATTCTGCGATGCTGCTATGGAATTATTAGAAAAGCATAATATAGAATATGAAGAAATCAAAGTCCTTGGTAATGAAAAAGCAATGGAGCTTTTCAAACAGAGAAAATTTAAAACAGTTCCTCAAATTTTTGATAAAGAAGGTAGACACGTAGGTGGATATCAAGATTTAAAACAGAGGTTTGAGTGGCCTGATAATCCAGCAGAGAGCTATGCAATATGAATTGGGAAGATTTTGAAGAAAGGGATTTTTCAGAGGTCTATAATCATTATGTTAATTTAACGATGGATTTAGTTGGTGAAGATAAAGATCCCTTATTGATTGCAGCTATACTTGTCAGCACGGGTCTTAGTATGTATAGAACATTGTTGAATGAACGCGATTATGATAAAATGGTAGACCAGATTGCGTTTTTTAAAGATGACATAACTAGTTTCGAACAAGTCAAAAAAGGTCATTTACATTAAAAAAAATGAAAAAAATCGCATTTAACGGTTTACATTTATTCAAAACTGTGGTAGAATATATCTATCAAATGGAAAAAGAGGAGAAACATTATGGAATATGTAGTAGAAACACAAGGTCTTGAGAATTATGGCGCCCATAGTGAGTCTGGCAAATTTGCCGATTCAACTCACTATTGGAAGTTTAAGGGAGGCACAAATTACATCGTGTCTGGTCTTGATCGCCCTCAAGACGCTATGGCTTTCATTGCCGCTATTGGTATGGAAAATGGCATTGGCTGGAAAGAGTGGCCTTGCCAAGTCCAAACACTTGCAGAGTGGGAGCAGCAGTTTGATATGAACGATCCTTGGGATGTCCAACATCATGAATTCAAACTTTCTATTATGAAACGGGTTAGTCCCGGTGAAATGATCAAAAGCAAGAAAGCGGCGTAATGGAACGCTTCCGTATTGAAGGTCTAAAAAAATATCAAGTCCAACTCCTTGATCAAATGTGGGAATGTGAAACTCCAAATGACTTATTTGAATTTAGATCAAGTCTTAATCCTGCCATGCAACAAGAAGTTGATACTCTTGTTACACTCGTACATCTATCTCAAATAGATTATGAAGTTGAACAAATGTCAAGGTTTCCAGTAGTTGAAGCTCTATTGAAAAAAATTAAAGATGACAGATCTTGAAAAAAATATTATAGAATTATGGGATAGAATACCAGAGCCCATCCTCTTTCTCCTCTTTTTAGCAGTGGCTCTGGGATTCTTGTTAGGAGTGATCGGTTTAGCATATAGAAATGCTGGGCTGATCCTCCTAGCACTTTTTGGTTACGCAATTTGGTCTCTTAGCTCAGCTGGATAGAGCAACGGCCTTCTAAGCCGTGGGTCGAGGGTTCGAATCCTTCAGAGACCGCCAATTATTAAGGAAAGTGAAATGGCAGCAAAAAATGCAAAGAAAACTTCTATCGGTGGTAGAAATCAAAAAATGTCTTCTATGAATAAATCTAAAAAACGTGGCTTTAAAAAATATAGAGGTCAAGGGAAATAACTCGGTGTGGCGCAGTCTGGTAGCGCATCTGGTTTGGGACCAGAGGGTCGGAAGTTCGAATCTTTCCACCGAGACCAATAGCCTCCGTGATGAAATAGGTAGACATAACAGACTTAAAATCTGTGGCCAATTGGCGTGCCGGTTCGAGTCCGGCCGGAGGTACCAACTTTGTTAAAAGGTAATCATCTTTTAAATATTTGTAATTATACCAAATGGGATTGGCGAGTATCAAATAAAAATCAAATTATAAGAATAAATAAATTGGCTCCTATTATAGAGAAGCTAGAACCCGTTTTGATTCACCATGATGAAATATGTTGGAAATATATGGCTGATCCAGAACAAAGAAAATTAGAAAGTAAGGTAAGATATAATAATGCTAACGTAATGATTCCTGGAATATTGGCAGAAGTGCCTAATCCATGTAATCTTAAATATAGAATGATCGACGGCGGACATAGAATGTGTAAATTAAAACTTGAAACAAATTTTACTAAATCTATGTTTTATATCATAGATGCGAAAGATTTTTATAATTTGCTTGAAGACTTACCTACAGAAATGGAGAAATATGTTTATTATTGATAATTATTTAGATGAAGAGACTTTCAATGGAATGAAGAATACTATGTTGTCAAGTAGCTTTCCATGGAATTACGCTCAAGTCAAATCTGGAAAAAATACTCACAATACGCCTCAAGAAGAAATAGAACATTATTCTAATCAACAAATGTACCATGAATTTCATGGATTTGAGCACGCTATTCATAAAACCCATAGTCAAACAATGAAAATCATATGGCCGCTATTAAAGAAAATTCAACCAGCCGTATTAGGAAGAATTAAAGCCAATCTGCAATTTCATACACAAACTCAATATCAAAGTCCTTTTCATACAGATATGACATTGATGCCAAAAGATGTACCATATTATACTGCTGTATTTTATTTAAATACAAATGATGGGTATACTATACTTGAAGATACTGATGAAAAAATTTATTCATATGAAAATAGATTTGTTGTATTCGATGGTCATAGAGCTCATGCTGGATCAACATGTACAGATTCTAAAATTAGAGCTGTAATTAATCTTAATTTTATACCTAGTGTAGATACAAAATTTGCAGATAATATCATATATAGTTGATTTTAAAGAAAACTTTTTTTCATTAAAATGCATTTTTTCCTTTACATTTGCTAAAAACTGTAGTAGAATAGTACTATAAAATGGAAAAGAGGATAAAGCAAATGTCAAGAATAGTACACCTAGAAGATGGTACAGCAATCAAAGCAGACGTAATCGAATGCTTTGATATCGCCGTTAAAGATGAATTCAACACACGTAACGGTGTTGGTACAACTGACTTTTGGAATTTTGTAGAGTCAGACATGTATATGGGTCTTCGCATCTTCTACAATTCTGAATATATTGATGCTTGCTTTAACAAACTTGCCGATATCTTTGAAGGAGAACTTGTATAATGCAAACTAAAGCTGAACGCCTAGCAATGATCAAAGCTGCTGCTGAAAAATTCAATAAAAAGCAAAAGCGTAATCGTCGTGTCCGTGAATCTGAAACATCATTTATGGACAGATATTCTGGACTAGATGGTGAAAATATTAACCACTATACAGATGCATCCAAATACGCCAAAGAATACTATGGCGAAACAATGTTTGAAACAACGAGGTTTGATAATGATTGGGATTAATGAAATCTTTTGGGGAATGATCATAGGATTATCTTTGGTCGCAATAGATGCTTGGTTTATACCAGGAGGAATGTATTAATGTCTATTGGCATTAATCAAGAAATACGTAATAGAATTCGTCTTTCAGTTGCAGCATATGCATATGAATATGACGATAATTCTATTATGTCTGATGCAGAATTTGATGAATTGTCTAAAAAAATAAATCCATTTGAAAAAACTGGTAATAAGTTAATGGATAATTTTTTCAAAGAGCATTTTCATCCTGATACTGGAATGTGGATAAGAAATCATCCAGACATCAATGGCATTAAAAGAATATATAAGGAATTCTATAAGAAATGAGAGTTGTACACTATTTAGAAATATTTGCAATGCCATTTGCTGTTGTGTTGTCTTTAATTGGTGGTCTTTTGATTGGATATGAATCTCATCCTTACGAAAGTTGTAAACGTATGTATAAAACATTCGAAGATATTAGTGAATGTGTTTACTTAAAGGAGACTCCGCAATGAGAACTGTACACTATGTTGGATTTAGAGGTGACGAATACACCAGAGCTTATCGCATTTGGGGTGGTCCTGCTATGATCCACAAAGTTTACGATGATCGTGTATTCACTGAAGTTGGAGATGACGATGTTGTTATCTTTGGACCAAAACATAAATATGTCCCATATGTTTGGGATGCAAGTGGAGATATGTAATGTCTATGCACCTTATACGTGGTATGACAACTAATTCTTCGAAGCGCCGTAAGACCAACCGTAAACCCGGTTGGCAGGCAGCCGAAGAAAAGCATAATAAATGGCTTAAAAAAATGGGTGTACATCCAGATCAATTGAAAGGTAAGGAACGTAATGCGGGTCTCTCAATTCCGGACTATTCAGAAAATCGTCCAACAATCAAAACGTCGGACGCAATTCCAGGTTATTCGCCGAAATCCAAAGCTAACGAATACACCGGTGATTATATTATCGGGATCGGGACCATGCACAAATCAAACATGGTCCCCGTTACCAGAAAAAAAGATGCAGTAGAAATGGCAAAAATGCGAAGATAATGAAAAAAACGGTGTACATTTGTTGAAAACTGTGGTAGAATATATCTAGAATTGAAAAAGAGGAGTATAATATGGCAGCACGTAAAATGAAAGCAAAGGCTTCAAAACGCAGAATTGGTACAACACAGATTCCAATCGATAAAGGTTGGGAAGCTGTAAAATATTATTTCCATCTTGAAATGGAAAAGAAAGATTTGGCACATACTATCAAAACGTATATTAAAAATACTTACAATAAGTCTGATGTTAAATCTATTTTTGCCAATCCTGAATATTGCTTTACCATGTATACTCATCATTCATGCACAGCATTTTGGGTTAATAATAAACTAGATATAGATGCTAATGAAAAAATTCCTGGCTACATTAATTCACTTAAAAAGTATTGTGATAGCCTTATACCAAAAGGGAAACAGATTTTGAATGAAAAAGCTCTTGAAGCTAAAGTTCAAAGTAATATAGTAGTATTATCTCCACAACAGCGACTTCAAAAGAAAATTGGTGATACTATTATGCAAGATCTCATGGAACTTGAAGATGAATGGATTGAAGGTGAAAAAACTACCCGCGATATCTATAATCTTTTTAAGAAACATGGGCTACCGGCCAGTGCAACGCTACCGGTTAGATCGATGATTGATGGTTGGTTACTTGATTATGAAGATGCTTATCACAAGCGATGCCCTCAAGCTGTGGAAGGCTATTCACACCTGAAAAGACCAGAAATTAATCGTCGAATCAAAGCATGCCAAGACATGCTTATGGATCTGGATAGGATCAAGTCTAGTGCTAAGGCTACTCGCAAAATACGCGTAAAAAGGCCCGTGGCAGCAGATAAGCAAGTTGCTCGTGTTCAATTTTGTCAAGCGAACAAAGAGTTCAAGTTAACATCAATTAATCCAATTATGATAATTGGTCAAACTAGACTCTATACGTTCAATGTGAAAACACGGATCCTTACAGAATATCTTACCCAAAGCCCAGGTGGGTTCACCATTAGCGGTAGTACCCTTAAAGGAATTGATATGGATAATTCTAGATGTACTAAACTTCGGAAACCTGAACAATTCCTATCTGTGGTTTTGGGTAAGACTCCTAATCAAATTAATAAAGAGTGGCAGTCGCTTTCAACTAAGACTAACACTCCTAATGGACGTATCAATAAAGATACTATCCTACTAAGAGTATTGGACCGCTAATGATTGAAGATCAATTTTTAACTAAATCCAAATTTACAAAGTTGGTGGAAGCTACTGTTATTGAACTTAAGATTCCATATATGGAAGCTATCCTTCATCTTTGTGAAAAGAATGATATTGAACCTGAAGATGTAAAGAAATTTATATCTCCAATTATAAAAGATAAGCTTGAGGCAGAAGCTCGTAATTTAAATTTTTTGCCTCGACAAAATGCACTTGAACAGTTTATGTGATATGTGTATAAATAAACCTGTACAACAACGTATGAATGTTGTATAATATTTCAGTAGATACAAGCAAGACGGAGTAACATATGAGCTTTGAAAATCTAAAAAGAAACCGTGATCAGATTTCTAAACTGGTCCAAGCCGCCGAAAAAGTTGGTGGCAATACCGAAACAAAATCCTACGAAGATAACCGCATTTGGAAACCCACAGTAGATAAAGCTGGTAATGGGTATGCCGTACTACGGTTTCTTCCTGCAGCTGAAGGTGAAGAACTACCTTGGGTTCGTTATTGGGATCATGGCTTTAAGGGCCCAACAGGTCTTTGGTACATCGAGAATAGCTTGACTTCAATTGGTCAAAATGACCCAGTTGGTGAATTGAATTCTCGTCTCTGGAATTCAGGCATTGAGTCTGATAAAGATAAAGCCCGTACCCAAAAGCGTAGGTTGCATTATGTGACTAATGTATATGTTGTTGAAGATCCATCTAATCCAGAAAATGAAGGTAAAGTTTTCCTTTATAAGTTTGGTAAGAAAATCTTTGATAAGATTATGGATGTCATGCAGCCAGCATTTCAGGATGAAACACCCATCAATCCATTTGATTTTTGGGAAGGTGCTAATTTCAAACTAAAGATTCGAAATGTTGAGGGTTACCGCAACTATGACAAATCTGAGTTTGCAAGTGCATCTCAACTCGCTGAAGACGATAAGTTAGAAGCAATTTATGATAAAATGTATTCTCTTAAAGAGTTTACCGATCCAAGTAACTATAAAACATATGATGAACTTAAAACAAAATTGATGCGAGTTCTTGGTGAGGAAGCTACTGCTGGAGCATACACTGTGAAAGAAGAAGCAAAAATAAATGAACCTATTCCAGCATATGAACCAATTACGGCTGAGCAGGTTGATACATCTGAAGATGACACTATGTCATATTTTGCTAAACTGGCACAGGAAGACTAAGGCGAACGGGGAAAGCCTGGCAATCAAGCCGAATGTACCCAAGCAAATCCATTCTTGTAGTCTGCAGCTCTTGGATGGTCGGTAAAAGCGCTGGTACCGTAGAAGAAAATCCAGCCGGTTGCTGCATACGTCAAATGCAGATAGAAGGGGAGGTACCTAGGAAGGCCTCCCCTTTGATTTTTAATTTTCTGGATCTAATATATTAGCTGTATTTATAGTACCAATAACCAATGGAGTAGTATTCATTGTGCTTTGATCTTGATTAAACACTATTGCATTGCCGCCGTTTCTATCTGCAAAAGCTTTCATAATAGCTAAAAAATTGTTATATTCATTAGCACCTGTATTCCCTTGACTATGCTTGAAAAATTCTGGGAATAGTGTATCTATATCTTGTCTAAGGTTTGATGCTCTGAAAGTGTTCTTATTGAAAGTTCTGGTAACATTATATCCAGCTGCTCTTAATTCTGGGTATGAAAGAGCCCCGTCACCATCAGTATCAGCTCCCATTAATCGTGCCAATGCCGCAGTCTTTTCTCTAGCTACGTTTTCTGCTTCTGCTCTATCAATTTCAGCTTGAACTTCAGGCGGTGTTTCGAAACCGAACCATGATCTTGCCCAGTCTGGGACTAAAGATTCAATGGTTTTACTAATTCCTTCTTTTATCTCAGTCATAGTTGGTAATAGACTTCCAATGTAGTCAAATAGATCTGTAACCCAGTTCTTTATTACACCGCCTAAGCTATCGGCCTCATTTTTCTCGAGAAATTTATTATAAGCATCTGTAACATATCCTACAGGATCGCCAAAGAATTTAGTAAGTTCTTCAAATGCGGCTGTAATGAATCCCCATGCACCTTCTATAAAATTATCAATGAATTCTACAAATGAGAAGTTTTGTAACTTAACACCAATGTCACCAGCCAAACCTTGCCCTGGTATTATTTTTCCATTCTCATCGGTTTCTAAGCCAAATAGTTTTTTGTATATCCAGGTCAATCCCATCTTTAATAGATCTAATGGTGCACCAACAAAATCACTAACAAATGCAGATATAGCACTTACTACTCTATCACCCATAGTCATATCTGGATTATCTGCATTCTTTAACCAATCTTGCACAGCTTCATACCCAGAAAAAATAAGACCAATTGGCCATAATAATTTACTAACTAATTTTAAAAAGCTTCCACCGATATTAACTATACCTTTTCCAAGTTCAGTAATTCCTAAAAATTTTGCGGTTGCAGCAAATGTTTTTATAAATGTATTAAAAGTACTTCCAATTGCATCACCTATTAAAACCATTGGTTTTGTAATTTTTCCAAAAGCATCTACTATTGTGCTAAATGCTTTTCCAACTTTACCACCGTCTGCCGCAGCATCACCTAGTTTTAAAGTATCTGCTAAAGAATCAGCGGCTTTAATGTCTTTTGGATCTAATTCTGGTATGTTAATTTTCATTTTACCAGCTTCATCTAGCTCAACACCGAGTATTCTAGATACTATTCCATTCTTTGCTTTAACTAAAGCTTCTTCAAACATTTGTAATGTTGTTTTAAGTTGAAACCCTTTGGCAAATTTTCCTTTTTCACGATTTTGTACTTTTTTTCCATCTTCATCTGTAAGGAACTCATCAATATCAAAGCCTTTTAGACGATTTCTAATAAAGTCATCTAGTTTTGTAGTAAAATTAGTCATACCCAACTTTAAATTTTCAGGTAAATTTTTCGCAAAATCTGTTAACTTAAGAAGTGCACCGGCTTCCCAACCTCTTAAACCCTGTGATGCTAGTTCAAGTGCAGTAAGGCCTGCAAGAATAGGTGCAATCATGCGTGTTAAAGCTCCAAGCATTCTACCTAAAATAGATCCACCTAATGCTCCACCCAGTCCACCGAATGCTGATTTAGCCCAGTCTGGGAATCCAAAGCCACTTTTACCTTTTTGTTCCGAACCAGCACCTCCAACACCACCACCTTTTCCTAAGGCTGCAGCTAATTTTTTCATAGATTCACGTTGGTCTTCAAGATCTTTTAATCTATTTGTTTTTAATGTTTCAAGATAATTTTGAAGAAGCGTATTGCCCTTATTAACCGCAGCGGTTGTTTCCTGCTGCGATTTCTTATTATCTTTTAATTGACCAATAATGTGATCTAATGTTGCTGCCATATTATTGCCTCATTTGCTGTGCTCTTTGAGCTTCTTCTTGTCTTTTCAAATGTTCTTCTAGCATTCCCATATATATTTCCCTTTCCCAAGGTAGCCAATGGTCTATCTCACTCAATGAATAATTATGATGTTGAACCAGGGCGAAAGTCATTTGGTAATATACCGCTAGGTTCATGTGAGATAGACCTACTAGAAAAAACTTTGCACTCCTTCTAAATCCATTGAAATTTCTTCTCCGCAAGAATTACAGGTATATTCAATTTTATGTGATAGCTTTGGAATAGTATCAATAAAATCTCTAATTTTCTGAAATTGCTCTTGTGACATAGATTCAATAAATTCGTTTAATTCTTGTTGACTTACATCAGTTGATTTAATATTTTCATCTTCTGTTTGAATACTATCAATACATAATGAAATTAAATTAAAAACTGTATCTGTACTACTGCCTTCAACAATATCAACATCTGACATTTCCACAAAACTTGGTGCCTTTAAATTAATAAAAATATTATTTCCTAAATCTACTTTTTGTTGACCAAGATGATTACCTTCAGGTGGTTCAATGGTGTCTAAATTAATTGTATGTCCTTGTGAAGCTTCACACTTTGGACATTTTAAACTAATTTCAGATGTTTCACCTACTGATTTTGCTCTTACTTTTAAAAAACAATATTCAACATCAACAGGTGCTAAATTTTGTTTTTCTACACCTTCTACACAGCTTTCAACCATGTCGGCTAAGGCATGAATCATTTGCTTAGAATCCTGAGATTCCTGAGCTATTAGTAACACCTTTTCTTCTTTAACAAGAAAAGGCCGAAACCTATGCTTCTGTTTAGTGGTAGGCATAGTCAGTTCATATTTTGGTTCGGCATTAAGCTTTGGTAAAGCCATTATATACTCCTAAATTATATTCCAATATTAAAGTCAAATAGTTGACCGGCTGATAAATTAATATCTTTTCCTTTCCATTTGGTGTATGAAAAAGATACTACTAATTGAACGAGTCCGTCTAAGTCATTACTTAAATCAATACCATTCACAGTTGTAGGAAATGCATCTTCTAAAACGCATGAATAAACACTTCCTCCGCCTAGTCCTAAATTTAAATTAAGTGGACCAATATTTTTACTTAGACCAGCTAAAGGTCTTCTTAACTGATGTATTACAATTCTTTTTTCATATTTATCTTTATATTTTACTGTACCACTTTCTTGATCTAAAATGGTTTCATACCATGCATCAAAATAATTCTTAACTCCATAATCATTCATAAGATAAAATGTCATTGATACTTCTGGTACAGCATATCCATATGCAACCTTTGACATTTCCATGCCAATTCTTCTATCTGATGTTAATACTTGTCTACCAGGTAAGGTTACATTAGAACATAAAATATTCATGTCTCTTGTACTAGGATTACTTTGTGCCACACCAGGAAAAGATGGCAAAGGAAGTAAACTTGCTAAAAATCCACCGAATCCACCTCCGCTACCAATTGCAGGAAGCTCAACCATAAATTGATTATTTTTGGCAAATCCAAATTTAGCATTAGATATGGTTTTTAATTCTTCTATAGTACTCATGAATTAATTACTTTCTTTGAATCTGAATAAACTCTTGATGCTGAAGCTTTTCTCCATTGTGCTGTTGGAAGAAAAGTAGCAATTTCCCATTCAGATGGTTGCACCACAGAAAATCTACTTTTTACATGGTTGGTCAAATAATGTTTATAGCATGGTTCATAATATTTAAATTTTGCTGCAGACTTCAATAGTCTAGCTGAAACATTAAATTTTGTTGAGTCATCATACGCCATATTATTTGTAACATCCAATAGGCTATCCAATAATTTAGCTCTAAGAATTGGGGGAAGATAATGTAGATTTAATCCAAAAAATCCGCCAGGAGCTCGATCAACAACAACTGTAAGAGGAAACTTATCGTAATAAGGTAATGTTTCTTTATGCTTTGGGTCATAAAAATACATCATCATTCTTCCTGGACCAAATGTATCAGCCTTGGTTAATTCTGGTTCATTTAATAATGCACTTCTATTAACACGTGTTAACTTTTGAATCCTACGGCGAAACCAATCCCTGGACTCACGAGTCCGTGGTTGTATTCCTCTACGGAATGCTTCAATTTCTAGCTTTTGAAATAGATTACTCATACTTGTATTTATATCTTTTTCTTACGTTTTTTTCTAGTATAAGGTTTCATTGGTTTAAGCGGTTTTAATTTTCCAGGAATAGGTTTAGCTAGCAAACCCATTTGAGCTAGAGTTTTTTCTGTCCATATTTGAAACTCCCAACCGCGGTCTTTACAATATTCATTTGCTGCTTCCCACTTATTCATATTTTTAACATATGTCATTCCTTCAGTAATATATCTTTTGGTTCTTTTAGGACCAATTGGAGGAACTGTTTCTTTTTCAGGTTTTATTTCAATAAGTATAGTTTTATCTTCCATAAATACTAATAAATCTGGAAAATATCTATGATATTTTTTATCAACTTCATAATAATATGGGATAATAAGTTCTTCTGATGACCATTTTTTTACTTTAGGATTTTGATCACACCATTGAAAGCATGCTTTTTCCCATAATGAACGATAGATGACATTATCAAAATCACCCTTATACTTCTTAATATTGTTTACTTTATATCTTCCAGAATATGGCATGTTTTCATATAAATAAGAGAAAATAGTCTTACTTTTATTTATTAGGAAAACAAATGGCAGAACTTTCTTATCCACTAAATTTGAATCCCGCCACTCAAGCTAGAATTGGATTTAATTGCTATAAAGCTCAACCAATCGATATGGCAAGTAGTGCTGCAATTCAAGAAGGATTTTCAGGCATATTATCCGCTGGTAAAGGTGCGTTACTTAATAGTATACAAGCCAATAACACTTTCGCTGATTTTCTCGGAATTGGTGGTGAAAAACAAGAAGGGGATGAGGGGAAAACTGCTGAAGAAGCAAAGGCGGATGCTGAAGCTGCTGCTGCACAAAAAAATGCATCAACTCAAAAAATATTAGAAGGATTGCAAGGATTTAAATATTTTTTAGATACTAAATCTCCGAAAGTGAGTATGTATGTTCCTTTATCACTTGCATATAATGATAATATAATTTATGATAATGTAAATCTTGGTGCTGCAGGTGCTGCATTTGGCAGAGCACTTAATGAAGGTAGTGGATTAATTGGTGCAATTGGCCAAGGTTTTTTTGATGGATTAAGTAATGCTACAGAAGTTTTATCAAAAGGAATTGGTGCCGTTGGAGAAGGTGCTGCTGGTAGATTAGCAGCTCAAAGAACTGTACAATTAGCGTCTGGGAAATTATCTCCTGGTATAGCTAATACCGCAACTCTTGCATTACAAACAACAGTTAATCCTAATACAAGAAGTATGTTTAGAGGGGTTGCTATTAGAGAATTTACTTTTACATTTCAAATGGTGCCGAGAAGTGAAAGAGAAGCTAGAGAAGCTCAAAAAATAATTCAATTTTTTAGACAAAGAATGTATCCAACTACGTTCAATCCGTTTTCACAAACATCAACAATTCCAATTGGATATGAATTTCCAGACTTATTTAGAATTTCATTCAAAATTGGTAACACAAGAATAAAAATTCCTAGAATTCATTTAGCATATTTAAGAAATTGTCAAGTAAATTATAACCCAACTGGTTCTAGTTTTCATGATGATGGACAACCGAACGAAATGACAATAACATTGAACTTTATGGAACACAAAACATTAAGCCGTAAAGAAATTGGTAATGCTAGTGGTGATGAGTCCGAATTAAGTGAAAGACAAGAAGTAACTAAAAGAATTTACGGTGCAGGAATGTCAAGTGATGGGTATTAAAAATGTATTTTAAAGATTACGAAAAAATTAGATATAGTTTTGGAGATGAAACAACCAGAACTCTTTTTCAGAATTTAACATTATACACTGATATACTTGATCAGATAAAAGATGATTTAAGTTTTTATGATGTTAAATTTATACAAGAAGGCGAAAGGCCTGATCAAACTTCAGTGAGATTTTATGGAACACCAATTTATTATTGGACTTTCTTTTTACTTAATGATAAATTAAGAGCAAAAGGTTGGCCAATTGATCGAGTTCAATTATTGCAAAAACTAAAAACAGAATATAGTAAATTTACTCTTACTTTAAGGCGAGATTTATCTCAAACATTTACACTAGGAGTATATGTTACCGGTAACACTAGTGGTGCAAGAGGAAAAATTATTCATAGAAATTTAGATAGTGGTCAAATTATAGTTGAATTAGATGATGAGACAGTTAAATTTTTACCAGACGAAGTAGTAACAATACTTCAACCTACAACAATTACTGAACAATTGTATGGTGCATCCGAAGAATATTTAGCAGCCAAATATTATAGAGATGGAAGTAAGACAAGAGTTGATTATGATCCAATTGTTGGTCCTGGTGCATTATTAGAAGAAGTAACGGTACTTGATCATTATAATGAACAAAACGAAGATTTGAGAAGAATTAAAGTATTGAAACCAGAATATTTGGAAAAACTAGCATCAGCATATACACAAGCGGTACAATCATAAATGCCTCAAGAAAATTCAAGACAACCGGCTCAGCCGTTCATATTTTCAAGAGCTGATCTTATATCAACGCGAACTGGTGTAGCTAATCGGTTTGTAAGTCATGATATAAGAGATGCGCTGGTTGATGTAATTATATATGAACAATTAAATAAACCATATACTACATGCATGATCACATACGTTGATAATGCTGATACGCTATCAAGTTTAGATATTCAAGGTGGAGAAATACTTCATTTAGAGGTTAAACCTTCAGTAGATCCTCAAGCACCTGGAATAAAAAAAGATTATTATGTTATGAGTGTAACAAATTCTGTAAGGACAAGTGATCTTATGGAAACACAAACCTTACTTTGTGTTGATAAAAATTATTTTGAATCTATTAGAAAAAATTGCAATGATGTACTTACTGGTACACCATTAGATATGATATTATCAATAGCGACGGATTATTTCAATGACTTAAATGTCTTACACAATTTTAATGATTATCAAGAACTTCATAAAGTTATTGTACCCAATAAAACTCCTTTACAAGCTATGACATGGATCAATTCTATGAATATGACATCAGTTGGTCTACCATATTTCTTATACGCCACTATGGGAGACGATACTCTTCGTTATTTTAGTTTAGAAGATCTTATCACTCAAGATACGTTTAATGTTGATAAACCTTTAACATATGGTTTTCATACAACAATGGAAACAGTGCAAACCAATGATGTACTTCAAAATTCTTTTAGTATTCAGCAATATGATTATAAAAACACTCACAAATTAAAAGATTTGATTGATGGAGGATTTACATCAGCTATTCATAGATATTATGATACAAATGTAAATAAACATTTTGTTACAGAGTTTTCTGCTGTAGATGCAATGGAACAACTTCATACAAATAACATATATTCAAAAGGTCAAACACGATATAATATTCCAGCTGGTCAACAATTTGAAGATGAAGGTTTTTTTGATAATTATCATAGAGTCTTTCAACATATAAGTAGTTCAAGACCATACACTGGTTATCTTTCATATCATCAAAAAGCAAATGAAGCAAATTATCATAAAGAAACAAATAGACGAGCTTACAGAAACTATTTGGTAAAAGAACCACTTAGTGTACAATTTGATGGTAAGTATCTTGGAGTTTTGCATGGCATTTTAAGAAAAGAATATCCATCTGCACCTCATTTAATAGGACAAAAAATAAGAATATTATTTAAAAGAACAGCTGAAAATCCTTCAAGAGATAACGCTGCACTTGATATTAAAAAATCAGGTGATTATATAGTACATTCTGTAAAACACATCTTACAGCGAGAAAGATACGATATTCAAATGACTGGCGTAAAAATACAAAGTTATGATGATGGAAGGACGGTGGCTAAATGAGCGCAAAGACTCACTTCTATGGTGATAACGTAAGATGGTTTATTGGCCAAGTTGCACGTAATACTTCACCTGATCCAACTCGAACTGGAAGAATAAAGGTTAGAATTTTTGGTATACACGATTCTTATGATATTCGTGAAGCTGATCTTCCGTGGGCTCAAGTGATATCGCCAAGTGTTTTTGGTGGTGGATCTGGGCTAACACCTGGAACTCGTATAGAAGCTCAGACTCTAGTGTTTGGATTTTTTCTTGATGGTGAGCATTCTCAACTTCCTCTCGTCATTGGTTCTATACCAACTCGTGAGTCTCTTGTAACTCCTCAATATCAATATGGAGATACTCAAAATAAAATAAACGAAACAACTGTATTTTCAGATGCAGAAAATGAACAATTTTCATCATATGGATTTGATGAAAATGCTGAAGGAGGTATGGCAAATCCTGGACCAGATAATTATGATGTAACTCGAGGATCTGATGTCTTATTCGGCCAAGACAATTTAGAAAGAGCATGGTATTGGTTTAGAAGTGTAACTGGTGGAGATTATAGTGCTGAAGCAACTGCAGGTCTTCTTGGAAATTTTTGGATAGAGTCAGGTCCACCTGCTGGTGGATTGCCAGATGATATTAACCCAGACGCAAGGAATGACACAGATGAACAATCTTATGGAATTGCACAATGGAATCCTTTTAATGGTGGTAATAGAGCCTATGTTAATCCTAAGTCTCGATTAGCAAAATATTATGCATTTGTTGCTGATTTCGGTGGAGATATGCAAGTAGAATGGTTGCTTCCTCAGCTCATGTTTGTAACTTATGAACTCGAACATGACCCAGTTCATGGTTGTAGCGCTGAATTACATGCTGCTACTACTCCAGAAGAAGCAGCTCGTATTGTAGAAGTTCATTACGAAAAACCAGAATTCTATGATAAACCTAATCATCCAAGATCGAGTAGCTTTGCTCGGCGTGCAGCGGCTAGAAACATTTATAAAAGATTCACAGGGACTGATTGATGCCAGAAATTAGAGCGTATAATACAAATATAGTTCAGCTTGATTTGAATACTTCGAGTATTGTAAAGGTTCAAACTAAAACAAAAGCTGATAATAACTTTTTCGGAACCACGACACAATTTACACTTTCTGGTTCAGTTCTTGTATTACGAAAAAAATATGCAGAGATCGTAGTTGAATATACTGTAAGCGATCAGAAAAGAGAACTTGAGCAAAGACTTCCTACTACTGAACTCGAAAAAAAGCTGAATAATTTAGCAAATTCACCTGAAGCTCTTACACTAAAAAACAAAGCAAATGAGGTAGCAGCCAAACTGGTTGGCCAAGAAGGAGCGCTTGCAAAAGCACTCGGAGAAGATCTCAATGGATTTAAAGCATTGGGCGAAGCATTCGAAGAAAATGTCAAAACAACTATGCAAGCGTTACCAGTTCTTTCTACTTCAAGTAGTCTTGGCGCAGCCAAGACTTCGCTCGAGAAGGCCAATTCGGATTTAATTACAGGTAAGTCTACAGGCAACGGAGCACCAAACTTTGTCGTAGCCCAAGGTTCTCCAAAGGCATTGAATGAATTATTCCAAGGTGCAAATAAGATCTTCGAAGCAGCAAAGCCAGAATTGACTACACTTCTCAAGGAAGTATCAGCAGTCGCCGAAGAGATTGATGCAGATAAAGTATTGAATGATGTAGCAACCGAAGCATCGACTGAAATCAAAAAGACCGTAAAAGCTTTCATGAAAGACATTACACCGAACGAACCATTCGTACAAGCAAAGGAAACTTCATTCGGAAATCTTCTTGCTACTGTAGTCGGAGCTGCTCGGTCTCTTGAACAAGCAGCATTTGATCTTCCTCTTCAAGGGCTAAAAGAAGATCTACCTGATCTCATAGATGAATTCAAACAGACTAATATATCAAAAAATGTTATCAACGGATTGTATTCAGATCCATCGACTAAGACTCCTCTGACAAACGTGATTCAAAAACTTGGAGGAGAGATAAACGAATTTGGTACTTCGAGACAAAAGTTCGATCTGGTTGATACTATCGAAGAATTTCAGTACGACATCGCTACATGCAAAAGAGATATTACCGCATCAGTTATTCATTGGACTAAATCATTCTCTGATCAGTATCTTACTGCATATGATATTGACTTGAATCATAAAAAATTGCAAATTGCAAAACTCGGAGATGAGGAAGTTGCAAATGCAAAAAACAAAAGTGGAATCATGTGGCATTATGTTATATTAAAAGATGGATCACTACAGAGAGGTCGACCACTTGAACTTGAAACGATTCCAGAGTCACCTTGGCCTACAAGAACCATTCATATAGGGTTTGTAGCTGGATATACAATACCATTTGGAGAACAATCTGCCACAATCTATCCATCATCAGAGTCTATTACATCTGCTCAATGGAATACATTTGACAAAATAGTAGAATCTCTTATACTACTTAAGCCAGGAATAGCAATCACTGGACATAATACAATCCATCGAGTGACCGCATGTCCAGGCTTCGATGTACAATCTTATGTAGAAAGAAAATACAACTACTATACTCCATACACCTCAGAGTATCTCGATCGTGATGAACCATTTACTATAGAAGAACTCGCATCAGTGCCCGCTAAGAAAATTGCAAACGCGCAAAAGGGCTTCGAACCCTCTAGTGTCGTCGCTGATGTCTTAGCAAAGCGGAACACAAACACGGACAAAAAAACAGGTGAGACTAAGTTGCCTACGGAACAGGAAATCACCGATGCTATTAGCGAGTTTAAAACCAAAGTGAAAGAACTCGATACTCAAGATATTCAACTTAAAATAAAAGAAGCTAAAGCTCAGCTCACAGAGCAGTTCAGTAATCCTCGCTCTGAGCTCAATACAGAGATTCAGAAGTTAGCGAACCAAAAGGATGAGATAGTATCCTCTTTAGAAAGCGCGCGGAAGACATTAGTGAACAGCGGATATGAGTATAGCTCAAAGGAGAACACATGGCTGAAAAAATAATTGTAGATGATGAATATAATTACTATGGACCAACTCAACGAGAAGAAGCGACTCGCGGAAAAACAAATAATGCAGTACGTGCTGATAAAACTCATGAGTTCCCTAGACTCCCATATTCACACCAATCTTCGGTAAATAAAACATCGCGTGGTGGTAGGAAAAACTATGTCTATACCGGTGGTGGAGATAAAATAGTAGACTATGTAGACGCCATTCCAGCGTCGCGAAGATCGAGCTCACAGTATGGTAAGACGTCTGTACATGAGACTATATCTGGTCATACCATTGAATACGACGATACGCCTGGTTCAGAAAGAATCATGATATACCATAAGACAGGATCTGGTGTAGAACTTCTTGCCGACGGAACTTCTATCTATAGTAGTGTAGGTAATACAGTGCGCGTGGTACAGAAAGATGAGAAGGTTGTAGTAGAAGGAGACGCGCACTTAAGTTATAATGGCAATTTAACATTAGACGTCTCTGGTGACTTTAATGTGAAGGTTGGTGGTAACTATAACGTTGAGGTGGGTGGAAATGAAGTAAGGAAGACTGATGGCTCGGTCGGTGTCACGATAGGGAAGAAGCACCAAAAGACTGTAAAAGGTAATGAAGTCTCTATGGTAGCGGGATCTATTACTGATCAGACTCTCGGTCAACGGTATAGCGTAACAAAGGGCGTTTTTACGGTGCTAGCTGAAGGTGACTATATACAGGCCTGTAAAGGTACGTTATCTTTGACATCGGAAGATGAAGTTATTCTCTCAAGCCCAGACATGAATATAGCAGCGAATGATTTATCCGTTTTTGGTGCCACTGGAACGTTTGGTGGAGATACTATAACGGGATATTTCCAGAATGTATTTTGTAAGAGTGGAAGTTTTACTGAGGGAGTAACAGCCCCTACATTCCATGGGGATTTAACTGGTAGGGCAGATGAAGCTATAGCTTCTGATACTGCGGTATATGCTTCTTATGGAGGTGGACCAGGTAGTGCGGAAAATTGGACTAATACAAATACTGCCACAGACCTTACCGAAACAGCGAGACCTACAAGTGCAATTTTATCAGACTATTTAGATAATAGTGATAGAGCATATATTAGAGTATCTATAGATCCAGGTGACTATATGAAAAAAGCTATTAATAGAAGTGATTTTTACGGTGGTATTACTGATAAGGATCCTAATATATCTGAGGTACGGGCTTTATTAAAAGATCCAGATAATACAAATAATGATACATTTCTTGGTAATTTATTAGCAGCTGGAAAAATATCGAGTTTATATAGCAATGTAGTTCCTTTATATACAGGCAGGCAAGTAAATCCTGTAGATGCATTATTAACTGGTAGTACAAATCTTGGACAAACTACTCGAGGTGGAAGTAAACAATTTACAATGGGTACAAATACTCGACTCGAAGATCAATTAAAGAAAAGAGGATTATAATATGGCAGGTGTACAATTTGTAGTAGATCAACAATATAATCCAGAATGGCAAGCTAATATTACGAGTGGTACAAAATTAGCTGCTGGAATAAGTATGGCAAAATTTATATATGGAAGTAGTAATCCAAATGGTATAGATCATATTACCGAAAATGTATCTGATGAAAATAAATATAAACTTGCGAAACAATATATTATGCAAGCGACAGCCCTTTTATCGTGCCGTATAAAACCCTTCTCTCGATATAGGGTTAAAGTGGCAGAGGGTTATTATAGAATAACAGATAAAAGTCGTGTATATGATGTAGATAGTATATTATATCTACGAAATAAAGGCCGGGCAGTAGTATATGAAATATATGGTGAAGATGGAAATGTCGATAATTTAAAAAGTTTTGATTTAGCTCTCCATTTTTCTACTCATAGATATGGCGGTGTTATGCCAGCCAAAACTATTTTATCTTATGACAATTATAATCCAAGCGGAAAACTCCATTCTCAAGTTACTCTCATTATGCCCGAAATTCAAGATGGATGGAATGTAAGATATTCATTTACACCGAATCAAGTAGAAACAAAATATAATGGACATAATCTCACAACTGGTGAATTTGTAGAAGTACTTGAACAACCAAGTGATGGAACAGTTTTATATGGAACATGATCTCTTTGCGGTATAAATAGAAAGAAAGGATAATTACACATGGCTGTGAGAGCTTTTGCTGCAGAAGATAACCCTACCGATGCTTCCTTTGTTGTTACACGGGAGAAAAAGTTTTCGGACGTTGATTTTGATTTTCGGAATATCGAAAATGATAATAATGTTCGTACTGATCTTCGCAAAGTACAGGATCTTAATTCAGTAAAACAAGCTGTGAAAAATATCCTTTTAACAAATCAAGGTGAAAAACCTTTTATGCCAGTATTTGGTAGTCAATTAAACTATCTTTTATTTGAATTAGATACAGAACTTGATGAAGATATAATTGAAGAAGAAATTGCGAATAGTTTAGAAATATATGAACCAAGAGCTATTTTAAGAAATGTTGAAATAGACATGAATGGTGAACAAAACAAATGCGATGTAACCGTAGAATTTCAAGTAGTGAATACCGGTGAAATTGCACAAGTCACAGTAGATATTACGAGGATCAGATGACCACATCAATAAAATCTTCCGATCTTGATTTTGCGAATATTAAAGCAGAATTAAAAGATTATTTAAAACAAAAGTCTGAATTTACAGACTATAATTTTGAGGGATCTGCACTCAGTAACATTCTGGATGTATTAGCATATAATACTCATCTAAATGGATTAATTGCTAATTTCTCTACAAATGAATCTTTTCTCAATACCGCACAATTGAGAAGCTCAGTGATTTCCTTAGCTACTGCACTTGGTTATGTTCCTCGGTCAGTTACAACTAGTCAAGCTATTGTAAATTTATCGATTAATATACTTGATGCGGTGAGACCATCTTCAGTATTTATGCCAAAGAATTTTCTTTTCAACACATCGGTAGAGGGAAGATCTTATACTTTCAGAACTCTTGAGAAAATCTCAGCAAATGATAATGGTAATGGATTTTATTCTTTTACACTCTCCGATGGATCTGATCTTGTATCTCTATACGAAGGCGTGCAAAAAACGAAAACATTCTATGTCGGTGAACTTGCTGATGAACAAGTATATGTCATTCCTGATAAAACAATTGATACCGCAACTGTGGAAGTAAAAGTATATCCAACTGCTGCTTCTCCAGATGAAGATGCTGAAGCTTATACACCAATTAAAGATGCGGTGCGAATCACAGCAGATAGTACTCATTATCAAATTCGCGAGGTCCCTAACGGGACCTATGAACTAGTATTTGGCGATGGCATCGTAACAGGTAAAAGACCTGTTAGCGGTAACAAAATTATAGTAACATACTTATCATCTATAGGTGCTCCAGCAAATAATGCTACAGTATTTACCGCAGCTTCTCAACTTTCGGTTTCTGGTTATGGTAACTACAATGTAAATGTAACAACTGTATCTGAATCGGCAGGAGGAGCTAAAAAAGAATCTATAGATTCAATTCGACAAAACGCTCCAATCGCTTTTTCTTCTCAACAAAGATTAGTTACAGCCGAAGACTATACAGCGCAGATTTTATCTCGCTATGGAAACGTTCTTGATGATGTTATTACATGGGGTGGTGCTGATAATGATCCTCCTAAATATGGCGTAGTTTATGTAGGACTTAAATTTAAAGCATCTACAAGTGATGTTATTAAAGCTCAAACAAAAGACGATATTGTAAATTTACTTACAACCAATTTAGGAATTATGTCTATTGGTACAGAGTTTACTGATCCAATAGATACATTTATTGAATTAAACTGTCAATTTAGATATGATCCAGACTTATCAGCTATTACACCTAGAGCAACACAAAATGCTATTGTTCAAGCTATGAAAGATCATTTTGTGGAAAACTTAAATAAGTTTGGTACAGTTTTTAGACGGTCAAAATTGCTTGCTGAGATTGATGACTTGGATGCCGCCATCTTAAATTCATCAATTACTGTAAAAGTTCAGCAAAGATTTTTACCAATAACTAATAAATCTTTAGGTTATAAATTAACATTTCCAATGCAAATAGCTGCGCCAGATGATGAATTTCATAGAGTTACTTCTGCTCGTTTTTCAATAGCAGGAATTAGTTGCTTTATTAGAAATAGACTTAAAACAAATATTTTAGAGATAGTATCAGTTGGTGGTGATATTATAAAAGATAATGTTGGTTATTATGAAGAAGGTAGTGGTATAGTTCAATTAGAAGGATTTAATCCATCTACAATTGATGGTGGTGGAGAACTAAAAGTTTCAGTTGTTCCTGCCAATCAAAGTACTGTTGCACCATTACGTAATTATACTTTAAATTTTGATGAATCATTGAGTTCAGCAAGCGCTATCTTAGACTATCAAGAATTACAGGTAACTCTCTAAATGCCTCATACGCTTAAAAATACTGGAAGAAAAGATGAACTCTTTTTCAATCGTAAAGTTGATGAAGCTTTACCTGAACATATAAAAGAGAATCATCCAAAAATTGTAAGCTTCTTAAATGAATATTATAATTTTTTAGATTCTGATGGTGCTAAAGCATTTCAATCTGATATTCATAATATTCTTTCATTTAGAGATGTAGAAGAAATACCAAATGATTTATTAAATTTATTGGTATATGAAATTGGATCTAAATTAGAAAATGTAGATAAATTTAATGATGAAAGATTTGCTTTAGGAAGACTTCCATATTTTTATAGAGATAAAGGAACATTAAAAGGTACTGAAGAATTTTTTAAATTATTTTTTGGAACTGAAGTTGAAGTTGAATATCCGAAGAAAGATATTTTTATTGTAGGTCAAGATGAAATTGGTCCTGATTATGAAAACTATATACAAAACTATGCAAGGTATCAAACATATTCTATTCTTTTAAAAATTGGTTTATCAGTTTCTCAGTATAGATCTCTGTATAAAAAGTTTGCACATCCAGCTGGTTGGTATTTTGAAGGATTGGTTTCATTTGCAACTGAAGCTAATTTAAATCTATTTGCACAAGAAGCTTTGCAAGATTCAATCTTTGTATCTTCAATTACTGAAGTTTATCAACCATTGTTCCACCAATCACGTTATACGGGTTCTGTATCAATTGGGCAGGATGATGTAAGTTATGCAGAATTTGGCGGTACTATAAAGGTAAGAGATGGCAGAATTACTAATCAACCAGATCAAAAAGATTCAAGTGAAGATCATTATATTATGACTATTATTGATAAATATCAGAATGTCACTGCTGAGGAATTGGCAAGACATTATGTGGTTGGAGAAATAGGTCATCCAAATTCAAGAACATTTGATGAAGACTCTTCAGCTGATCCAGTAATGAGCTTCGATAATGATAAAGAAACATTAGATGAAGATATGTTTACAAGATATGACGAACAATATCACTATAGATGATAATTTTTATATAAATAGAATTAAATTTTCAAAGGTTTAACATGGCAAAGCAAGCAATATCACTAGGCACTGTAGCCAACGATGGAACAGGAGATACATTAAGATCTGCTGGTTCTAAAGTAAATGCTAATTTTGATGAGATTTATACACAATTTGGAGATGGTAATGCATTAACAACTGGTTTACAATTTTCATCTAATGGTATTATTTTTGAAGGTTCAGTACCAGATAATAATGAAACTACTCTTACTGTTGAAAATCCAACAGCCGATAGAATTGCAACGCTTCCTGATCATACAGGAGCTATATTAGTTGATAGCGCAATTCAAACTATTGCAAATAAAAGAATTGTTAGACCTGAAATAGATAGTGCTCAATTAAATGGTTTATTAATAAAAGATAGAGATTCTTCTCACGATTATAATATTATTTCTGGATCATTAACTTCAAATGTAAATGTTACTTTACCAAATATTAGTACAGATGATCAATTTACATTTAATAATGCAACTCAGCAATTAAGTAATAAGACTTTATATAGACCTAGAGTTGAGCAAATGATTTCCGATAGTGTCGGTGAACCATTGCTTGAATTTTTAAGAGTAGGCACGGCTAGTCATATTAGATTTACAAATGCAGATAATCCAGTTATCGAAGCCCAAACTACTCTTACAAATGCTCATTTAAATATCGATGCGGCTGGAACTGGATCGGTGGAAATAAGTAAAGTGGCACATGCCACATTAGAAATTTCTACAGGTGGAGATACAGTAGGTGCACCAGTAACTTCTGGTAACAATGCCAACTTCCAACCAAGCGGACATATACGAGGAGATAAAGCTACATCACTTTATATTCAACAACATAATGGAACAATAAATGGTGAAACCAAAGTATATACTAATGGTGGATCAGGAAATATTGAAGTTGCGTTTCCAACCGCAAATAATTTTGCACAAGGTACTTCTCTCACCATTCATCCAAATGGAGCAGCACAACTTATTTGGAGTGATGATAGATGGTTCATCATGGGTGGACTAGATAGTGACCATAATGGAAACAGATTATTGACTATTAACGCATAGGATTAAAAAATGCCAGCAGTATTAACAGATAAAATTAAAAGAAACATTTTGCAAGTAATGTACGATGAAGTGAATGACGTACTTGCAAATTACTTTATTTCTATTGGCCACGGTGAAGAATGGGTTACATCAGACGATACAGTTCCACCCAATACACCAATTAATTCTATTAAAGAAGAAAGAGATTTTAGACTAAGAGCGCAATCGGCAAAAAAAGTAGCAGATGTTTCTTTTGTAGTACCAAGATTTAATTGGACATCGGGTTCAATATATTCACAATATGATGATAATAGAAGTATTACGCCTGGTATTTCAGGTGCAGCAAATATATATCCGTATTATATTTTAACAGATGAAAATCAAGTTTATATTTGTTTGAAACAACCAAGAGATGCCAATGGTGTAGCTTTAAGATCTACAGTACAACCAACAGGAACTTCAAATAAACCAAAAAAAGAAACTGATGGATATGTATGGAAATTTTTATATGCTATTGGTGGTGCAAAATCTTCAGCGTTTCTATCAGCAAACTTTATGCCTGTTGAATATGTTAAAACTGGACAAGCTGGATTAAACTCATTACAAGATCAACAAGCATTAATAAGAGATGCTGCTGTTCCAAAACAAGTTTTAGGTATTGAAATTATTGATCCTGGCGCAGGATATACTAGTGCTCCTACTGTTCAAATTATAGGAAATGGGGATAGTGTTGGTAGTAATCAATATACTCCTAAAGCTACAGCAACAGCAACAATTGATCCAAGTTCTGGTGGTTTCGTTACTAAAATTGAAATTGATTCTAGTTCAAATATTGGTAGTGTTTCTGATAGTGTGTTAGAAGCTGGTCGTAATTATGATTATGCCGATGTAATTATTTCTGGTGGAGGTGCATCAAGAGATGCTACAGCTAGAGCAGTTCTTCATGGTAACGATTCAGGTGTAGGAGCAAATCCAGTATTTGATTTAAGATCTACATCACTAATGTTTAATGTTAAAATTGAAGGTGGAGAAGCTGGCGCAGATGGATTTAGAGATTTTATAGTTGATGATAGAGATTACCGTCAAGTTGGATTATTTAAAAATCTTAGAGATTTTGATGGAAATCTATATACAGAACTTAGTGGTAGAATGATGAAATCTTTTAGAGGTGTTAGAGCAGATGTCCAACAATTAAAAAATCTAACAGATCCAATTATTACTCAGAGCACAGGATTTACTGCTATTGTTGCAGATGTTGATAGTGATACGTGTTATTATTATCAAACGGATTCGACTGGTTTTGTACCGATATCAAATGTTCAAATTGAAAACAGTTCTCAGAATTTTAATAATATTAGTCCTACTCATCTAATTGATAGTTCAGACATTAATCCTTTTTCTGGAGATTTATTATACGTAGAAAGTAGACCAGCAATTAAAAGACTTGATACTGAAACAAATGACATTAAAATCATCGTAAGTTTATAGGATAGAATATGGCACAACTCGTAAATAAAAATACTTTTTCATCAACTTATCGAGATGATTTTGCTGATAGTGATGGATACTATCGAATTCTTTTTAATAGTGGAAAGAAACTTCAAGCTCGTGAATTAACACAAATGCAAACCATTATTCAAAAGCAAATTGAAAGAATGGGAAATAATTTATTTGCAGATAATAGTGTTATTAAACAAGCAGCAGCTCAAGTTGATAATAATTACCAGTTTATTAGATTAAATACTACTAATGAACCAATTAGTGATCCTCAAAGTTTAGTTGGTGCAATATATACAGGAGTTACTTCTCAGGTTGTATTTAGAGTTGATGAGGTTGTAGAAGCTGGAGTTAATCCTGTAACTGATCCATTAACCTTATATGGAACATATACTTCAACAGAAAATTCATCGCTAGCAACTGATCAACAAGCAGTTGCTCAACCTAATGAAGTAATGCAAGGAACAAACTTACCAAATATTAGAGTCGAAAATTCTGCGCAATCTACAGGATTTGGTTCTAGATTTTTATCCGATGGAGGAATTTATTATTCCAAAGGATTCTTTATATTTGCAGATAAACAAGAAAAAATAATTTCTAAATATACAAATACTCCAACGGTGGTAGTTGGTTTTAAAAGAATTGATGAAGTTGTAACAAGTGCAGATGATACTGCTTTATTTGATAATCAAGGGGCGTCACCTAATCTTACTGCTCCTGGTGCGGATAGATTTAGAATTAGATTAGAACTATCTCTTGAAAGTGAGATGGGCCCAACAGACACATTCATTAGAAAAGCAAAAGTTGTTAATGGAAAAATCGTAGCAACTTCTCCAGTTGGAAATGAATATAACAAACCTAGAGAATTTGTAGCACAAAGAATAAAAGAAAATTCTGGAGACTATATTGTAAAACCATTTAATTTAAGATACGCTGATGATTCAGATGATAATTTCTTACTAGCTCAAACTTCAAGTGGCGTTGCAGTAGTTAATGGTTATCGTGCTTCAGTGTATACTTCTGATACTCCTCCAAGAGTACGTAAAGCAAGATCCACTGTTAATATTGCAGATCAATTCGTACCAATTTCATTTGGTAACTTTTTTGAATTAGATTCTGTTCCAGCACAAATGCCAGATATAACTAATTCAGTTGGATTTGAAAAACAAAATGTTAGAGATGGAGCAGATTATGGTGGAGCTACAATTGGAACATGCTTTGTAAGATTTATTCAAGAAGACGGAGCTGGATATAGGGCTTATATAACAAACTTAGTTCTTAATTCTGGATCTGGAATTGGCGACATAGGTAGTATTGGTACTGGTGCTAATGCATATTTTAATATTAATCAAAATTCAAGAGATAACGGACCATTTAATAATAGTGGAACTTTAAATAGTTTAATTTTTCCTCTTCCAAATAGAAGACCAGAAAATATTACGAATGCTGATATAACGGTTCAAAGGCAATTTAGATTTACACCAACTGGTTCTACATTTGATATTACAACTGATAATAGTACTGAAATATTTTTAAATGAAGGTGATTGGCTTATTACCGATTTAAATGGTGATATTCCTGGCGCAACAATTACATTACAAAACGTAGATAAGACAGCAAGAATTGGTGGGCTTTCAGCTGGAGTTTCTGTAGCTGTAACAGCATTTGTTAGAAAAAGTAATGAAACTTCTAGGTCTAAAACAAAAACTTCTGCTAATAAAGTATTTAAAGTTATAACAGACGGTGTTACAAATCAGCAATTTATTAATTTACATAAACCAGATATTATTGAAGTTACTCATATTGAAGATCCAAATGATAGTACACAGAGTTATTTAGGTAACTTTACCTTAGACGATGGTAGAAAAGATAATTTCTATGACAATGGTAGATTGTTTTTAACTGGAGCTCTTCCACCTAATGCAACCACTACTGGATTACGCATAAGATGGGATTATTTTCAACATGAACCAGGTAAAAGCTTTTTTAGTAAAAATTCATATGATGGTGAAGTTGATTATAAAGACATTCCAACTCATACATTTCAAAATGGCGAGCAAATATTTTTAGCGGATGCTTTAGATTTTAGACCAACTGTTGATTCAGATGGTGATTTTGAAGTGGCTAATGGTGGATCTACAAACGAAATTCCCGATCCAGCCACTGTAATCGATTTAGATGTTTCTTATTATTTACCAAGAATTGATAAAGTTATAATTGATCAAAATGGTAAGATTAGAGTTATTCCAGGTGCGTCCTCATTTGCACCAAGTCCTCCAGAAACACCTAAAGGTACTATGGAATTATTTAAAGTTAAATATGATGCTAATACTCTCGACAATAATGATATAACTATTACTCGAATAGACCATAAAAGATATACTATGAGTCAAATTAATTTATTAGAAAAAAGACTTGGTCGATTAGAAGATGCAGTATCATTAAGTTTATTAGAAAATAAAGCAGCTGATATTGTTGAGTTTGATGCGAATGGAGATCCTAGATTAAAAAGTGGATTTATAGTTGATAACTTTACAAGTCATGCTTTAACTGATAAAAATAATTCAAATTTAAGATCATCTATGGATTTTTCTTCTGGATTACTATTTCCTCAAAATATCGAACGGGTTATTGATTTAGAATATGATTCAGATACTAATAATCCATCTCCTGCGCTAAATGTAGCATTAAGAGGAGGATTCATTGTACCTAGATATGATACAGAATTATATATGGAAAATGAATACGCAAGTGATGCATTACAAGTAAATCCATTTCAAGTTAATAATTTCAATGGGACTATTCAGTTATCGCCATCTTCAGATAATTGGTATGAAACTCGTTTTCCTTTTGAGAAAGTAGTTAACTATCAAGGATCAGAAATTTTATCTGATGGTGCATATCAATGGAATAATCATGAATGGAATTGGCTTGGAAAAGATTTAGAATCTCTTCAAACTGGTGATAAAACTAATACTACAGCATCTACTTCTGGAAGAACCACTACTACTTCTTGGAATGTAGTGGAAAATATTTTTATTCAAGAAGACTTTGTTGAAAATAGATTAGTACGCACAGAATCAATTCCAAAAGTAAGAGCTAGACTAGTTAGGTTTAAAGCTACTGGATTAAGACCAAATGCTAAACACTATGCTTTCTTCGATAATGTTTCAGTGGATGCTTGGGTGAAAGAAGAAACATTTACAAGTACATGGCGTAATGATTTTGCTTATGATTCTGATTATGGTACAGAATACATTAATGCGACTGGACACCCTAGTGGAAGTCAACAATTAACTTCCGATGAGTTCGGAGTTATTGAAGGATCATTCTTTATTCCAGCTACTTCAGCAATATCTTTCTTATGTGGAAATGTCAAGTTTGAATTAAAAGATGTAACTGGATCTGGAAATGAAAACTATTTATCACGAGCAGTTACTAATTATACCGCTGAAGGCACATTAAAACTTTATGAAGAAGTATGGACATCTACAAGGTATATTGAAATTGAAGGTGATCAATCTGTTTATACAGCCCCAGTAGTAACTAATAATTCTGGTGGAGGAGATGATGGATATAGTGGTGGTAATGATAATTTCAGTTCTCCGGGATTAGACGCATTTGGTGGACCAGGTCCAAATGTTGGAGATGCAAATTCATGTGGAGGTAATGACGTATGTGTAATTGCTACACATGCTACGCAAAATAATGTAGAAGGATTTAGCTTAATGGATAAAGCTAAAGCTGAGATTTGGTGCGAAAAGAAATATCATGGAACATGGTATGGAGAAGCATTTAGACGCGGTTATAGGTACCTTGGAAATAGAGCGATTGAACGAGGTGAAGCGCATAAACATTATCAAGAGTTTAAAGACTTTGTAGCTTATGGTAGAGGTTTAAAGAAAGGGTTAAAACCTGCATTAAACTATTACTTTAGAACAGCGCAATTCTTTGCGATTGGTTTATTTACAAATGAATAGGAGCAAAAATGCCTGAAGTAAGTAGACAAAATACGAGCAGAATAGCTCAATCATTTTATGTAGATAAAAATAGTGGCATATTTATTACTGATATTGGATTATTTTTCAAGTCTGCACCTGACACAACGGGTCAACCGGTATATGTAACCATTAGAGCTCTTGAAGGTGGGGTTCCTCATGGATACGTATATATTGCTAAAGCTGAGCAAAGTTATTCAAATATAAGTGCTTCTATTCCTAATCCTAATGCCACGAATGAAATAAAATTTACATTTGCGCATCCAGTTTATTTAGAGCCTTTTAAATATTATGCCTTTACAGTTGAAACTGGAAGTTCTGAATATGAATTATACTATGCAGAAATTTATGACCATGTTCTTAATTCTACTGAAAAATTGGTTGATAAAAATCCAGTAAGTGGATCTATTTTTTATTCTCAAAATGGTGTGACTTGGTCTGAAAATCAAAACCAAGATTTAAAATTCAAAATATATAAAGCTAATTGGGCAGCTTATTGGTCAGGGACACGAGCAAATGTATCTCTTCAAAATAAAGCCATATCTCAAGAAATTCTTCCTAATAACCCAATAACTACTGACGGTGCTACTACTGATATTATCATATCGCATAAACATCATGGATTCCAAGAAGGTGATAAGGTAAATATTTCTGGAGTAACATCAAATTCTGGATATATTGGAGGAATTCATATTAATAATATTAATGGACTTAGAACAATAAAATCCGGATCAGGCAACGTTGCTTCTCGTGATTGGCAAGGATATATTTTAGAAACTGGAAGTGGTACTGCAAACACAACTTTGACAAATGAAATTGGGGGCGGGGCTAATGTTAAGGCTGATAGAAATTTTTTATATAGTACATTTGTTCCAAGTGTTAGTGTTTTAAAAACTCATAATACTGCCAGTTTTTATGGCGTAAAAACTATGGCTGCAGGAAAAAATCCATATAATTCTGAAGCTGGTGCATACGTAAGAGACACTGCATACTCTCAAGTTATGCCAAATAAAACTATGTTTATGTTTAATAATCCAGGATTAATTGCTAGCACTGAAATGGAAGGTGATAATCCTGGTACTTCAATTCCAAATAATAAATCTTTTGATTTGAGAATAACACTTTCTTCTGAAGATCCAGCTAATGTTATGCCTTTTGTTGATTTAGAAAGAGCTAGCATTGCTACAATGTATGCAGCAGTTGATAATCCAAGTTTAACTGTTAATAGTAGCAGTGGTCAAAATATGGTAATAAATCCGATTGCTGAAACTTTACCAGAAGGTGGAACAACATTAGCTAAACACATTACTAAAATATTTCCACTTGAATCAAGCGCTATAGGACTTAGAGTAGCAGTTGCCGGAAACGTATTATCTGGTGGAAGTTTTGATCTTTATTATAGAGTTGCTGAACTTGATACAAATATATCTACTCAAGCATGGGTATTGATTGCACCATCAAATAATCCAACAACTTCTGAAAAAAGAGGAGTGTTTAAAGATTATGAATATTTGATTGGTGGTCAATCTGGGTTTACTACACCATTTCAACAGTTTCAATTTAAAATTACAATGAAAGCAAATAATGCAATTAAAGCGCCTATTTTAAGGGAGTTCAGAGCAATAGCACTGAGTACATAATTTATGATTGACAATAAAAGACAAGTAGCTGGCAGGCCTGGTCTAGTAAAAAATGAAAATACCGGTGTGTTTAACTATATAAATAGCAATGAAACAATTGAAAACATTCGAAAAGCAAAACAGAAAAAACTTGATCAGGAAAAAGATATTGAAAGCTTAAAAGAAGAAGTAACGGAGATAAAAGATATGCTCCAAAAAATTATGCAAAAACTATAGGTAAGAAAAAAGATGGCAAAAGTCTATGTAAATCTACAAAATACCATTGGTACATGGGTCGCTAATCACAACGATGTTGTGAATAAAATTGGTGATCTAGCACTATTAGGGACACTTGAAGATAGTAGCTTAGTTATGGCTACTAATGAAATACATGACTCTTTAAATGCTACCATAACTCTCCTTGGTTTATATAATCCTGCGGGTTTATCAACAGTAGCTGACTCAGTAGTAGGAGCAGTAAATGAACTTGATTCTGATATTGGCAACAGAGCTGATTTAGTTACCTTAAATAGAAATACAATTGTAGCTGCAATTAATGAATTGCATGATTCTATGGGCACTGCTGCCCTTGGTACATTGGCAACCGATATAAAAGGTGCAATTAATGAACTTCATGATTCAGTAGATCAACTTAATACATTCGTAGATCCAGACACAGCACTTAACACAACAGCATCTACTGTATCTGGTGCAATTAACGAACATGAAACTGATATTGGTAATATGACCTTTACAGGTCTAAGTGCAACTAATATCTCTGCAGCGATTAGAGAATTAAGAACTGAACTGGGCGACCACACTTCTCTTACTACTACAGCAACTAATAATGTGGTTGCAGCTATTAATGAAATTAATTCAGAACTTTATAATACACCAGATGGAAGTGGATCTAACTTTAATACGACTGCTACAACCATCGAAGGAGCAATTAACGAATTTGAAGCAGCACTTAGAAATTCTACTGGCGGTGGTGTTAATAACTATACGCTATCGACATTAAAGCAAACTATTGTTGAAGCAATTAATGAACTTCATGATTCACTAGGCACTGACGCTCTTAATACATTATCAACTAATATTAAAAGTGCAATTAATGAACTTCATGATTCACTGGGCACTGACTCTCTTAATACATTATCAACTAATATTAAAAGTGCAATTAATGAACTTCATGATTCACAATCAGCAATTAAAACTTTATTAGGTGGTACTACTACTTTAAGAACCACTGCAACCTCGGTTGTTGGTGGTGTAAACGAAGTTGACTCACAAATGTCATTCGTTTTACAAGCATTAGGACTTGGTGATCCTAATACAGCATTTGGTACTTATACGCCAGGTACAGATACATATGCTGGTAATCTTGGTCAACTTGACGCTAATCTTGGTGATAAATCATCTATTAGACACGCTATAAATGATTTACAAAGTTCTATTGATACCATTGAAGGTAATGAACAAACAACGAATACAACAATTGGTTCTTTAGCCAATTTAGATAATGAAATACAAAGATCAAGTATTGTTGGTGCTATTAACTCTTTAAGAGATTCTGTTCTTGCAATTTATGATTCTCTTACGGTTGATAATTTAACATTCAATGATAATATTATTAGATCTAATTCTACCAACGGACAAATTGATTTAAGACATGGTGGACCTGGTGTTGCATCTGAGTTTACATATTTAACAATTAAAAGATTTGCTGATAGCGATACACTTATTACTACTGATGCTGGTGGTTCAGGTATACTTCTTGCCGATTCTGCAGTTACCATTCAAGGTAATTTAAGAGTACAAGGTACGACTACTTATGTCAATACCGAAACAGTTGAGATTGATGACAACATTATATTATTGAATGCTAACGTAGCATCAAATGTTGCTGGAACTGAAAATGCTGGACTCGAAGTTAATCGTGGAAATTTAGCGAATGCATTTATAAGATGGAATGAAACTAATGACAAGTGGGAAGCCACTATGGCAAATGATGGTTCTGTTGAAACCATCTTAACCACATCTGATAAGAGCGGTATTAGTGGAGCTAATATTAATGATGATGCTGTCTCTAATGCTAAACTTGCAAACATGGGTGCAAACACTGTTAAGGTTAGAGATGCTAATAGTGCTGGTGATCCATCGGATAAAGCGGTTGGAATTGCTCAAATCTTAATTGGTACACCAACAGGATTTACTTCGGATTCACTTTCAGGTGATGTCAGTATGACAAGTGCTGGCGCGGTAACTATTGTCGATGATGCAGTTACATATGCTAAAATCCAAAATGTATCGGCGACAAATAGAATTTTAGGTAGAGATACTGCAGGTGCTGGAGTTATAGAAGAAATTACTCCAACTAATGTAAGAACAATGCTTAATGTTGAGGATGGCGCAAATGCTTATAGCCATCCTAATCACTCAGGCGATGTTACTTCAACCGGTGATGGTGCTACTACCATTGCAAATGATGCAGTTACATATGCTAAGATGCAAAATGTTGTAACAGCCAATAGAGTTCTTGGTTCTACTTCAGCGGATGGTGTGGTTAGTGAAGTTCAAGTATCTACTAATATGATTGCCGATTCCGCAGTTACATACGCTAAAATGCAGAATGTTTTAACAGCTAATAGACTCCTTGGATCTACATCAGCAAATAGTAACGTTAGTGAAGTTCAAGTAGCCACTGGTATGATTGCAAATGATGCTGTGACTTATGCTAAAATCCAAAATGTTGCGACAGCTAATAGAGTTCTTGGCTCTTCTTCGGCAGGGGGTGTAGTATCTGAAGTTCAAGTTTCTAATGCCATGTTAGCTGGTTCAATTGCTAATAATAAATTAGCTAACAGCGCTATTACTATTGCTGGAGTATCAACTTCATTAGGTGGATCAATTTTAGATTCACTTGGCGAAGTTCCAGGGATACATACCGGAGGAGGAAGTGCAGATCAAGATAGTACACAATCTATTTTCATTGGTCATCAAAATCCAATAAGTGGAGTTCTTGGTACATCTTCAGTAGGTATTGGTTGGCATGCAGGACAGTCACTTACTAATGCTTCGAATTATGCTACTTCAGTAGGACACGGATCTGGTAAAAATAATAATGGTGATTATAATAGTTCTTTTGGCGCAAATGCAATGGGTGCTGGATCAGCTACATCAGGAAATTATAATACATCACTAGGTTATCAGGCAGGTTATGAGATAAGTAGTGGCACAAATAATGTGAATGCTGGTGCATTTGCTGGCGCGGAAATCCAAACTGGTGGTGGTAACGTTGCACTTGGTTATGGGGCAGGTCCTGCAAATGGAGGTTCTGGTGTTTCTGATAATATTTACATCGGACATTTGGCAGGAAGTACGGGAACGACTGGTGATAACAATATTATTATTGGTAAAAATGCTCAGAAATCTGCTGCTACTGTAAGTAATGAAATTACGCTCGGTGATACGGCAATTACAAGATTTAGAATACCTGGGCTTGATCTCGATACTAATAGTGCAACTGGTGGCCAAGCACTTAGATGGAATGCTACTAATGGAGGATTTGAATGGTATACTCCATCAAGTGGAGTAACTGCTGGAGATTATATAACTAACAGTAGTGGTACATTTAATGTAAATGCAGGAGATACATTACTTATTAAAAATTCTGGAGGTACCACACTAAAAACAATTGTGAGTTTGGGTAGTGTATAAAACGTAATATATAATACCATATAATGGAGATGATAGTAATATGGCTGTAGTAACACCACTTAAAGTTTTAAACGGCGGAGATCTCAAGCAAATGAGTACTGCCGAAATAACTTATATTAAAGATAGATGTAGATATTTGTATGGTACAGACCCAACTGTAACATTATCAGTTGTAACTACTGGTGCAACCAATCATATTGATGTTGAAGGTACGAATCAATATATGATTGATGATAGATGGCAAACTGGTACCTCTGCAACAAATGCAACTACTTATCCCGCCGAAGCTACAACAGGCGAACCAACAATTATTACACCAATTCAATATGATTATATTGATGAAACACGTACAGCTGCAAGTCAACCCTCTGACATTAATTCTGTAAGGTTTCCACTTTATTATGATGGAAATGGAGATCTTAGATCTATGTCTCAAACAGATATGTTAGATACATTTATTTTGCCAGCAATTGATACTATAACGGCATCTGTGGGTCAGCCTGGAACATATAGAGTGCATACTGCAACAACGTTAGCTGGTTATACTGCTGTTGCAACAGATGCAATTTTTACTGATACTCGCGCAGATCAAAGTGCATATAATGTTACAGATACCCCTACAGCTCCAACAGGTGCAGCAGCAACAATTGGAGCTTCTGGTACTACACAAGATATTTCTGAAATAGTAAGTAACTATTATTTGTTACAAGCAAATAATATAAGTGAGCCAAGTATTACATTAGCATCAGATGATTTAAATTATGGTGGTACTGAAGAACTTGCGCTTGCTTATATAGTAGCAGGACCTAATGATATTAGGGAGTATACTTTAGCTCAGCTAGATGATATATTAAAAAGTTACATGAAATATGCTGCGTCTGCTCATACTGGGTCAAGAATTCGTTATAGATTAGCATATGATGCGGATGGCGCTGGAGCAGGAACGGCTACTTATACAGGTACAACGCTAGGAAGTGTAATTGCTAATACTAGGATCACATCAGTATCAGGTGATTTAAAAAGAAGGTTTGTGAATGCTAATGATTATCGTTCACAAGAATTTCCCGTTGGAACTGCAACGGCTCAACAATATTGGACTTTAAAGATGGATCAATACTAATGTTTACAAAAGAAAACGTAATTAACGCAAGATATTCTAATAACAGAGATTTAGTGTTAGTAGAATGGGTTGACGAAAATGATATTCGTCGAATTTATAATTTATTTGAAGATAATAATGATCCAGCATGGAAATCTCTTAGAGAAGCTGGCTGGACTAAAAAGAAAATTGATGAAGCAAGCGAAAAGTATAAAGTCGATTTTTCAAAAAACTTCGAAGATTTAGCTAGAAATATTTTTAGAAAAAATGATGAAGCTGAGTATAGAAATCTTTTAGAAGATTTATTTAATGATAATGTAGAAGATGGTCGTGATACTCAGCATTTATTCACTTTAAAATTATTTTTATTTGAATTAAGCGAAGTTAAAAGAAGCACTAATAGAGAAGCTAAAGTGGCTTTACGTAAAGCGAAAAGTTCAAGGGAAGCTTTGTTTATAGCTATTGATATTGTAAAAGAAACTCCCCCAGTTGAGGCGGAAGAATCTTAGGATTCAACATAGTTTCATACGATTGATTAAATAAGTAAACGTTATAATCAATTACATTTATTTTTTCTTTTTGTTCTATAAATTCATAAGAACAATACTTATCACTTCGTAAATATTGATTGAATGTTCCAGCAAATTTTTCATAAATAAATTGATCTATTCCTCTTGAATATTCAATCATAAAATAATTTGGATCTTTCTCAAATCCTTTATAGATGTGAGAGTAATCGCCAGACCATGACATTATACTACTATTAAGTGGTGTGTGAAATGGCTTTCTCCACCATGCATGGCATAAAGTAAAATTTTTTCTTACAAGATTATTACAGTCTCCTGTAATAATTATGTCTAAGTCAAAATATATATTTTGGCCATCTCTATATCTATCGAACATAAGAAGCTTATTAAAAACTCCTTCATATTCATCATCTCTTATTACCACAAATTCTTCATATTGTAAACCAGAAAAATTATCAATCATATGTTTTAAATTATCAACATACCATTCACTAAATTTATTTCCAGTGTTTACACAAATAATTCTCATGTCCAATGCTTTCTTATCCAAGATGTATTAGATTTATGTATATAATTGTTATTAGTAAAATGCACAATTTTTATATCTTTATCAATTTCTTCATCCATAATCATAAATTCTTTATTATATAATTTACAATATTCTAATTGCATTTGATAATTTAAAGCATCATCATTGTAGTATCGTACCATCCAATTATCTGGTAGAGTTACTATGTTTTCTACATTATCAAAAACAAAATTTTGTTCGCCGTGTCCTTTAATATTTACAGTGCCATTATTATAATAATATGATTCCCAATACTCTTTATTTTTTGACCATTTATCAGTTAGATCAGTAAACGCATTTCCTTTAAATTTATAAAAGCCACCATTTATCGGTAGTGTACTTACTGTACTTGAATATGTTAATAATTCATTATCTTTAATTGGATATGATAACATGTCGTCAATATTGTTAACAATAACTTGATCTATATCCATAACTATAACATCATCGAGTGTTTCAGTAAATGTTGGATCAAAAAATTCTAATTTGTGCCAATGTGATTTTCTTTTTGGTTTATAACAAAAAAATTCAAAATCAATAGTCGTATTTTTAGATATTCCTCTTTCAAGTTTTTCAACATAATCATAAGAATATTTTCCTTCATAATATAAACAAAATATTTTTAACATTTTCCTATAACCATAAACCTTTTATAACCATTAGGCATATCAAGTGATCCTTTATATATTTTTTGTTTAATTCCTGATTTTTCTAATAATTCATCTTCATTTTCAACACAATTAATATGATCATTTACATGAAACATATTATTACTTTGTAAAGCAAATATTGTATTTTCTCTATAATTTTTATTTTCTAATATTTTAGGTAAGCTAGGCATATGTTCAGAAGAAGTATTAATAACTACATGTGTTTTATCGTCATCCATAATTGGATCGAGTATGTTTTGACAATAATGATTTCCTGCAATATTATAAATTGACATAAAATTTTCAAAAAACTTTTTCGTTTTAGGATCTATATCAATGTTATCAATTGATTCGATTTGATCTGAATTTTGTTTTAGCATTATAGATAATGGAGATCCAAACCAACCTCCTAATAGTTGAACTCTTATTTTCTCATTTAATTCAAAAAATGTTGGAATAACTAAAGATAATTTTTCAACTAACCATGTTTTAGATTCAATTTGGCTTGGGCCCATACTATCAAGAAAATGAACAATATCCATTTCTTTTTCGTATGCTATAGTCCATAACATTTGTAATAGATGTTTATTAATTTTATCTTCTAATAATGGTTTAGTAACTTTTAAATATGAATATGGATCAAGCTTTTCTTCGTTAAAAGCTTTCCATAACACATTCCATATTTCTTTTTCTATAATCATTTTCTTATAATATAATCATTAATTACTAATAGATCCATTCCTGTTTTATTAAAAGTGGCAATTGCTTCTTCTGGTGTTTCTACAATTGGTTCTTGACAATTAAAGCTTGTATTTAATAACATAGGCATTGCAGTTGCATAAAAAAAATCAGTGATTAACTTATAAAATTTAGGATTATCACTTTCATTTACTGTTTGTATTCTTGCAGTATTATCTATGTGAGTTACACCCGGAATTTTATCTTTATGTTTAACTTTTACAATTCTACTCATATATGGACTTGGTTTATGTGTATCAAAAAAATATTCATACCACTCTTCTAAGACTGCTGGTGCGAATGGCCTAAAATCTTCACGTAATTTTATAGTATTATTAATTACAAATTTAATATCATGCCTTCTTGGATCTGCTAATATACTTCTATTTCCTAAAGCTCTATTTCCACTTTCTGATTCATCTTGAAACCAACCAACAATTGCACCATCTGCAATTGCTTGTGCTATTTCTTTGTAATTAACTTTTTCTTTACCTTTAAAATTATATTTTTTTCCAGCATATGTTTTTGGAGTATGAATGTTATTATTTAACATATAATCAGCATGCATATATGTCCCTAATGCCTGTCCTTCATCTCCAGCTGCAGGCGGTACATGCACGTTTTCGTATTTTTCAAAAAACATTTCATTCACATATCCATTATAAGCAACTCCTCCTGCAATACATAAATTTGTTGATGATTGCAGAGGATATACGTGTTCTCTTATAATATCTTCTGTAAAGACTTGTAATGTATGTGCAATTGAATCTGGTGGAACATTTTGTGAATCTACCATACGTATAAAATCATCTTTATCAATTCGGTTTTGATGTAATTCTTCTAACATAAGATAGATAGAATCTTTTAAAGCGCCGTAAGCAGAAAGACCCATTACTTTTCCTGCACCTAAAAATCCGAAACCTAAATATTGAGAGATAAAATTCCAAAGTTCACCAATATTTATTTTGCTAGATAAATCTATAATTTTTTGATTTTTATCAATAAAAATACAATTAAAATTATATCCTCTTCCGTCAATTGCTAATATATCTGATTCTTCAAATCCAGAAGTTAAATAAGCATATGCAGCATGTGATTGATGATGATCAATATAATATGTGTTATTAATCATTTTATAATCCCATAGATTAGTGGGTTTAAAATCAAGATATTCTTTAGAAATTTTATATGGTGTTATTTGATTAACACCACCAATAGTAGTTGTGAAAGCAAACACTTCATGGTTTTCAGGTTTATAATATTCTTCATAGAATTTTATACCAGCTTCGTTAGAATGTTTTTGTGGTATAAACACACCATTAAATGGATATACGTTTTCATCTAACTTAGGTAGATTATGTTTTAATCTACTATATCTTTCTATTTGATTATGAAATAAACCATCATATGTATTATGATCATGAGGACTAAATGATGCACTAAAGATTTTCATAAATATAATCCGCTATTTTTATATGAGTTTCATTATTTGGATGACTATCTCCACCAATAGTATCACTATTAGAATTTATCCAAGTTTTTTTTCTACTAGCATAGTTAGTAAATCTTTGTTGAATATTATTTTCTATTTCTGTCTGTATAAATTCTAAACCATATTTTTCGCATTTTAACTTAAGTGTTTCTGGTGGATCGCTAAATGTAATATCATTTTTATTCCATGTTATATTATTAGGTTTATCAATTGGCCAATTTATAAAATTTTTAATTTTATCATAATACATATTGTTAGGTAAATACTCAATTAATTCTTTTTTTGATTTGTAAGGCCAATTATGTGCATGTAAATTTTTTACAATTGTAAAATTTGTGCGTTTATCACCAGACCTTTCACGGAATGGAATCATTGTTTTAAAGTTTTCATTTTCTTGAAAATCTCCATTCATCAAATTAAGCTTATCTTGGCTTGTAACTCTCCACCAATTCCAATATAAATTCATCCCTTGAATTTGTACATATGGTATATTATAATTTTCACATAAGATTTGAAACATGTAAAAATAGCGTAAAGAATTATGAATCCAATCTTCGTAATTTCCAGGCGACCAATTGTTGTTACCATGCTTATACGCAGATTTTTTCATTTTTTCTGGTAAATCATTTTTATATTCTGGATTAATCAAATGAGGTTCAGTTTCTTGAGCTTCATAATCACGCCTATTTGATTCAGTCCACATATGTATAACTAAACCAATATCTTTATGATCTATATAATTTAATAAATCAAGAGTACGATTATAAATTCCGTTATTTCCAGAACCACCAATCGCTAGATTAATTAATTTCATATTTAATTTTTTGGCTAAATGAACAGGCCAAGGAGTGTAATTTATACTTTTTAAAAAATTGTGTTTTGATGATCGATCTTCTAAATTAGTATTGCGGCCATATGTATATGCAGAAAAACTACATCCATTGACAATTAAGTATTTCATTTCATAACTGCTCCAGCTGCTACAATATCTAAAATATCTTCTGGAAATCTTTTTTCAATAAACTCTGTACATTTTTTACAGTATTCTTCAAATTCAAATAATTCATAATTCATCATTTTTTCAATATTTTCTGGTGTAATATCAAATTGTCTAGATCCATTAATTACTTTTTTACTACAATGTCTTAATTTTTTTATTTCAAAATCAATTACCGGAACCTTTGGAAATGCAGCGCACATTCTTCTATCAAACTCAGGCGCCTGATCTGTTTCAGTCCAATCAGGAGATCTTGAATTAAATTCTTTAAACTGTGTATTTTCATGATCTAATATACTTAAATCAAAATTTTCTCTGTATTTAAAATAATTTGGTGTCATAATTACTACGTTATAATTATTCAAATTATTTTTTTCAAAAAATTCAAAGTTGCCAAGTTTTTCAATTTTATCTTCGTGGAAATCTAAAACTAAATGTTCCATATAATATATAGTTGGATCTTCTAAAACTTCAGAATATCTTTTACGTACAAATGAATTAGAAAGAATTGATACAACAAATGTATCATACTCTTTTATCATATTAATGACTTCTGTTAAATTTTTAACTAGGCCTGGTTCACCGCCCAATATATTAAAAATTATTTTATGCCCTTTAAAACATTCAAGTGTATGTCGTAAAAAATCCATATCAACATGAAGATTTCTCATTTCCAAAGTCCATGCTGTACAATAATGACATGACTTATTACAAGATTTTGTTAAATAAAAATCAACTCCTTTATATCCATCTTCAAGTAATTCACGTCTAGTTTTCATGTTGATTTAACATATCCTTTTGTTTGCTCAGACTCTAAAAATATTTCTTTTTTATGTTGAGGCGAATTTCTTTTTCTACATACTAAATGGCATAATGGAAATCCTTTTCCTTTGCTTAAATTATTACGAAATTCAATCCATTCTTCTGTTAAAAAGATTTCTTCTACAGAATCATAATCTTCTAATCTACTAGCTAACAATAGTTGCTGATATTCAAAATTCTGTCTATTTACTTGAGTATCAAGCCAACAACACGGAATAACTTCCATTCTGTTTGTTAAGGCAAAAGCTTCTTGTCGCCTATCAAAACATTTAGGATCTAATTCACTATTTTCATCTATATCTGGAATTTCTCTACCCATCGTGTAAACTCAAGCTATGTTCTTTAGATGGTCTATATGGATCATGTTCACCCAGCCATCTTGATGAATTAACTAACATAAATTGTACTCCCGCTTCTTTTGCCATACTATGTGCTTCTTCAATTGTATGTTCATTATAGTTAAATACAATATATTGCCAAACAGGCAATTGTTCTAAATGATTTTTTGCTTCTTTACAAATTTCAAAAAGTTTTTCACCATCTTGATTTATTCTATACTTATGAGAATCTTTTGGTAAACCATCTATTCCAAACCACCAACGAGCTCTAGGGTTTGCTTGAAATGCTTTAATATACCATTCCATTTTCTTATAACCAGTTGCGTGATGTACAGATGTAGATTTTGGTGTTTCAGTATTATAAAAAGAATGAATATGACTTAAAAAGTCTATAAATTTTGGATGATGAACTGGATCTGAAACTTGTCCGCAAAAGTTTATATGAGTAAAGTGATCAACTATTTTTTTAAATTCATCAAAAGGTAAATCTTTTCCAGGAACTTTAAGTCCTTTATGAACAAAGGCAGATTGTCTTTGACACCTTGGACATTCTAAAGGGCACCTATGAGTAATATCAACATTAATATGCCTTCTTTTAAGCATACGTAATCCATTGTTTATAATATCGTTTGAATTGTTGAACATATATTTTTCACTTCACTTTCTGTTAACCATGGATTTATTGGCAATGATAAAACTGTATTAGATGCTATTTCAGCATTTTTTCCTTTACTTTTTCTATATTTTATGTTATTGTATAAAGAATTTTTAGATAGAGGTTTATCGTAGTGAATTTGTAATCTAATATCAAATTCACGTAATGCTTGTATTACCCAATCTCTTGTTTCTTGATCTTCGAACCTTATAACATATTTGTGATAATTATGATCTAAATTTGGATCATAAGCCTTGTCCATAATAATTGGTAAACTATTTAATTCATTATTATATATTTTAGCAATTTCTTGTCTTTTATCTTGCCACGATCTCCAATGTGATAATCTAAAAGATATAATTTCAGTATTAAGTCTATATGGTTTAGAATTATATCCAACAAATTCGAAATCAGAAATTTTTCCATGACGGCGAAGACCTTTAACATATTCAGCTTTACTTTCTTCATCAGTCATAAAAATGCCGCCGCCATTAATTCCAGCAATAACTTTATTAGAATTAAAACTATAAGAGCTACAATTTCCTATAGTTCCAGCTTTTCTACCATTTAAACTAGATCCTAATGATTGAGCAGAATCTTCAATAAAAACAATATTCTTTTCTTTACAGAATTTTTCTATTTCTGCAGTATCAGTCATATTGCCAAATAGATGAGTATAGATTAAAGCTTTAACTTTAGGGCTATACATTTTTTGAATTTCTTTTAATGTTATATGATATGAATTCAAATCAATATCACAAAACACAGGAGTTGCGCCAACCATGGAAATGCAAGAAGATGAAGAAATCCACGAAAAATTACTTACTAAAACTTCATCACCTGGTCCAACATTGTGTGCTAATAACGAAAATTTTAATGCATCAGTAGCAGATGCAACTGCAACACAATATTTTCTACCATTAAAACTTGATATATCATTTTCTAATTTTTCTATACCAGTTTCATAATTTTCATTCATATTGTCATTAAATATTTTCATATAATGACTAAAATTTGTTACAAATTCTTTATGCCAATTGTCGTACATTATCGTATGCTTTCAAAATAGGATTAAGGTTTTGTTTTTGAAAATCTCTATTCCAATAAACGTATCCTCCATCGTGTAAAGTTTTATCTCTTTCATATATCATATTTATGTTGTAATATCTACATTCCTGTATAATTCTTGGAGCAGGATCAAATTGTTCTTTACAATAAACATATGTATTAAATGTTCCTAATAAATTTTTTACTGGAGCCCATAAATTATTTAAGCTTTTATCAACATAAAAATCATCATATGCTACTATTCCATAATTATCGTAATTATTAATAAGTTTTTGAGCAGTTATATAATAATCTTTATTTGTTCCAAGGAAAAGATTATCTACTAATATATTTTCAACTGGATCTTGATAAATTTCGAAATTAATTATTTTTTCAAATTGTTCTCCAACTCCTTTTAAATATACTTCGTGATCACATAAATCATATGTTGATTTAACGTTAAAATATTTTAATGCTTCAGTGTATCCATTTACATTTTGTTCTGAATACACTGATATTATTATATCAAATAATAAGTGCAATGTAAACCGTTGATTTTCATTATATTCATTTATATTTTCGTATGGAATAGAAAGCATATTTCTACCCAATATAAGAGTCACATCTCCTGCATTAGGAATATAATCATTAATATGAATATATTTAACGTAAATATATTTCTCTTTGAGAGAATTAATATAATCCTCTTCTTTAAAATTTCCTCTAGTAATAATAATTAAATTTGTTTCTATACCGGCTTCATTTAAAGCACAGCAATATTCATAACTATAATATAGTAATCCATCACATGGTTTACTAGTACATACAATATTTAAACAACCCACTTAATAATCTCATCAACATCAGGTTTTTCATGCGCTTCAAGAATTGGAGGAGCAGCTTTATATCCTAATTGCATACTAAATAATACGGGCTGTTTTTGTAAAAATTTAAATTCTTCGTCCCATCTTTTATCTTGTAATTGGTCTGGAAAGCATAATAAGTAAGAAACATTAATATCTTTTTCTATGCATAAACCAGTAAGTAGTTTACAAAACATTCCAATTTCTATAGCTGTTTCCATTTTTTGTTGAGGTCCAGCAAAATTATTTGGATCGCATGTTTTATATAATTCCGCGTTTTTTCTCATAGCCTTTGCAATAGATGCGGGTGGGTATACTAATCTTGGAGTAAACATTAACACATATGGGGCTTTTGCATTTGTATTATTAAATGAATTTGTATGTGTAGTCATATCATAAAAAGTTTCTTTAAGCTGTTTTTGTTTTGGACCTAAAACATAAACACTATATGGCATTAGCCTTTGTTTTGAAGCAACCAACTTATATGCTGTTTCAAGTAAAATTTGCACATCAGTTTCAGATGGATATATATCTTGTTGATATATTCTTATCTGTTGTCTTTTTGAATATACTTTTTCTATTGTCATTTAAACGCCCATTCTTTTTCTTTACACCAAAAACATTTTCCACATGGTTTTGAAAAATAATTTGTTTCTTCTTCTGAACCTACACACGAACTTGTTAAAGGATATAATGTATCCATAAGTTCATGTTCTTTATAAACATTCGCTACAAACTTCTTATCGATATTTATATAAGGTTGATATATTGTTTTAAACCATGGCATTTGATTTCTAGTATCTCTACGCCTTTCAGCTAATTCATAAAAATTATTTTTTCTTTGTTCTTCTATTGGAGGATTACAAGTCATTCCTGTAATCATTAAGGCATTATTCCATTTTTTTCTAAGTTCGTTTTCAAAATGCCTTTTCATTAATATTTTTGTGAGTCCAGATATAGAACTAGCTCTTTCAACTTTTTTTCCATCAATAATAACTTTTTCTTCTTCCCATTTTTCTTTAGCAAGATTTCTCCATTCTTTATCATTAATGTCAAATTCAAAAACTTCATGCTCTAATATTTTTTGCTTTGGAAATTTTTCTTTCATAAATTGAATAATATCTTTAGCACATAAGTAATCAAATGGGGCCGTTTTGTCCCAACCGGTATACGGAATAATTTCAATTTCCGGAAAATTATTACAGATTAAATAAAACAATGATGCCGAATCTAAACCTCCCGATAAAGCAAGTAATACTTGACTTGGAATTTTTTTATCAAATAAGTCTATTTCTTGGTTTCCATAAGATAATTTCATGCTAGCTCCGGATATATTTCAAATAAGTTTGTTTTATATAGTTCGTCAGTTTTACGAATGTATTGAATAGCTTTATTATATTCATCTTCGTTTCTATCTAATAATAAACTATTATAAACTATTTCGTTATTAATGTACATAGGCATCAATTTATTTTTTATTTTATCAGGTAAATTTTTTGGATGAAGTTCTTTTGGATCATCTACTACATATAATCTTTGGTCCAAATTGTTTTCATTACACCATTTTTCTAATTCTTTAAATCTTAAAATACTTAAAAGTGATACAGTTGAAAATACTTGCATATGTACATTTTCATATTCTTTTAACAAATTATAATTGTACATAATATCTTTCCAAAAAGATCTCCTTCTAATATAATCGTTATATTTTCCAAACCCATCTAAAGAAATATTGATTTGTAGAAACTCAAAATGTTTTATATAATCTAAAATGCTTTTATTTCCTGATCCTAATATTGTAAGATTAGAATTCATTTCTAATATTATATCTTCTCCACCCCAATCTGATTCTATTACTTTATCTAAATATTCAAATTGTTTTTTAAGAAGAAATGGCTCTCCTCCTTGTAATACAATTATTCTTGTGTATGGAATAATCTTTTCTATATTATCCAAAAATCTATTTTGATTTTCTCCTCCTTTAAAAGGTTGCGGTTTTTCAAATGATACTAATTCATAATAATTATTTTCTCTTGAAGTTTTTTCTCGTACAGATGAATTAAATGGATGACACATGTAACAATCTAAATTACAAGTAGTTCCAAATTGTCTAAATTGGAGTATTAAACCATTTTGTCGTAAAGATGGTTTACCATTTCTATAAAAATCATTGGTGATTTTAATAACTTCATCAATATCATTTATTTTGTTAGATAATTGTATTCTTTCAGAGTTGCCGTGGGTTTTTTCTTGTTCAATACATCTTTGACATTGATGCTCTAATATTTTTTTATCTTTATCATCACCCAAACCAAGCGCAGCTCTCCGACAACTTTGATATACATTTCCAAAATACCAATCAAGGGGATCCGTGTTTGATACTGTTTCTTTATTTGATCCTCCAACACAGCAAACGGTATATTCTCCAGTTGTGTTTGTGTAAATATGATCAAATAATCTTGGACACCACCATGTTTGTTTTCTTAGATAATCTAAACTGCGTTCATTTTTAAGATCATTATTCATTCATAATATTCTTTCAATTCTGGAAATACATCGAATAAATGCATTTCCCATTTGGTTCCAATATATGCTTTATCTTGTTTTAGCAAATAATTAAATGTATCTTGAATACTTATATCTGGTTCTGGGTCTTTAGATAGTGCTGCTTGAATATCTGGCCAATCTTTATATTTTGGTAATAAATTTTCTTTTATTTTATCTGGTAAATTATTAACACGTAAATGTTTTGGTCTTTCAATCATTGCCCAGTTTATTTGATGAATCTTATCATTTCCCTTACAATAATCAATAACTTCATAAAAACGAAGTACACTTAAAAAAGAAACTAAACCGTTAAAATCAACATCAATATTAGGATACTTATTACACATATCGATATTATTTTCTAACTCATTCCAATTAGTTCTTCTTCTCATATATTCTATAGATTTTCCGATTCCATCAACTGAACCTACCATAGCAATATTTTTAAAATGAGGGACATAATTAAAAAAATTATGTTTACCAGCAACCATTGTAGTAAAATTAGTTTGATATTTTATTCTAATATCTTTAGAATCTCCAGTCTCAACTAAAGCATCTAATAACTCATATTGTTTTTTCATAATTAATGGTTCACCACCAATAATTTTTATGCTTCTTATATAAGGTGCTAATTCTACAACCTGTTCAACTATTCCCTTTGTTCTATCTTTACTTACATTTTCGTATATAGCTTTTTTTCTATCGAGAGATCCCCAAATTTTTTCATCCCATACACCCTTTTTAGCCATATCCATGCGCATTGATGAATTAGCATGAATACACATATGGCAATCTAAATTACATTCTGATCCAAAAACTTTTAGTTGAATTTCAAATACTCTATCTTCAAAATCAAATATTCCACTTGCTTTAAACATATCTGCAGATTTTTCTATTCCATCCCAATGTTCCCAGTCATTAGTATGCATTTTCATACAGTTTGTTCTACGTGATCTTCCATATCTTTTTTCATCATCAACACACCTTTTACATATTTTATTTACTGCTTCAAAATTAGAGTTTGGATCAAGCATTTCTTCACGAATACTATTCATGTATTCGCTTTCTTCCATCCATTCTCTTAATGAAACATCTTCAACTTTTACACCAGAATCCGCACCAAAGCAACATGCTTTATAGTTGCCATTAATTTCTGAATATACTTGAGTAAAGGGAATAGAACAAAACCATATTTTTTTGTTCTTAGTCAGATTTAATATAGAATTTGGATCTTTTTCTTTATTTTTACCAGTTGGGGAAAGTTTGGCAAACCAAGCTGAAGTATCATATTCTCCGGGTTTTGTTTTATCGCCTGGACCACCACGCAATAAATTATTCTTCAAAACTTCTTTTTTCACATATATCTCCATAGTAATTACTTTTTTTATTTATATCATTTACAAAGCGATTTTTTTATAAATAAAGGTAAAGCGGCAGGGTAGTAATACCGACAAAGAAACAAACGAGGATTTCATGGCCCAATACGAAGAATTTACGATCGACCAAGGCACAGATGTGGCCATTGAAATTCATTTAGTTGATGAACAAGGTAATGCTAAAGATCTTACCAACCACACAGTTAAAGCCCAATTAAGAAAAAATTATTCATCAGCAACCGCAACTGATTTTAATTCTATTATTGCAACTCCACCTACTGATGGTATTGCAACCCTTTCATTAACAAATACAGAAACACAAGCTTTAGATAAAGGTAGATACGTTTATGACGTTGAACTTTCTTTCTTAGATAGTGATAATCAACCAGTAATTGAAAGAATCCTTGAAGGTAGAGTTCAAGTTACTCCTGGTGTAACAACGCTTGATCATAGTGGCGGAGGAGTTAACTAATGGCAACTTTTGTAAAAAAGGTATTAGTTGGAACACCAGTAAGAAGAGTTACAGCTGGTTCATTTGATATTAGTAACATCGGTGGTGTTAATATTTCAGGCGATGCTGGAACTGGTTATAACGTTGGTGAAGGTGTACATAATGATATTTTGGTTTATGACTCATCAGCATCTGAATATCGTAATCTTAATACGTTAAGACAATTAAAAATAGATCATTTTACAATTGATAGTAATAAAATTAGTGTTGATTTTAATGATCCAACTATTTTAGATGAAATGTACATCTCTGCTCCAGATGGTGTATTTATTGACGGAAGATTAGAAGTTGATCGTATTAATCAAAGACAACTTGCTGTTTTTGATGATAGTTCACTTACAACTAAATTTTATGTAGATCAAGAAATTGATAAGGTAAAAGAAGTTACCTTTACAATGGATGATGGATTTACTGACTCTGTTCAAATATATGATGGTGAAACTATCACTATGGCCGGTGGACGAGGACTATCTACTCGTGGTGTAAAAGTTGGCAATGTTCTTACTATTACAACTGACCTTGATTCTACAGGCGCAGATTCTGGAACATTTGGTTCTTCTATTCGTATTCCAATTCTTACAACCAATTCTCGTGGTCAAATTACAACAATTTCAGATGTAGCGGTTGCTTCACTTGATTCGATTAATTATGATTCTTCAAATGGGTCTGGTGTACTTAGTATTAATACATCAGATGGTGGACTATATCAAACAACCATTAATTTAAATCCATTTACAACAACTGATCTTGAAGAAGGTACAGAAATACCTCCTACTGCATCTTTCACATATTCAGTTACTGCATCTGGCAATTTTTTCTATAGTGTAACTGGCACTGATAGAAATGGATCTATAAGTGGCGGTGATCCAGCTCTTACAGTTAGAGTTGGTGATACACTAACATTTAATAACTCCGTTTGGGAAGATCATCCATTATTAATTAAAACAGTTGCTGGAACAGGAATTAATGATTTAGCTTCTGGAGTAACAGGTCAAGGTACGGCAACCGTAACTTGGACGCCTGATACAGCTGGAACATATTACTATCAATGCCGTGTCCATGAAGATATGGTTGGAGTCATTACAGTATTAGCCCGACAAGAAGCAGCGCAATACTATTCAAGAGCGAGATTTGATTCTGCATTAGGCGATGGCACTTCTATTGCAACAATTCGTGGTTATGTAAGTGGATCTGGTGACCTTCAATACGATTCTGCAACAGGTGTATTCTCAGTTGACGTTCAACAAGTTTATGGTAGAGATGATTTTGACTCTGACCTAGACGATGCTATGAATAGCAATTCGAATTTGCATTGGTATCCAGATAGCAACTTCTTTGATCTTACACCAATTAATGATTCAACAGCTGGCACATATGGTTCACCAACACAAATGCCAGTATTTACTGTTGATAGCTATGGTCGTATTGATAGCATCGGTGAAGTTTTAGTTGCTTCAGTAGATAGTACACGTTGGATCTCAAGTACAAATACTTATAGAATTAGTACTGGTGACGGTCAAGTATTTAATACTATTATCGATAGCTTTAATAGTAACGTTTTAATACAAGACGATATATCATTAAACTTTGGTGCAGGTAATGATCTTGTAATTAAACATAATACAACTGCTAACTTAGATGAAATTACTGCTACAATTCCATTAGTAATTAGTTCAAGTGACTCAATTTCTATTGATGCCACAAGCGGCAATATTCATATTGGCGGAGATCTTTTACCATCAGTTGATTCTACATATGATCTTGGTTCACCAACTAAAAAATGGAAAGATCTATATTTATCTGGTCAAACAATTAATCTTGGAACAGTAAAATTAGAAGATAGCCAGGGATCACTTTCTATTAAAACTGCAAGTGGTTTAGCTGGAGATTTAAGTCTTAAATATTTAAGAGCTGACTCTGCATATATTAGTCAGTTAAATGTTGATAGCATTAGTATTTCTCAGTTGAATCTATCTAATGCTGATATGGATAGCCTATACGTTGATAATTTTAATGCTGTTATCGGCGATATCGATAATGCTACATTAGGTCAAGTTACTATCGACAGCGCTTATATTACACAGCTAAACGTAAGTCAACTAGATGTTGATAGCATTAATATTGTTGATGGTAAAGCTTATTTTGATAGTGCTTATATTACACAGTTAAATGTAGCAACAGCAGACATTGATACTTTTACATCAGCTAATGCTATTTTAGATAGTGCTTATATTGGTCAGCTTAATGTAAGTCAAGCAGATGCGGATAGTTTACATGTTGATCAATTAAATGTTGGCACAGCAGATATTGATAATGCTATATTGGGTCAAGTTACTATTGATTCAGCACATGCTACGCAATTAGACGTTTCGAATGCTCATATTGATGCTGCTACCGTTGATTCTGCAAGAATTGAAAACTTAAGCGTAGACATTTTAAATGCCGATTCAGTATCGGCAGACTTTATAAGATTTGATCGAGTTCTTTGGGATGATAATACTAAACCTACAACTGATGAAGGTACAGTATACTATAATTCTGGACCTGATGCTCTTGTTTATAAACCTGCCACTGCTTCTCCAATTAAAATTGGTCAAGACGCAGTAACACGAGTTTATAACAACACTGGCGCTATGATTCCTCGTGGTTCTCCAGTTTATGTTACTGGTGCGACTAACGACTTCCCAACAATTGCGAAAGCACAAGCAAACGATATCACTACTATTGATGCTACTATTGGTGTTCTAAAAGACAGTATTAATACAAATTCTTTTGGTCTCGTACTAAATAGAGGTTTACTTGGAAGATTAGACACTTCGTCATATAGTGTTGGTGATTTACTATTTGTATCTGCAGATAGCGCTGGTAAGTTTACTACAACTGCTCCAACATATCCAAACTTTGCATATGAAGTTGGTAGAGTTCTAGTTGTAGACTCAGCGGGTGGAGCTAATGTTGGTGGTTGTGTACAAATTGCACAACAAAAAGAATTTTTCGAACAATTAAGAGTTACTGGTTCTGGCCGGATAGATCAAAACTTTACAATTGGTGGTAACCTTACTGTTATTGGTTCACAAATCCAAACTACAACTCAAAGTTTGGCGGTTGACGATACAGTTATTGAAGTAGGTGCGGGTGATACTATTGGCGCAGCTGGAACAAGTTTCGGTGGTACTGGACAGAATGATGGTGTATTCATTGGTCATTATACCGGTGATAGTGTTATTAATTATCATGTAAGAATTGATTCTGCGGGTGGATCAGGAGATACAATTGAATGGTCTTACGATAGCCAATATGGAGTATTACAAACATTCGATTCTGCAGGTGGTACTGGACCTACTAAATTTGTATTATCAGCAGGTTCTTTAGTAGCTGCATTAAGTGATGGTATAAGTATTAAGTTTACTGCTGCTACGGGTCATGATTTAAACGATAGTTGGGCTGGAGAAGCTTCACCAATTAATGTTCAAATTGGTCTTGTTGGTAATTATAATCCAGATGATGATTCACATGCATATTCAGGTTTAATTAGAGATCCAGCAGATAATAGATGGAAATTCTTCCAACAATATTTACCAGATCCACAAGCAAATGTTAATTTTGCCGATCCTTCATTAGAATTTGCTCCAGTTCAAGTTGGAACATTATATGCAAGTACAGTAGATGCTAATTTAACTGGTAATGTTACTGGTACAGTATCTGATATTTCTAATCATACAACTACACAACTTGCTGAAGGTACAAATCTATACTTTACTGATGCAAGAGTAAAAGCTGCAATTGCTGATTCAGCTGTAGCTGTAAGATTTGATGCTGATTCTGGCCAAATTAAACAATTTATTTCAGACTCTGCCTATATTGGTCAACTCAATGTAAGTCAATTAGATGTCGATAGCTTATACGCAGATCAAATCAATATTAGTCAAGCCGATGTTGATTCACTTTATGTCGATCAATTAAACGTAAGTCAAGCCGATGTTGATTCACTTTATGTCGATCAATTAAATGTAAGTCAATTAGACGTTGATAGCATTAATATTGTTGATGGTAAAGCTTATTTTGATAGTGCTTATATTGGCCAATTAAACGTAACAATTGCTGATATAGACACATTAACTTCGGCCGATGCTATATTAGATAGTGCTTATATTGGCCAACTTAATGTTGCAACTGGAGATATCGACACCCTTACATCAGCTAATGCTTCACTTGATTCTGCTTATGTTGGACAATTAAATGTCATAACTGGTGATATTGATAATGCTACATTAGGCCAAGTAACGATTGATTCTGCTTATATCACTCAAATAAACGTTTCACAAGGTGATATTGATAGTTTACATGCTTCTCAATTAAATGTTGATAGTGCTTATATTACACAATTAAATGTAAGTCAAGCGCATATCGATAGTTTATATGCAGATAATATTAACTTAGCATTAGTTGATATTGATACCTTTACTGCTGATTCAGCTATTATTACCAACATATCAGGTACTAGTGCAAACTTTACTACAATTGAAAGATCAGGTGCAACAGATTATAATGGAGTCTGGGGTTCAGCTTCATTAGTACCAATAATTACACTTAATTCATCCGGTTTTGTTGATAGTATTGGAACAACTTCTGTTGCTGGTGTAACAGCATTTGCATGGGATTCAGCAACTTCAACAGCTACAATTAGTACAGCAGATGGTGGATCGTTTACGTCGGTTATTAATGGTTTTGGTAGTATTACAAGTGATCTTATACCATCACTTGATTCAACATATGATCTAGGTTCTGTAAGTAATAAATGGAAAGACTTATATCTTTCTGGATCTACTATTACCCTTGGCAATGTAAAATTACAAGATAGCGCCGGTGGCTTAAAAGTTATGCACACATCAGGTGCTATGACACAAGTTAAAGCTGGTCATCTTAAAGCAGATTCAGCCGCAGTTGATCTATTAGGTGTATTAAACGATTCAAATGGTCATTATCGTATATCACATAATACGGTAATGCGTTCATATGAAAATAGAGATTCAAATAACCTAATATCTGGAATTACTCAAGATTCAAATAATCAAGGGCTTGTAAATATTTACGTAAGAACTGGATTTAAAACTGGAGCACATAGATATTGGAAGCAAGGATCTTCTAAAGGCTACTTTATAGCCTATGATTCAGACGATTTGTACACAGCGAAAGAAATCCAAGCACCACATTTAGATTTATTACCAGGCGTTACATATCGATTCCACCATAATGACTCATCTATGTCAACGCACGATATTAGATTTTATTGGGATGATGCAAAATCTGGATTAGTTTCAGATAGTGCAGCAGATATAATTTATGCTGGAGTTGCTGGTAATATAGATGTTGGTAATTCATATGCACAAATTAAAGTAAAACAAGATGGTCCTAGATCATTAGCATATCAATGTATTAATCATCCATATATGGGTAATAGTTTAAATACAAATACAACAGGTGGATCAAGAATTCTTGGAACATCAACAGGTATTAAAGTTGATGGTGATATTGATGGAATTATTGATGGTGGAACATATTAGGAGTATAAATAGAGTAAAGCAAGATTTTTATCTGTAATGCTTTCCTTATTAGGATATAGAAATGGCTACTATTAGACTTAAAAAATCTTCCGTTACTGGGAAGGAACCAACCGCATCAGATCTTGAGTATGGTGAATTAGCATTAAACTATGCTGATGGAGTTTTGTATTATAAAAATACAAGTAATGTTGTTGCTAATATTTCTGGCGGTGGTGCCACTGCAGATAGTGATGCTCCAGCTGGAGCAAATTTAAGATCAGGTGATCTTTGGTGGGATGCTATTAATGGCCGTTTAAAAATTTATTATGATGATGGCGATCCAGCTGCAGCAAGTCCACTTACTGTAACTCTTACAGTTAATTCTACATATACTACAAATTTAAATTATTCATTTGATACAGGTTGGACTGATCGCAATGGTCTGAAGTCATACACAAATGGCGCAACAGAATCTTTAGATCCTGCAATTAATATTCAGCAAGGTGATACTATTACCATTAATAATGGTGAATCAGTAAATCATCCACTTTTCTTTGTAACTCAATTAGATCCAATTTCAAACAATTATAATTCAAGTTATAATGTTGAACTTCCTGCAAGTAATTATGGTGGAGGTTCAGGTTCTGTTTCTTATCAATTCAATTCTCCAGGAACATATTACTATATCTGTGGTGTTCATGCTGATATGTTTGGAGTTATTACTGTTGTTTCAAGTGCTACAGCTTCAAAACAATGGGTTGATGCATCTCCTCAAGGTAGAGGTTATACTGGTTCAGCCGGTGCAATTAACTATTCAGAAACTGCTCCATCTTCTCCAGCGGGTGGTCAAATTTGGTATGATACTAAAACTGGTAAATCATATATGTACTATATCGTTTCAGGTTATGGTCATTGGGTTTTATTTAGTGATCCAACAATTGCTGATGGTAATGAAGGGTTTACAGGATCACAAGGTTATACAGGATCACGTGGTACAATTTCTCCAAGAAGTTTAATATTCCTAGCACCGCAACCAAACGATGAACAAACATTATTATTTACAAATAGCGCTTTAGTAGTATCTGAAATAAGAGGAGTGATCAGGGCAGGAACAGACGTTGATATAGACGTAAAATATGCAACTTCGCGAAATCAAACAGGCACAACTATTGCGAGCGGTACAATAGCAAATAATAGTACTGGTGCTACTCTTACAGTTTCTAATGCTAATATTCCAGCAAATAGTTATGTTTGGTGTGAAATAACAACAGTAACCGGAATTGTAGATGAATTCCATCTTAACGTATTATTTAGTGAGTAACATATGTCAACATTAATATTTCCAAACACTCCAGCACATTTAGATACTTACGTTGATCCTAATCAAGCTACGTGGCAATATGATAGCGATGGACCGTATTGGAATGTAATTACATCGACTGTTCGTAAAGCTTTTAGTGGTGTAAAATTAGAAAATACCTCTGCATTTAATTTAACAAGTGGTCTTGAAATTATCGAATTTGATACTTTTCAATTTAATGTTGATAACTATTATCAAGGTACTCCCGGAAGAGTAGTTGTTCCAACAACTGGTTTTTATAGAATTCAAGTCAGTTTATTTACAGGTACAGAAGGATCAGGATCTTCTTATACAATTAACATTAAAAAGAACGGAACAAATCTAGAAACAACTTCTTTAGGACCTAATCAAAATACACAATATGACCAAACATTATCACTTAATGCTGGTGATTATATAGAAATTTTTGGACAAGAATCGACTGGTACTGGAACTTTACTTGCAGAATCAAATTTTGTAGTTTATAGAGTTGGATTTGCGCCCGGAACTGGAATTAGTAATCATGTAGCATTTAGTGGAGTAAGAGCAATCTTAAACGCTTCTGCAAATACCACAAGCGTATCAACTGCTACAATTTGGAATGATATTGATTTTAATGCTAATGCGAATGTTCTTGGTGATTTATATTGGTATAATACCCAACCAGAAAGACTTGCTATTAGAGCAAATGGTTTTTATAAAGCAAGAGCTTTTATTGAAACAAGTTCAGCTGGTTCTCAAGATTCTTATACTATTACATTACGAAGAACTCGTGGTGTAACAACGACAGATTTAACATCAATAACTATGAGCGCTAATGATTTTATTGAATTAGATGAAATTTTTCAATTCAATGAAGATGATTATGTAGAATTAATGATTTCAAATAGTGATAACACAGGCGCAATACTTTCAACATCATATTTAGAACTCGTCAGAGAAGGAGTATAAAATGGCATTTGTCAAATCAACCTCGACACTTTCTGCTGATGCCGTTACAGTACCAAATATTTCTGGTGGTGATAATGGTAAAGTAGTTAGGATTTCAGGAGCTAATACCGCAGTTAACGCTGCAAATACTGATACATCAACTCAATTACAAACCGTATTGATTAAAATTGGTGGTGAGTATTATGCAGCTGGTGTGGTATCAGGGTTTAGTGGTTTAACACCTGGGTCTCCTTATTATTTAGGAACAACTGGAGATTTAGTGGCTTCTCCACCAACTCCTACAACTTCTACAAGGGCATTGTTTATTGGCTTTGCTATAAATACTACAGATATTGTTTTACGACCAGGAACACCAATTTCAGGAACTTAATTTATGGCAATTGCTAATTTAACAAGAGAAGTAACATTAGGTGATTCAGATTTTCTGGGTGTGCCAGCTATGCATCATATTTCTGATGCTGGTTATTGGTATTATTATCATCCAGCAGATTATGATTCAAATAATGTTCTTGCTGGCAATTCAATTGTAAGTTATGAATGGGATGCAATATTGCCAGTTGTTGCTGCTGATAGACTTTCAGGAACAACTAATAATGTTGAATTAGATGGAACAATTGCATTTATTGATGATTCTACGAATGGCGTATACGATGCTAATACACAAGTTCGTTATCACGGTGGATGTATACAAGACATTGGTCCAGGCTTAAACGATATTACAAACCAAACTGAAAATGATGCTTATATGTTTGCTCATATTGGCACCTTTGGTGATGATGGAACTACTGCGGCTGGTACATTACAAGATGATGCTTTTTATTGGGATAGACTTTATCAAGCAAGCGCGGGAGGTGATTGGGCATTCTATCAATATCACAAACACCTTCCTTCAAACTATTCAAAATATGATGATGGACGAATCGTATTCGGTTCAGATGGTTATATTCGACCATCAGACAAACAATTTGGATACTTAATTAATATCCTTGCAAAACAAGGTTCAAGCTCATATTCAGTTCCTCTTGCTCGTATTCATACTCCTTCAGTTGGTGGTGCTCATAACTCTCACAATGATGTAACTTTACCGAATACTGCTGGAATTAACTATTTGCCTGGTGGTATTTTAAAAGGTGGTTCCAATAGATTCCATGCTTTTTATATGAGCAAAACTACCAATGGCTGGAATTTATTTTCACGTACTTATACATCATCATCTGGTTCATTTACGCCTGAAGTAAACTATGGCGATCAAACTGAAATAGCTGATGCAGTATTTAATCCTTATCCAGGGGGTAATCAGGATGCTGAAGGTACACAAAGTTCATACGCGTTTAGAGCTTCAGCGGGACATGTGTTCGGCTCAAAAATATATGTTCCAGTTGTAACTGAAGCTGCAGCAAGACCTAATTTAACAGCAGAAGTAACAGATATTGTTGGTGGTGGTGTTATTTATGCGGTAACAGTAGGCAGAGATAGAGAAGGTTCTCATGCAGAAAGAAATCAACCGACGATTTATATGAAAGTTGGGGATACTCTTACGTTTGAAAACTCTCAATATCTTGCTCACCCAATGTATATACGTAATACCACTAATATTTCACCTACTCCTACTTCTCATAACGTAGCAGGTGCGTCTGGTGGAGGTTCAAGTGGATCCACACTTACATTTACTCCTCAAACTGCAGAAACAGTATATTATATTTGTTCACTTCATGCTAATATGTATGGTGAAATTGTTATTACCGAAAGAGATGGTACATTCGATCAACAAATTTGGTCATTTACTGATGCTAATACTATTTCACCTGGTACACTTAATAAAATTGATTTACCATTCCAATTTCAAGGACAACCATATAAACCAGATTGTTATATTTCAAGTGTAGGTACAAATCTTTATATTGCGGCATCAAGTGGATTACAAGGTGGGGCACAATTATTTAGTTGTAATTTATCAACCCTTGATTCTGAAGGTCAATTAGCGTTTGAAGGTAATATTGTTACTAATGATTCAGACGATTATTTGCGTATGCATGGATTTAAATATAATGCTTCTACTACAAAATTTTTCACTTTATTATCTGGTGTTAATGGCGCTGTAGGTAATTATGATGGAAAAGGTTTATATAGTTTTGACTTAGCAGGTGGTGCATTTGATGGTTATTCTCATATGTCATATGATACAACAAGTGGGACATATACTACAAGGCAAGCATTGCAGGCTGGGCATTTAATATATAATCATGCAACAGCACAAATTGAATATAGTACAGGCACTGAACCAGAAGGTATTGCTACTGGCACTTCAATTCTACAATTTGCAACCGCGTCTCCTTCATTTTACAATAAAAAAGAAATTAATACTGGTAAATCAGAAGAATATTATTTCCAAGGGATTTATCTTGAAGATGGCCGTAAAGCTCTTGTTGGTAGACTTGAAGCACATCCTGAAACTACAGGTGCAGAAAATACTGGTGATTTATTACTTACTATTGTTGACAATGAAAATAATTCAGTAAGTTATACTTGGGGTGGAACTGGTGATAATTTCTTTACTGGTATTATTGAAGATAAAGAAAATGGAAAATTAGTTTTATCTGGTTATTCAAAAGGAGAACTTGCTCCTAAAGGTGATCAATGGGTACATGGTTGGGGTAGAAATATTCATCAATCAAATGACTCAGCAAGTATGAAATTATTTGATATTGCAAGAGAAGATTCAGCTAATGGTGTTTTCTATGCGGTAGGACACGATTATATTAATAATGCTCCACTCGTTGAAGCCTGGAATAAAAATTATGATCATTATAAAGATTTGAAAATGGATTTTGGTCCAGATTCTTCTCAATTAGATAATATTGATATATTAAGTAATGAAAAAGGTATTGTTTCTGGATATACACTTAATGCAGCAAATAAAAGAACAGGATTAATTAGTAAAATTGATCTTAAAACAAATACAGTGGATTGGGTAAAAGGTTTATATCAAGGTACAAATGTTCATAAAATAACAGATCATTGTACAGTTGATAGAAATGGAACAGAATATACTGTAGGGTTTATTGAAAATAATAGTTATACAGATGATTCTGATTTTACGTTTAATCATGGTTTATTATTTTTAATGGATGGAAATGGTAACGTTACTGTTTCAAAATCCACTGAAGCATTGCCTGGTGCGCCTCATACACCTAATTTACATATCGAAAGAATTCAGCCAGGTAAAGTTGGCACTGGTGATTTTTTCTTCTGTGGTTCTGAAACCCGTGGAACAAGTAGAGCTCCAATGTGGGGTTATGGCAATGTGTTTACTTCTGATTTGATTCATTTTAATACACGAAGATTAGACACAACTGGCGCTAGCATTTCTGGTAGTACTACTGCAAATTGGCAACAGAAAGAATCAGTATTTAATGATATTGGGGTATTGAAATACTATGATGATAGTAACAAGTATGATATTGTTGTCGTAGGTCAAACTGAAGATCTTACTTTGACTGACGGTGATTCGAATGGTAAAGGCGGATATGGTCTACCATTAATTGAAAAACACACCATTTATGTAGATTCTGCGCAATCTGGAATTACTACGCATAATACTACGTTACGTTGGGCAAAAACATATCAATCAAAGTATGGTAAATTAAATTCATTCCATTCTTTAGTTATTGAAGACTCTGATAAAAGAGATTGGTGGTGGAATGAAGAGAATTTCTTTCATAACGGACAAGTAAGATTTATTGTTGCTGCTAGCGGTCATGACTTAGATAGCAATGCTTCACATCCAGATTATACTAATGATATTCTAATGAGAAGAGATACACTCTTTGCTATGATTAATGATAGTGATGGTAGCCTTATCTGGGGAAATACTCTTGGTCATATGGGTAATGACGATATTAATAAATCAATGGTGTGGGATGCTCATAATAGAAATTTTGTAACAGTTGGTTCATCTACATCTCACTCTGTCGGTGAAGATGGTATTCTATTTAGATTATGGAAAGATGGATTTGGGACTGGTGTTTATCACACTGATCAATCAACATCAAATGCGTATTATTATGATTCATCATACATTTATCCAACAGATTTTATTTTTGCTGGAGAATATGATAGTAATACATTCCCAAATACTTCATTATCAACAGTACAAGTTTCGGTTGGATTATCGGCTTCACTATCAAATAATAGTGCTAATACTGTTCATACTGAATATAATGGTTCATATGGTGCCAATGGCTTGTTTACTGGATTCTTAGGAATTGTTGATCAGAAAGATTTACAAGATTTTAAAAACACTGATCAATATATTCGTGAATCACAAGAAGGAAAAATTGTACATAGAGTTTCAGATGATTTCTTCAAAATCCATCAAGTGTCTACTGTTGGTGATGCTACTGCTGATGATGGAAATGTTTTTGCTTATGATGTGATTAAATCAAGAGATCTAGAATATTATTATTTAGGTGGTCAAGTTTCTGGTAATATTGCAAGAACCAATGATGGTTTATCGGGTGTTTATGACTATACATTATTTCAATGGGATATTGCATCTGAGCAATTTAGGTTCTGGCAAAATGGCACAGCGCAAGATGAAGAAATCTATGCGATTACAGAATTAACTGGTACTGCATTATTGGTAACTGATCCTCCTGCTGCTGGCCAAGGTAGAACAACAGGTCAAGTAGTATGGACTCCAACTACAGCAGGAACATATTATTATCAATGTGGTATTCACAACATTATGGGTGGACAGTTGATTGTAACAGATGTTCAAGCCGGGACAAATACTTATGATATTGATGTATCAAATAATGGTGCAATTGCTTATAGAATGACTGGTTCAGATAGAAATGGTACAATTAACTCATCTACTGATAATCCAACTATTACTATCGATACAGGTGATACCGTAAGATTTAATGTTGATGCATCTGGTCATCCATTCTATATTCAGACTGCAGCTGGTACTGGTGGTTCTAAAAATGGTCATATCGCATTTTGCGGTAGAACAACCGGACAATTAGGTACTGATATTGGTTCACCTGACTCTGATACCCCATTATTTGGTGGCTATGATTTATTCCTTGGTATTTTTGATCCAAATGCTTGGGTTGCTGAATATTATAACCAAGGATCTGGTTTTAATGATAAAGCAATGAATGTTCATGATTTACATCCAAAAATTCCTAACACATTGGCATTGTCATATACATCATTTGGTTCTGTAAATGGTTCACCAACGTTTGGATCTGAAGATATTGGCGTAATTACATTTAATTACGATACTGATAGTTGGAGTCAAGGGTTTCAAATTGGTTCAGAAACATCTGAAGAAATAGATCAAAACGGAAAACCAAGTACATTACTTCCAGACGGAAGATTAGCTATAGTTTGTAATACGGCTGGTACTTTTGCAGATGATACCATTACGTATGGTTCTAAAGATATGGGTCTTGCAATATTTAATTTTGATAGCGATGGTTTAGGAGGTTATTTAGGTTGGTCTAAATATCAAATTGGATCAGGATCTGCTGATTTTTCATATAGTATTGATAATAATGGTTCTACATTTTTAATTACTGGATATTCAGAAGCTACTTGGGATAAATCGGTATCAGGAGTATTTGTTGAATTTGATCCAGAAAGAAATTTACTAGGGAAGAGTGCATAAATGGCTATACTTAATTTTCCAATAAATCCAAGTCATAATGATACTTATTCTGCAAATGGAATAGATTATTCTTATGATAGCACTTCTACTTCTTGGACAGTTCAGCCAAATTTAGGTTATACTGGATCACAGGGTTTTACGGGATCTAAAGGAGCTGGATTTACAGGATCTAGAGGTTTAATAGGTTACTCTGGATCGCGGGGTTTTGACGGTTCACGAGGTTATACTGGTTCGGTTGGATATACAGGTTCCTCAAACGTACAAGGTATACGTTATGTTTATGATACAGGAACAACCGTTAATACTGCTTTAAGTGGCGAATTTAGATTTGATAATGCAACCATTGGATCTGCAACACAGATTGGAATTAATGCTTTTGATGCAGACGGTAATGATCTTACAAGTTATTTTTCTACACTTGACAACTATGGATCCAGCTTAATAAGAGGTACATTATTATTTAAACCTGCCGATTTAACATCTGGCGAATTTATGGCCTTTGAAGTTACTTCAACATTTACAAATAATTCTGGTGTTCTTGTTGCAAGTGTTAGTTCAGCTGGTGGTGGATTAACATTATCTGATGCTGATGAACTTATAATTACGTTTATTCCTGCTGTTCAAGGTGAAATTGGTTATACGGGATCAAGAGGTGATCCAGGATTTACAGGATCAGTTGGTTTTGTTGGATCGCAAGGTGTTAAAGGTGACCCAGGTTTTGTTGGATCGCAAGGTGATTTTGGTTATACCGGTTCAAGAGGTAATTCAGGTGTTAACGGAACTGGCGGTGGATTCTTTGTAATTGAAGCTGAAAGAAGTTCAGGAGCAACTAATGGCGCCTATTTTGCTTTTGGTAATGGCGCGAGCCCAACTCAAGGCGTAAGAGTTCCAATTGATTGTAACTTAGAATATTTAACAATTTCAACTGAAAGTCTTAACACCTGTACTGTAACACTATACATTAATGGCACAGCATCTACTGCAACAGTATCATTAGCAGGTCAAGGGAGTAATACAGCACTAATTAATCCTGGGTTATCTATTTCATCCGGTGATAGAATAGCATTTAACGTGACTTCGGGAAGTACTAATAGTACCACAGTTGTATCAGCATGGTTTGCTCATGATGGTGTAAAGGGTTATACAGGATCAGTTGGTTTCGTTGGATCTCAAGGTGTTAAAGGTGATCCAGGATTTACAGGTTCACAGGGTTATACAGGTTCTCGAGGTGTTATTGGTTATACAGGATCTCAAGGTGTTATTGGATACACTGGTTCGCAAGGTCCTATTGGGTACACTGGATCTCGCGGTTACACAGGATCAAGAGGATTTACAGGATCTAGAGGTGCCGATGGTACATCTATAGCAATTCAAGGTACAGTTGCAACAACAGGTAACCTACCATCATCTGGTAATACTGCCGGTGATGCTTATATTGTACAAGCAGATGATCACCTTTATGTTTGGGATGGAGCGACTTGGACAGATGCTGGCCAGTTTGTTGGTTATACTGGATCTCAAGGTGTGATTGGTTATACTGGATCAAGATCTACAGTAATTGGTTATACGGGATCAAGAGGTTACACTGGTTCTCGTGGTCCTATTGGTTACACTGGTTCGCAGGGTGTTATTGGTTATACAGGTTCTCAAGGTGTAATTGGATACACTGGATCTCGCGGTGTTACTGGTTACACAGGTTCACAGGGTTATACAGGTTCGCAAGGACCGATCGGATATACTGGTTCGCAAGGTCCTATTGGTTACACTGGTTCACAGGGTCCTATTGGGTACACTGGATCTCGCGGAGCTACTGGTTACACAGGATCTTTTGGTTTACAAGGTTACACAGGTTCTCAAGGAGCACTGGGTTATACTGGATCTCGCGGAGCACTGGGTTATACTGGATCTCGAGGAGCACTGGGTTATACTGGATCGCGTGGAGCAACTGGATTTACAGGATCTGGAGGTAGCACTGGATACACCGGATCACAAGGTGCATCCGGTGGTGGTACTGGTCTTGCAATTGCAATGGCAATGATATTTGGGTGATTTATGGGAGAATGTAATTTAGTAAATGTAGCTACTGTAGTAGGTAAAAGTAGATCATTCAACCTGGGCTCAGGCGGAAGTGCCTCTTTATTGCATAATGTATCTACTGGAAATGAAACATGGCTTGTAAAAAGCTTAATTTTAGGAAATGTTTCATCAAATGGCACAGATATTAAAGCACGTGTGTCTGTAAATATAACAGGAACTGATCATTATATTCTCTATGATACATGGGTTCCTTATGGAACATCATTAGTTGTTTTAGATGAATTATTGCCTATATATTTACAATATCAAGATTATATAACTGTAACGGGTCAGGAAGGAGCTGGTCTTAATGCGTATTATAAATACGAAACACTTAGGGAGTAAAAAATGGCAGCACCAAATATAGTAAACGTTGCTCAAATTTATGGTAATACTGTGAGTGGTGCAGTTGGTACTTCACTTTCAGCGGTATTAACAAACGCATCAGGTTCCAACTATGTTTATAAAGTAAACTGTATTATGATTTCAAATGTTGATGGAGCAAATGATACAACTGTACGAGTAGCGTTTAATAATAACGGTACAAATCACTATTTAGCATATGATGTGGATTGTATTGCTAAAACAACATTAATTGTTTTATCTAAAGATACTGCTGTGTATCTTGAAGAAAACGATAGTATTCGAGTTTCAGCAACTACAGCATCAGATGCACAATATGTGATTTCATATGAAAGAATTATTGACTAGGAATTAGTTAAATGGGTAGAAAACACCAAAATGGTGGAGTTGTTGGCCAAAAGCGCATTTATTATGATGGCATGAACACTGGTGTTCATGACATGCAAACTGTTTATGATTCTTTTAGTGGTAGTCCTACTAATAGAGAAGGTTATAATAGAGGCTTAGGTACGATTGATATAGATTACCGCATTTCTGTTGGAAATGTATTTGATATGACTCTTATCCCAAACTCTAGTGATAGTTATACATTGTCACAATTAGGAACTGGAACAACTGGTTCTTGGACAGCTACCGATAGATATTATCAAAGCGATTGGCTTCGAATATTAGTTAATGGTCAAGGAAGAGGTTGTTTAGGTACAGGTGCTAATGGTTTATCAAGTACAAATTTTCAGTTAATGGCAAATACCACTGGTAATGGTACTTTTTCATATACTACTTATGCTGATGCGTTTCAGCCAGGTACACCACATGAAACCGGATTTTTTTGGGCAAGAACAGCAGCAACTGGAGGTACATTATATAGTATAGGAGGATCTAATAACACAACTGCAATTGGTGGTACTGCTTCAAATGGAACCGTTTATAGTTGGAGAAGATCATCTTCTGATCCAGATGTAAATGATACACGAGTAATTTTATTGGGTAATACTACGGCTGGTCATGTTGTCTTTCAATATAAAATATATAATGGTGCTTCCGGTACACAAACAAGTGGAAAGGTTGTAAGAATGCTTCATCAATATACTAACACAACCGGCGCAACTAAATATGTTTCATTTCAAAGAGGTGGTGATGTTGACTTTAACGCTTATACCACAAGTAATACAAGAGTCGATGGCACCAAAACATATTCTTCTGGAACAAGCAATGGCCAAACTTTAGCAGTGTATTTACCGCCTACTCCTAATACAATTGCTATTAATCCTACTCCTACGGCTAGAAATACATTAATTTCTAATTCTTTTACAGCATATAATCCTGAAGGCATAGCAATAAATTCTGGTGGTCGTGCTAATGGTAGTGCGGATACATCAATTTATATGGCGGCTGATTGGGATGCAGTATCTGCAGGTTCTACAGTGTACGCGTGTGCATATTATGTATATGGAACAAGCGTAACAGATATGAATAATCAAATTCTATGAGGTAATAGATGTCACACGGTAAATCTAAATGGGGAAATTATATTGGTGCTCCTAAAGTGATAGATAGTGCCTTATCCAATGTAGGGGTGTCGGCATTTGGAGACCTACCAAGACAAAATAAAGCTGATGGGGGCATTGCTGGTGTGCATAAATTACATTACATACATGAGTACGGCGAAGCAGATGATGCGGAGGGAGGATATTCAACTACTCTATCTGGTCAAGTTGTATACACTTTACAAAATTCTACAGCAAACACTGCTTTTACTTGGACTGTTCCAACTGGTGTAACATCAGTGTCTGCCGTGTGTATAGGAGGCGGTGGTGGTGGCGGAGGAAATAATGGTAGTTCTGGACCTGGTGCCTCAGCTGGTGGTGGCGCACAATTATCTTATTCTAGCGCGTTTACTGTTACTGCAGGAGAAAATTTAACCTTAACTATTGGAGGCGGAGGTCAAGGAGGGACTCGATCAGCAAACCCTAATGCCGGTAATGCGACTAACATTAAACGAGGTGCTACCGTTTTATTACAAGCTAATGGAGGAGGCGCCGGATTGACCAATGTTACTTCGGGCTCTGGAGGAACAGGTGGAAATGGAGGTACTGGAACAGAATATACTGGTGGAGGAAATGGTGGCAGTGGCGGAAGTGCAAGAAATAATGGTGGAGGCGCTGGAGGCGGAGGAGCTGGAGGTTACAGCGGAAATGGTGGTAATGAATTGGGGACTGGTGTAGGTGGTGGAGGAGCCGGTGGACAAGCAAATAATGGAAGTGCATCACGAAATGCTCAACAAAGTGGAGGTGGTACAGGATTATACGGCGAAGGAACTAGTGGGAGCGGAAGTTCAGAACTAACAAAAAATGGTTCTGTGCTAGGTCCTAGTAGTGGAGTTGGTTCACAAACTATAGCAACTGCTTCTGGTTATTCAACATTTGGAGTGGCTGGTACATTTGGTGGAGGAGGTGGAGCTATAGAAGACGATACTGCTTCATATGGTCATTCAGGCGGAAGTGGTGGAATTAGAATCATTTGGGGCGGAGGTAGATCATACCCTTCAACAAATACAGCAGATGCATAGGAATAACAAATGGCAGAAATAATTTGTACAAAGTGTAATCATCCTTGTCATTGCAAAGATGACGAAAATGAAGTTTGGTGTACTGATGGTGTTTTACAAGAAGATGGACACCATGAAGTTTGTAATTGTAAAGACTGTACACACGAAGATTAATATATAACTATATGATGAAAATTGCTATTATTGACCTTTTAGGTCTGACTTATGATGGAACTACATTAGAAAAACGTGGGTTAGGCGGATCTGAATCAGCTGTAATTCTTATGTCAAAAGAATTGGCGGCTTTAGGATTTAGTGTGACCGTTTACAACAATTGTATTGATTCTGAAGCGCAGCCAGGAATTTATAATGATGTAAAATTTATTGATCATAGCCAGTTTACAAAACCCACTCAACCTCTTCCATTTGATGTAGAATATGATATAATAATATCATCTAGATCAGTTTATCCTTTCTTTTCAAATAACAAATATGGAGAGCTTTGCAGTAAAGCAAAATATAAAGTCGTGTGGATGCACGATACATTTTGTGAAGGTGATGAACATATAGAATCTATGCTCAATCAAGGAATAATTGATGAGCTATTTACTTTATCAGATTTTCATACAAATTATATTTTAAACTGCGAGCATGGTGTTAAAAGAAATTTTGAAGTTTTAAAAAATAAAATTTTTCAGACTCGAAACGGTGCAGTAAAATATATTGATGAAGTAGACTTAAGCCAAAAAGATAAAAGTCATTTTGTCTATAATGCTTCAGTAACAAAGGGGCTTAATCCTTTACTACAAGATATTTGGCCAGAAGTAAAACGCCAAATTCCAAGTGCGCATCTCACTGTTATTGGTGGATTTTATAGATTTAGAGAAGGCGCTGAGCCTGATGCACAAGAAAAAGATCATCGTAAATATGTAGAAACATATCCAAAAGAATTAGATGTAACTTTTACTGGTGTTATACCACAAAAAGAGATAGCAGAAATATTATCTAATGCGGGGTTTATGTTGTATCCAACTGAATTTCCAGAAACATTTGGTATTTCAGCATTAGAATCTTTATTATATAAAACTCCTCTTATTACTTCTCGTTTTGGTGCTCTTGAAGAAACAGCACTCGATCTGGCATGCTATAAACAAAACTATGCCAACTGCCCCAATGGTTTATTTCCTAGAATTGACAGAAATGAGCAAGCTAAATCATTTATTGATATGACAATACAAGCATATCACAACGATTATTTGTTACAACAAAAACAAAATTATTGCGATGTTATTGATGACATTTATGGATGGGATACAGTTGCCTTACAATGGCAACAACATTTTTATCGTAAATTAAAAAAATATTTGCCCGTAAATCAATACAGAAAAGTATCATATATTAATGATAAAGTAAAAAGAATTTATGGAAGAAGATTTGAAAATCCCATAGAAAGATCTGAATATAGAACTACGCACCCAGAAAAAAGAATTGTAATAATTTCACCATTTCGAAATGCCGATGATTATATTGTTGATCATTGTTTATCAGTTGACCAACAAGATTATGATAATTATTTGCATATTGTTATTGATGATAATTCAGATAATGAAATTGAATTACCTTCTAATTCTAAAAGAATGATTATAAGAAATGATGAGAGATGCGGATGTATAGCTAATCAATTAAATTATATGCAACATGCAACAGAAGATGATATTATCATTCTTTTAGATGGTGATGATTTTTTAATTAATAATCCAACAATTTTTAAATACTATAATCAACTTTATCATGAAGGAATTGAATTTACATATGGTTCTATGTGGAGTTTAGCCGATAATATTCCTCTTATTGCTCAAGACTATCCAAACAAAGTAAAGAAAGATAAATCTTATAGAAAGCATTTATTTAATTGGAAAATTCCATATACTCACTTGCGAACCTTCCTTGGAAAATATGCTTATAAATTAAATCCTAGTAATTATAAAATTCCTGGTAAAGGTTTTATGAAGAGTGGGGCTGATAATCCATTATTTTATGAATTAATAGAAATGGTGGCACCAGAAAAAATTAAAGCAGTAAAAGAAATTATGGTTCTTTATAATGACATTAATCCATTAAATGATTATAAAGTAAATCCTATTGAACAAAATCAAAACGCATATTCGTCATATAAATCTAAGGATGAAAATAAAATGAAACAAATTCTAATTGCAATTCCTACAAATGCAGGTATTGAACCTGAAACATTTAAATCGATTTATAATCTTGAAATGCCAGAAGGTGTAAAGACTCATTTTGAATTTTTCTATGGGTATCAAGTTGATCAAATTAGAAATTTAATTGCTGAATGGGGTAAAAATTATGACTATACATTTTGGGTTGACAGCGATATAATTTTACCAAAAGATGCTTTAATTAAATTATATGAATCAGATAAAGATATCATTTCTGGTGTGTATATGCAAAGAAAACACGATAAACAAATTTTAGAACTTTATAATGAAGGTGGAAACATTCCGCACAATGAATTAGAACATGGTTTAATGGAAGTAAAAGGATGTGGCTTTGGTTGTGTTCTAATAAAAGGCCATGTGCTTAATGAAATGGAATATCCGCATTTTAAATATAAGTCTGCTTTGAATCATGATCATACATATTCTGAAGATGTTTATTTTTGTGATAGAGCAAGAGAAAAAGGATTTAAAATTTGGGCAGACACAACTTTAATTTGTGAACATAAAGGTCATCATCTTTTTGTACCACAAATATCATATAAAGTTAATACTGTGTCGAAAGAAGTGAATCAGCATTTAATTGAAAGATCAAAGGAAGATGTAATGCTTCCATTTGTTAAAACATATTTAAATGATATGAAAATTAGATGGGATTTTCAACCTAAAGTAGTTTATGATATTGGTGCAAGTTGTTTACACTGGACAAACACGGCAAAACAAATTTGGCATGATACAAAGTTTATTGCCTTTGATGCTCTTGAAGAATATAAAGATGTATATGATTATTATGGTGTTGATTATGCTATCGCTTTATTAAGTAAAGAAAAAGAAATACGAACTTTCCATACAAATATAGAACATCCTGCTGGTGGAAGCATGTATATTGAAAAAGATCATAAACAATTATATCATGATCATCGACAAATGGGAGCAATGTCATTAGATGAATTAGTAAAACTAAATGATTTTCCTATGCCAGATATGATTAAAATAGATGTACAAGGTGCAGAAAAAGAAGTTTTACAAGGAGCGATAGAAACATTAAAAAGTGTTAAACATTTGATTATAGAAGTACAATCAGAAGAGTACAACGAAGGCGCTCCATTAAAAGAAGAAACGTTTGATTATCTTGATGAAATTGGTTTTAGATTCGTAGAAGAAATTGTTAATTATGGCCCTGATGCAGATTATCATTTTATAAGAAAGAATTTATATAAATAGTCATAGATTAATCAAAATGTGGAGATCTCTATGGCTAATCCAACAACAAGAGAAGAACTCATAGAATATTGTAAAAGACGATTGGGTGATCCAGTTATTGAGATCAACGTCGATGATGATCAAGTAGAAGATCGTGTTGACGAAGCGTTACAATACTATCAAGAGTTTCATTCTGATGCTACAGTAAAAACATATTTGAAACATCAAGTTACTTCAGCAGATGTTTCAAATGGTTATATTCCTATATCATCAGATATTATTTACGTATCAAGATTATTTCCAATATCAAGTTCATTTAGTTATTCTCACAATTTTTTTGATATTAAATACCAAATGATGTTAAATGATATTGCAGATTTACAGAATTTTGCTGGAGATCTTGCTTATTATGAACAAATGCAACAATACCTTTCTATATTAGATATGACTTTAAATGGTACACCACAAGTAACATTTCAAAGACATGCAAATAGACTCCATATACATGGTGATTTTACAGATGAAGATATTAAAGTTGATGATTATGTAGTTGCTGAAGTTTTTCAAATTGTAGATCCAAATACACATACTTCTGTATATAATGATATGTGGTTAAAAGAATATACTACTGCCCTTATTAAAGAACAGTGGGGTCAAAATCTAATTAAGTTTGAAGGAATGCAGTTACCAGGCGGCGTAACTTTAAATGGTAGACAATTATATGAAGATGCTAAAACTGAAATTGAACAATTAAGAGAGAAAATTAGATTAGAACAAGAACTACCAGCAGATTTTTTTGTAGGTTAATATGCGCAATTTTTATTTCTCAGACAAAGTAAGATCAGAACAAAATCTCTATGAAGATATAATTATAGAGTCATTAAAAATGTATGGGCAAGATGTATATTACTTACCCAGAGATACTGTCGGCGAAATTAAAGAATTGGGTGATGAAGTTCCAGCAAGATTTAATTCTTCCCATAAAATAGAAATGTATATTGAAAATACTGAAGGATTTGATGGTGAAGGAGATTTGTTTACAAGATTTGGAGTTGAAATACGTGATGAAGCAACGTTTGTTGTTTCTAGGCGTAGATGGACACAACAAGTAAAACAATTTGATAGTGAAGTAACGGCCATAAGACCATTGGAAGGCGATTTAATTTATATTCCAATGACGAAAAAATTATTTGAAATAACACACGTTGAGCATGAACAACCATTTTATCAATTAAGCAATTTACCTGTTTATAAATTAAGAGCTCACTTATATGATTATAATGATGAAGATCTTGATACAGGTATTGATGAGATAGATAGTATTGAAAGAGATTATGCTTATACAACCAATATAACAGTTGATGCTGTTAATAGATCAATTGTTTTTGCAATAGGTGATACTATTAGACAAAATACTTCTACAGGAATTCAAATAGACGGTGAAATAGCATCATGGAATAGTGTAACTGGAATATTATCATTAATCCATGTATCAACAAGTGATGGAAAATATCACCAATATACTCCTGGTGAAGCGATATATCAAGAAGAAAGTTTAACATTTAATATTACTTCAGTTGGAGAAGATATTAAACAAACTGCAACTGAGCAAAATGATTTATTTAGTACAGATAATTTAAGTTTCTTAGATTTTAGTGAAGACAACCCATTTGGAGATCCTGATGACTGATGATATTTTTGATTTTGGATTTACAGCTGTTGATGAAGAAGAATTACAAGCTGTACAAAAAACACAACAAGTAGCCGAAGATGCTAAACAAGCATCTGCGAGCTATCAAGATAAATTAGATAGATTATACAATGCTATTGTTCCTCTTTTGAACAATCTAAAAAAGAATCCAGAGAAAGAGTATATTCTTTGGCCTGATAGATTAGCAAAAGTGGAAGCGTTTGAAACACATCTACAAAAAATATATAAAGGTTAATCATGTTTGGACAACATTTTTATCACGAAAAAATCCGTAAATGTGTATCAATATTTGGTTCACTATTTAATAATATTTATGTTGTCCGTAAGTCAGGAGGAGGAACTAGTTCAAGCCAAATAAAAGTTCCTTTATCTTATGCACCAAAAAATAAGTATTTAGAAAGAATTAGAGAAGTACCAGATTTAGTTAATGATTCAAAAGTAGCTATAAAGCTTCCTCGTATGTCATTTGAGATAGTTACATTTGCTTATGATAATGCCAGACAATTAACTAAAATAAGTAATTTTAATACAGTTGGTACTTCTGCACAAAATAGAAATCAATTTTATTCGCCCGTTCCTTATAGTATAAATTTTCAATTAAATATTTATGCTAAAAATCAAGATGATGCTTTACAAATAGTTGAACAAATATTGCCAACATTTAATCCTCAATATACTTTAACTATAAAACCATTTATTGACACGTATTCATCATTTAAAGAAGATATTCCGGTTATTATTCAAGGTTTATCATTTTCAGATGATTTTGATGGACCTCAAGAATCTAGAAGAACAATTGTATATACATTAGATTTTGAAATGAAGGTCAATTTCTATGGACCAATTGCACCTAAAAGTGTTATTAGACAAGCCGATGCAAAAATATTTGATATTAATGCTGGATATAGGGATAGCGATAATTATGTAGAAACATTAAGAGTGGTGCCAGATCCAATTACTACAATTGGTTTAGCTGATAGCGATTTTGGTTTTACCACAATTTATTTGGATAGTAATGATGTATGAATATAGATGTAAACTTAGAAAAGTAATTGATGGTGATACAGTAGATGTTGATATTGATTTAGGATTTGGTGTATGGCTAAAAGATGAAAGAGTAAGATTGTCGGGAATTGATACTCCTGAATCAAGAACAAGTGATAAAGTAGAAAAGAAATATGGATTAGCAGCGAAACATTATGTTGAAAGATTTACTGATGACGAATGGCTAATTCTTAAAACGAAAGAGTATGATGCTAAAGGTAAATTCGGTCGAATACTTGGAGAAATTTGGAGAACAAGCAGTTTTGCAGATAAATCTTTAAATGATTACCTTATTGAGAAACATCATGCGGTGTATTATTATGGTCAAGCGAAACATATGGTGGAGGCCGAACATCTCAAAAATAGAGAGTTGGTAAGATTAGATGAATAAGAAAATAAATGATGATTACGATTATTCTCGTGAAACATACTATGAGCTTTTGGAAAAAGGTAAACAATCTTTAGATCTTATGATTGAAGTTGCTAGAGAATCTGAACATCCAAGAGCATTTGAAGTTTTATCTAATATGGTAAAAAATCTAGCTGATGTTAATGATAAATTGATGGATTTAAATAAGAAAAATAAAGAAATAACAAAAGAAGAACAAGAAAAAGTTAAACAAATAACTAATAATAATGTATTTTTGGGATCTACTGCTGAACTTCAAAAATTATTACAAAATGAAAGAAAAATTATAGATGCTGAACCCGCACGAAAGTTACCTAGGGAATCCTAATGTAAAACGCGATGGCGTTGTTCAGGACTGGAGCGAAGAGCAAGTTAAAGAATATGCTCGCTGTATGAACGATCCAGTTTATTTTGCACAAGAGTATTGTAAAGTTATTTCGCTTGATAAAGGATTAGTTCCATTTAAACTATATCCTTATCAGCAACAAATGTTTAAACAATTTCAGGAGAATAGGTTTAATGTCGTTCTCGCATGTCGTCAATCTGGTAAATCAATATCTGCCTGCGCGTACCTCTTATGGTTTGCATTATTCAATAGTGAAAAAACTGTTGCAATTTTGGCCAATAAGGGAGCCGTTGCTAGAGAAATGTTATCACGCGTTACTCTTATGCTTGAAAATATTCCTTTCTTTTTACAACCTGGATCAAAAGCGGTTAATAAAGGTAGTCTTGAGTTTAGTAATAATTCAAGGATTCTTGCTGCTGCTACTTCTGGCTCTTCTATCAGGGGTCTTTCTGTTAACCTTCTTTACTTAGATGAATTTGCATTTGTGGAGAGAGCTAATGAATTCTACACCTCGACATACCCAGTTGTCTCCTCAGGAGAAGATACGAAAATTATCGTCACGTCGACTGCGAATGGTATTGGCAATACATTTTATAAGATATGGGAGGGAGCGACACAAGGAGTTAACGAATTTACTCCGTTCAGAGTTGATTGGTGGGACGTTCCAGGAAGAGATGACGCCTGGAAAGAACAAACCATCAATAATACATCGCAGTTACAATTCGATCAAGAATTTGGCAATACATTTTTTGGAACGGGTGATACGCTCATTAATGCAGAAACGTTAATGAGTCTTAGGGCTAGAAACCCAAGAAGAACGATGGAAGGTGGAAAATTATTAATATACGAAGAACCAATTAAAAAACATGAATATATTATTACAGTTGACGTATCGAAGGGAAGAGGACAGGATTATTCTACGTTTAATTTACTCGATATTAGCACTCGCCCATTTCAACAGGTGGCTGTGTATCGCAATAACACTATATCTCCTTTACTCTTCCCTAATATTATATATAAGTACGCAAATTCTTATAATAAAGCATATGTAGTTATTGAATCAAATGATCAAGGTTCTCTTGTAACAAATGGCCTTTATCATGATTTAGAGTATGAAAATATGCATGTTGAATCAGCTGTAAAGGCTAATGCATTAGGCATAGAAATTACAAGAAAAACAAAAAGATTGGGATGTTCAGCAATCAAAGATTTGCTAGAAACTAAAAAATTAGAAGTAGTGGATGAACAAACTATTTTAGAAATATCTACATTTGAAGCCAGAGGTCAATCATTTGAAGCTGCTAATGGTAATCATGATGATTTAATGATGAATTTAGTTTTATTTGGCTATTTTGTTTCTGGTAATTATTTTCAAGATATGACAGATATTAATTTAAAACAATTATTATTTGATCAAAGAATGAAAGAAATTGAAGAAGATGTGGTTCCATTTGGGTTTGTAGATGATGGTTCAGAATATATTCAAGTAATAGAACAGCCTGATAATGATTGGGCTATAGAATATGACCCTAATTTTTAAAACATATAAATAAAGTTAATTGAAGATAACCGTATTATGTTAGCATATAATTTATAACCGAGAGGAAAAATCAATGGCACTATTCACACCATCAGAAAGTCCTGCGGTTGTCGTCAAAGAAATTGATTTGACTGGTGGCGTTCCTAACGTTCAGTCAACTACTGGCGCAATTGTAGGTAACTTTAGATGGGGACCTGTTGAAGAAAGAACAAAAATCGCTAATGAAACAGAATTAGTAGATACGTTCGCTTCACCAGACTCGTCTAATACGATTGATTTCCACAATGCTTCTTATTTCCTGCGATATTCAAGCAGTATGCAAGTAGTAAGGGCCATTGATGGATCAGCGGCAAACGCCTTCTCAACCACGAGGGCAACAGATACAACCGGTCAAGAAGTTCTTGATTCAGACCAATGGTCTGGAGGAGTTGGAGGTTCTTTAACACAAGGATCCAACGGCGACAGAT